GATGAGTAAATACATAGATGTGGAATGGCTGAAGCAGAATTTCAATACCGTATTTTGGTCGCAGATAACCAAGACTATCGACTCCGCACCAAGCATCGACATAGTGAGATGCAAAGAATGTAAATACCGAGATTATTGGGGGTCATGCACTTTTCTCCAAAACAAGGGAGATGCTCACAAGCCAATAATGACAGATGCCGATGACTTCTGTTCATACGGAGAAAGGAACAAGTAATGCTTGCAAAAATATTTGTTGGTTGTATGGTGGTGCTCGTAATATCTATAATTATAGATATAGTCGTAACTATATATATTCTTATGCATTGAAAGGAGTGAGTAAATGAAAACTAAAGTATATACAAAAAAAGATAAAGTTAAATCAATCGAACTCGAACTCAACGTCGCTGAATATTTTGTAATTCATAAAGCTTTACTCACTTTTCTCTCTAACACAGATATGCCAGTAGATGACAGAATACTCGCAGTTGTCATGACCGATGAAATGGAAGAAAAAGAACAGGTTGAATTGGAAGATTTCAATTAGAGGTAATATATGTATCATTTTAAAGCAGATAAAAATTGTAATAAAATAAATTGGAAAGGCAAAGATATTGTTGAAGTAGCCTATCCAGAATGGAATATTAAAGAAGTTTGTGTAGATGAGGAAAGCAATCCTCTTACTATGACTATAATAATGGTTCAAAATCCAAAGACTACTAAATTAGTGATAACCGAAGAAGACTACGAAGAAGCTGATACGTAGTCGGCGCGCGGTCGCCTATGTCTGTGCAAGGGCCACAGATAAAGGACGCACAAGGACGACCGGCCGCGCCTCAACGTATAGCTTCGACAAAAGGAGAATGTAAATGATAGTTAAATTTTTTTGTTGTGATAGGTGTGGACAAGTTGTTGAGGGAGAAAAACCATATTCTATTCAAGCATTTAAAAAGAATGAACCCGATGGAGATTTTGTTTTGTGCTGGCCTTGTTATAATACGCTAACTGATTATTTAAATGAGGAATGTACCAGTGGTGGATTGCCAAAAGGACTGTGGGTAATGAATGATTTTCTTGAAAGTTTTAATAATCGGTTCGTTATAGGAGATGAATAATAAAAAACCACTACGGAAACGTAGTGGTTTTTAAATTACTTATTTTTTACAATTTTTTGCTGCTTCAAGTGTCTTGTTTCCAATAATTCCATCACCTTCACCAGGTCCGATTTGTTCTTCTTGAAATTTCTTTGTCCATGCAAGTGTATTATCTCCATAAATACCATCAGCACTTCCAACTTGTCCATCGAACCACCAATCAAGAAATGCTTGCCATTGAGCAACTCTATTACTAATTTCTCCGTGGCGAATATAAGTTTCAGTATTTACAGAACCGTTAAATCTATGTACGCGTTTAACTCCTTTATATTTACTATCAGTTAAATCAGTAACACGTATTGAATTGTTCCATTTATTCGAATTTCTTACATTATCATCGCCGCCAGATGCTTCAGCCAGCTTACCATTTCCTAAATATAAGAATACGTGGCTATCATTGCAACATACATCGCCCTTCTTTAATTTAGACTTTGCTGGTTTGCCAAGGTTCGTAAATAAGCTTGAATTATCATAGCCTTTTCCCTTATGATAATCCCAAGAACTTCCATCTCTACATAAGCTTAAAGCTTTTGGAACACATCCGCCATGCGCCCAAGCAGCACCGACAAACGGATTACAGCAATATGAACGTTCATAGTCTGTAATACCTTTCTTTGAGCAACCACCACTAGTTGTATTAGTACCACAGAAATAACAACCATTGTGATGAGCGTTTGGACTCCACTTTGATGAATCAGAACTTCCATGTTTGTTTGTATATCCATAGTGGAATCTATTATCGCCCGCAATCCAAGCGGCCCACTTGCATGTATCATTAATAACTTCTTCATTAGACTTCACAAGTGTCAACGTTGGAAGCGCGCCAGTATATGCAACAGGTGTCGGCGCAACAGGCTCTTCTGGCTGTGTAGGTTCTACAGATGGCTCTGGCGCGGGTGTAAGTATTTCATTAACTTTAGCTTGTACAGCATAGTAATCGTAACCCGCAGCTTCAAGATTCGCTTTACGCTTGTCTCCGCTACCCCATTTTCCATCAAGCACTTCTTGCGCCAGTTCGTCAATTGTTTTAGTTTCAACAACTGGCTCAATAATGGGCTCTGGCTCTACGGTTGGCTCGACAACTGGTTCAGGAGTTGGTTCTGGCTCTACGGTTGGTTCTGGTTCAGGCTCAACTGTAGGTTCTTTAGATTCAGATGGAACCGGCTCTACAGTTGGCGCCGGCTCCTCTGTTTGCTCTAATGGAACTGCTGAAAAATACTTTATTAATAAAGCAATTAATTGTTCTAATAATTCAATCAGTTTTTCCATAATTAACCTCTAAAATTTTTTATAACACCAGTTTACGTCGGTTCTACTTGCGATACCTGGCACGGACTCACTCGAACTATATTGCCACATATCATATGCGCCCTTGTAATCACAAGTTTCATTATACTGTGCTACCCACTTACTATGTGGCGCGCTAATGGAACCAATTTTGTTGTTAAACCAACTTAAGCTTGCATATACACCAGGTTTATAACCGGCCGCGGCAATCGTATTACAGAACGTATTACATACTGATGCAAGAGTTGATTTAGATTTTTTAGCTTGATAGTTCTTATCTTCCATATCAATGTAAACTGGATAAGTAATTGTCTTACCTTTTAAATGAGCAATACAGAAATTAGCTTCTTCTTTTGCTTTAGCGTCAGAAGTAGCAAGTGAATAATAATATATACCTACTGGTAATCCTGCGGCAATAGCATTAGCATAGTTGTTTTCGAATACTGCATCAATTGTCGGTTTCTTCGAGTCCTTACCAGTATAGCCTACACGTAATATAACAAATTCAATACCTGCTTCTTTAGCTTTTTCAAAATTTGCTTGACTAATTTTTTTCTGAAATTCGCTGATGTCCATGCCTTTGAGTTTAACCGACGTACTCTGCGCCGGTGCTACCGAGGGAGTGGACGAAGAGGAGCTTCCGTCAAGTTTGGAATTAAGCCATCTTTGTACAGCTTTTGAGGTATTCGGTCCCCAATATCCATCTGGACCACTCATTCCAAGATATTTTTGTAAAGCCTTTATTGTGTTTGGACCAAGCTGTCCATCTGGACCACTTAAGCCAAGATATTTTTGAAGGGCTCTAACTACACTACTACCACCACTTCCATAGGCAATTCCGCTTGAGAATCCACCATGATACTTTTTCAGCTTTGTAAGTTGGCCGCTGATTTCTCCATCCTGGGTTGTGCCAAGAACTTTTTGAAGTGCCTTAATTGACTTTGGACCAAACTTTCCATCAACCGTTAAAGCATCTTTCTTTGGCTCGGCCGCAGTATTCGTATTTGTAGGCGTAGTTGTAGGCGTAGCTGCTGCTTTTGGAGCCTCAACAATCCACATTTGATATACTGTACCCCTCATTGAGTTCTCATAAGTATACCAACCATCATGATTTCTTCCACCACTATCCTTTGTATAGAAATAGTGTTTACCATTTTGTACCTTATAGTCTGTAAATGCTACATAATGACCACTAGCTGTCCAAACTGTTCCATTCGGACCTCTTCCACTTTTAAATAAAATGACACCAATTCTATTACCTTTATTTAATTCAGTCCATGCTTTACTCATTGGGTCTTTAATACCAATATGGACTACATTATTATATCCATAATGCTTTAAAGTAGCTGGAATACCACTCCATGTAGTACCATGATTGGTTACTGCAAAACCTTGCTTAACCATCCATGGACGAATTGATTCTGGAGTATAGTTTTTATATTGCTCTTGTTCCATAATAACATGAACGCAAGCAACACAACCGCATCCATTACCCGCAAAAGACGACTTTTTAACAGGATATGGCTTACTACCCCAACGAGAATCGGCTTGTTTATAAATTGTCTTATTCATTATCTTCAGACTCGTCTTGTACGGTGCCAGTTAAATCTTCTTTAGCAAAGAAGTAATCACCGATGTAGTCGTCTCTCTTCTCGGCCTTTAACTGACGAGTAACTCCAGTACCAATACAATCTTCTTCACTATAATCATTGTTGAAATAAGTAGCACAGAAAACGATTACAAAGTTAGCAACTACAGAAAGAATTCTGTAAATTAAATTCAGTGTTTCGTTGCCAAACTGTGCAATGTCTGTTGCCATAAGTGCTGTGTTAAAGCATGTAGCGATTACCAGAACTGTACGAATAATTGTACCTTTATTCATTTCATTACCTCCTTAAATTGATATAGATTTAAATCCCATATATATAAGTAGATTTTATTGACGTTGAATACGTTATTTGAACAATTAAAAAACGGGTATGCACCCGTTATTTAAATAGAATGGACATAATCTCCTTATAGTTGTTCTATATGTTTAAGCCATTCGTCAATAGTCATTGATTCCATATACATTCCTTCTTGAATTGAACGGCCGCGAATACCTTGAGACATGTTAACTTTCTCTTGATATGGAAAATTTTCCCATATTTTTTTATGGTCGCGATAATAATTTGCGAAATGAAGTTCAGTTGCATTGCGGTATTCTTGATTTTCTTGGTCTATCCATTCTGGCTTATTCATTGTATAGTAGGCATCAAATATCATGAATACTGTGTAGAAATTAGATAAGTCTGGACGACCTTTCTTTTTAAACTCTTCGATAAGAGCGGAGTTTGAATCTAACATATTGCGATATGTTTTTAAAATATATTTTGGGTCATGACGACAGACCGAATCATCGCGCCATTTCCATAAGTAAAATGGAGTTTGGCAATACTTTACATTTTGAGATAAATTACTGCATTGAATGTTGAAAAAACTATCTTCGTGAATTGTAAGGTCTGGATTCCATTTAATTCCTTTCTCGATTAAATAGCGTCTACGATGAACCTTACCATGGACAAAAGTTGAATCCATTTCACGATTGATATAAGTAATTTCATTTGTTCCTGGTATGCGTGTTTCTTCAATAAATACAGAAGTTAATGAATCAAATACTCCAATGTCCATTTCGCGGAATATAATCCATAGACCACATGCATTATAAAACATATCATCAGCATCACAGAACATTACATATTCCGCCGTTGCGTGGTCTAGCGCGGCTTGACGTGTGGCAGATACTCCTCCGTGAGGTTCTTTATAATATTCAATTGGATATGGATAGGAATCAAGGAAGTCTTCGGTTAAGAAGACTTCCGAACCATCGTTTACTATTATAACGCCAATTTCAGAGAAATCGACGTTTTGTTGAATTGCTATACTATCGAGTAAAGGTTTTATTATTGAATCGGTTTCCTCATATTGAGGAACTAAAATTTGTAATTTCATGGTTCGCTCCTTATACCGAAATCATTTGCGCTGAATATTTAGACCAGTAGGTTGCTACTATAAAATCTTGATAAAGTGATGCAGGAACATATATTTGACCGGAAGATGATAAGTTGGTTCCATCAAAAGGATCGTGATAATCTGTCGATGGTACCTGTGAAACTTCATTAAGATATACGCTGATTAATCTAGAGCAACCACTAAACGCGAGGTAACTAATTAGAGAAACTTTTGGTAAACGTACCGTATTAAGGTAGGAGCATTTTAAAAACGCATAGTCCGCTATGACTAAAGCTTCTGGAAGATCGACCTTTGTCAAAATTTTACAACTTGCAAACGCCGATTTGCCAACACTAGAAACTAGTTGGAAACTGATCGTTCGGAGACTCGAACAATAATTGAACGCCTCGGCCATTATTTGTGTGACCGCTGGAAAATACATCTCACTAAGATGGTTGCAGTGTGCAAAAGCGCCCAAGCCGATTTTTGTAGCATTTGGGAAAGATACGCTGTAAATGCTGTAGCAGCCATAAAACGCATAGCTCGATATCATTGAAGCATTACCGCGTATGCCCCCACTAACGCTAATAGTTCTTAAAGCTATATCGTCTACGGGTACTCCCTCTGCGCAACTTACATTTACACTCGCATACGAACTAATATTATAAGCTCCATTGGAGCTTATAGAATATGTACCGAATGGGATGACCCATGGTTCTGGAACTGGGCCATTAATATGTGCATGTCCCGTATCTTTATAACCTGCTGATGTACAATAATGATCAATATCGTAGGTGCCAGTTGAAGAATCAAAAGTGATTGAAGCCCCCGTATATGCATATGGCATAGCTATTGACACTTTAGAAGAATAATATCCACTGACAGTTATGAACGAAGAACCATTAATGCTTAAATCAGCTGCACTCCTCCTTGGTATCCCGCTTCCAACATATGTCGAACTAATCGCCGCAACACTTATTGGTCCGGTTGTCCACCTATATGAAGCAACTGCAGTTTGCGCCGACTCGGTCGGAGTAACTGTTTTGCCTGCTTGAGTGGTTAAACTAAGCGTACCAGTAGTTGTCCCACCAGTCACATAACCAGTACCCTGTGTATGTGAAGCAGTTACAACTCCGGTTGCGCTAGCAATTGAAGCGCTTGGGTTTGGATGCGTAGCTGTAGCTACTGCTTTACTTGCTGCATTTGCATAATATCCAGCCGGCGCGGTAACAGTAGCTCCGCTGGCAGTTAAATCAGAAGAACTTTTTGAAGCTATGGTTCCCGTTACTTTAGTTCCATCATTTTTAGTAGCGGTTTTTCCGCTTAATAAACTACCTGCCGCAACAGTATCAGAGGTGACATCCATCTGAACTTCGCCATTTAAAATTAATTTACTTATTGCCAAAATATCACCTCCACTACGTGACAATTCTATAATTTTCACTTGGGTCAAGTAAGGTAGACCATGTGGTAGAACTTTGCTCTACCCATGAACCATTCACTTTCAAGAAAACCTTTGAACACTGAACCCAAGAACCATTTCTTTTAATATATATTTTCGCGCCCGTACCACTTGAACAAGTAACATTAATAGTATGAGCTGCAGTTATATTTGAAAGAGAGTAAGTATAATTTACTACTCTATTACCATATTTATCTTGACCTTCTTCAAACTCTAATTGACTTGTCCGATTTACATTATTATCTACTAATGAAACCGTTGCATCAGGGTCATTTGGTACAATGACTAAACGATATGAATCCCCCTCAAGCTTTACAACCTGTCCATCTGGGAATAACTTACTTGCATTACCGCTTGAAGTTATGAAGTAATAATCTACATTACCAAATATAAAAATTAAACTGTGTTTTTGAGTCACATTGGTGAGTGTATAAGTATATTCTCCACCGGCACTTGTAGCTTCAACACTTAAAACTTTCCATTGAAGTGAGTCATTATTTGAGTCTGAAGCATCATCTTTACCATATTTAATGTCAATATAGTGTTCGCCGGCTGGTACTTGGTATGATACTGTTTGGGCTGAAGCACTATTTGTACACATGGCAATTTCATAGTTAGAAGTTGAATCAGATGGGGTAGAACCACCACTTGAAGCAGTTAATCCATCAGTTGCTACCGATGTATCTAACTTACCAAACATACCATAGTCATATGAGGCTTCGGCATAGTTTATATATTGAATAGTTACAAGACAATCACTTTCAAAATCCATATTTAAGCGCGCGACTGATGCAGATTTAGATTGACCATTATTAGTAGAAACATAATAGCCAGTTGAACTATTTAAATTAAATCCATAAGCTGCGCCACTAACTTGTGTTGTAACTGTATAGTTATTTGTTGGTACTCCACCGACTAATTGATTTGTTATATCAACTCCATTATCAAGAGCTAATGTGAGTTGTGGATCAGTTGGAGTGATTGTAATTACTTGATTTGTACCTTCTTGTACACGCGTCGTTCCATTACCTGGACTTGTAAGTGCATTAATTGAAGAAATTGTAATTGGATAGTAATTATATGTTGGGTCTTCTTCTGGAGGTACAAACGCGCCAGCTTCCTCAATTAAGATTGTATGGTCAGCGGCAATATCGTTTATAGAATAAGTATAATAATAATCATTACCACTACTTGGCACTGTATATGTAACAGACCAAGTAATACCAGTAACAAGACCTCCATAGTAACCAATTGTGAAACCAACTCGTGCGTCACTACGTAGTTCCGCGGCAGTCCATGTACCTGGTGTAATTGTTACTGTTCGATTTGAAGTTGAAGTAAATGATACCTGTGTACCTTTCGCAGTAGTACCATAATATGTATTTAGTCGCGCAACTTCGTTTGATTGCGATGCATTTTCTAAGTGTCCATATGCCTGAACACTCATAGAAGAAATTGTTGCATTCTCTGGTATATCACTAAAATCAAAATGATAATAAATTGTCGCGGTTGAACCACTTGATGAACAATAGTCATTACCTGTTTGAGTACCAGGACTTTCTACTGTATGTCCTATTGCACCTTGATAACGAGTACCACTTATAGAACCAGATGTAGTATATGATGCTGGCGCTTGTGTTATTGTACCACCAGTATTTACATGGTGGCGCACAAGTAAAGATGAAATATCATTACCATTATCGGTAATTTCTAAATCATCAAGTGAATTAGCATTAATTATAACTTCACAATCATTACCAGCAATTACATCTTGTGTTACTGGGTCGGTTGTAACTCCAGTTACTGAACTTGTAGCTGTAACTGTGTATGCAAGACCTTGATAGGTATATTCAACTGTTAAAACTGCTCCGAAAAATCTTAATGAATAAGAGGTTGAAGAAGTACTACGAGTACCTCTTGTACCTCTAAATCTAATTTTTGCATTTTGAAGTTCAGCGCGCGTCCAAGTACCAGGAGTTAAATCAAAGTAAGTCGCGGTTGTTGTAGCAACACTTGTTTGAGAACCCTTGGTTGTTGTACCAGTACATAATTGTAAATATGCACTTGCAATATAGTTTGAGCTTGTTGAAGACCTTGATGCTCTCGCACGGCAAGCCACGGACGTAATCGTCGCGCCCGATGGTATGCCACTACAATTGAAATTATAATATATGTTGGTGACGGCACTAGAACCATTCGCAAGTACAAAACCTGCATATGTACCACTACCATCACCAATACCATTTTCTATTGGATAACCACTTACTACAGAAGCATAATTGGAGTTCGTTGAATCAAAACTAACTGTATTGGAGGTATAGGTGTCTTGTACGTTTATTGTTTTAGACATAACTCACCTCCTATTCTTGAATATATATATCGCCATCGCTACCAACCCATGAAGTCGGCGCAGCACTACGAATATATACGTCCGTAAGGTCTAATGTACCAGTTTGATAACCACTACCATTAAAGAAAATTTGACCAGAAACTACATTAGATGGTTGAGCTGTAGCAGTGCCAGTTAAATAATAAGTATCTGTTAAATCTAGGGTTACTCCAGATGACTTAAATTTATATGATTTTTCAACAACTCCCCAACTATTACCATTTGCAAAATCTTCTATTACGATATAACTAATAACATTATCAAAATCATTATAACTACCTGAACCAGTAGCAACAGCAGGATACTCAGCATAATAGCTTATATTTTTACCACTACTATATGCCGCTGCTAATTCAGCAAAAGTACAATCTGGAACCCAATTATTATTTGAATCTTGAGTTAATGTAACAATAAAATCATCTGGTTCGTAACTACCTGTAACTCCGAAAATGTTAACATTTTTCTTTATATTTGCAGCTACAAGGTCAGCATCTCCTGCAATTGTTTGGATGCCAGTGAGATATGTACCAGCCGCAATTGTTTGATTTGTAGTTGTAGGAGTTATTGTAGCTGCCGCTTTGGTTGTAACAGAAGCGGTAAGTGAAACTGAGCTATTGCCTGCCGTTCCACTACTTACATAGCCTGCAGTAACTGTCGGCGTTACACTAACTGTCTTTGTAAGTGTTAATGTATTTGTGCCTGTACTTACACTCGCGGCCGTCCCACTGATTGATGAAGGCGCTGTCGCACTACCAGATGTAACTGATTTAGTTGTTTGTGCGCTGTAATAACCAGCTGGTATTGTAACCGTTGCCCCTGATGCCGTCGGAGTTGGATTGACTGTGACTGACGCAGTGAGCGCCACCGTAGCAGTTGATGCCGTCGCGCTGGATACATAACCAGCAGAGACAGTTGGCGTTGTTGTAACACCGGTTTTGGTAAGTGTGATTGTATTAGTGCCGGTTGTAATTGTAGCACTTGAACCACTCAAACTTGTCGGTCCAGTTGCCGAACCATTAGCTACTGCACTAATTACATAATATGCACCGGCACTATTGTAACCCGGTGGTATATTTATATACTGGGCCGCGGTACTACGTCCAATTGTAGCTTTGGAAGTATAACCAGACGTAGCAGAAGATGATGCCGACGTTGGAAGCGTCATAGTTGGCATTGCATTGACGGTGACCGTACCTAATCCCGTATATCCAGAATCTGCCGTTATAGTTTGCTGTGAAGTAGACGGACTAACTGTTTTATTTTGATTATTAATCGTTGAGCCACTCGACGCCCCAACTGTAACTTGACTAAAGCCATCATATCCTGTATCAGGTAATACATTCTGAACAGAACTTGTTGGCGTAATTGTCTTCGTTTGTAGTTTTACAACCTTTCCAGTAATAGTACGAATAGTACCCCCATTCGCATCTATAGTATCAGAGATGAGAAGTGATTCTCCAGAGCCGGCACCACCGACCATATTAAATATCATTCCTTCTCACCTCCTTAAATATTCATTATTAATACATTAACTGTTAGTGCGCCTGCTGGCACCTCACTGCAAGTAAAAGTCAATGAATTACTTCCCTGTGCAGTACAATGTACCACACTAGTACTATAATCTCCAAAAGAAGCAGGCGCAGGAGAAACTACAACAGTATTTGTTGCAGTAACCCCCGAAACAGTAACCGTTTGTGAATTTGAAGACCAAGAAGCAACTGGAAGTGAAACCGATACAGATTTAAAATTAGCAATCCCATTCGTAAAACTAGCGCTTCCATTGACAACTAAATCTCCTAAGGTAGCCTCATCAATAGAAACCGAATCACCAAAACTAACGGGGCCAGTTACCTGGCCTCCGGTCAGTTGCAAAGCCCCGTTATCTTTTAATGTATATGTCGTCCCATTAGGTAATTTAATAGCACTTATATTTGCCATTTAAATCACCCCCTATTATGCGTTGCCTTTTGTTACGCTAACATCTGTAGTATTCTTAAGTACGGTAACCTTATCATTAGTTCCAACTGTAATCGTTTGAGCTGCCGCAGTACCTGTTCCAATTCCAGTAACAGCCGTAACCTTATCATTTGTACCAACTGTGACTGTTTGGTCTCCAGCAGTAGCCGAACTGATTCCAGTTGCAACACTAATAACTCCAGTACCAGCTGTGGCGCCAGTAGCAAGTGCAATTGTAGGTTGTGTAGTAACCTTAACTCCTGTTAATGCATCTGCTGTAGTAGGAGTTCCAAGAGCTGTAATAGCTGTAGCTGAATCACCTACAGTAACTCCAGTAACAACTGCATCACCAGTACCAGTAGTTGATGTAGCTCCTGTAGCTACCGTCTTCGCAGTACCAAGTGTCGTATTTGTTGCAGTAAGCGCAGTTCCAAGTGTTACTTTTGAAGCACTTAAAGCTGTTCCTAAAGTTGGTGCAGTTGAATTAGCTCCACTAATAATTAAAGTTTCTGCGGCATCGCCACTTCCCATCGCAAAATTCCATGTAGAAGCACTACCCACACTTGTCACATTTGGAATAGTAACATTTGTATTTCCAGTTACATTAGGAATTGTTACAGTAGTATTACCAGTAACATTAGGTACTGTAGTCGTAACTAAATTCTTTCCAGTTTCAGCAGTAACTGACTTAACAAAAGTATCTGTTGTATGAGTACCAAATCCGGTAATTACTTTTGCTGTACCATTCGCTCCAACTGCTGCACCACTAGCAGTAGCTTTAATATTAGTAGTTGATGGAGTAACTGTAATAGCTGGTTTACTTACAGAAAAAGTTGTAGCTTCACCGAGTACCTTATCAGTAGTTCCACCAGTAAATGAAACTGATGAACTAGCATTTGTAAAAGTAGTCGCTTCACCAAGTACTACATCAGTTTGTTTAGTTAAACTAACTCCAGTAACTACATCAGATAAATTAAGTTGAGTATCTCCAATTTTTTCCCAACTTTTTGTAGTTGAACCAATAACTACATATTCATCATAAATATCTAATGTTTCTGAACTTGGTGTAGATGCTGATTTAACTAAATAAAATGCGCCCGCCTGAGCATCGGCCGCTTCCAACGTACCCGTAACACCACCAGCATTAACGCCTTTCGGCACATTTGCTGCAACGGCAGTACCAGTACCATCCCATGCTACTATAAAACTAACACCGCCGCTAATCATTTGGCGAGCTGTCGCGTCTTTGAGTTCATAGGTATTACCAGAAGGTAACGTTATTTTACTAATTTCCGCCATGTTATCTCTCCTTTTAATTTCTATTAAGAATTAACGTTTCATCTTCTAGCTCGCCAGATATTTGTTCATCTGCGTCATCAACGTTAATTTTATTATTCCAAAATAATTTTTCGGCTAATGTTACGTGAATATCGTGGTTCTGTATATGAGCCATTAATATATCACGCGTTTTTTCATCTACGAAAGCTAAGTCTTGAACATAAGCATTTCCAGTTCCAATTTTTATATTAGGTATATTAACAGTTTTTGTAACTATTTCACCATATTCTTCTACTTCATAAGTCTTAGTTTCATAGTCTTCATAGACTATAACTTCACCAGGCAAAGGAACAAATCCAATAGCTTCATTCCAATGTTGAGTAGTATCTCTTTTTAATTGAATCCTTGTATTAACTGTAGCACTCATAGTCCACCTCCTATATATTTGTGGTACTAGTGCCACAATCAAGAATTAAATCGTCCAATGCAATTACTCTATTGTCTAAAGTAATTCCATTACCAGCCTTATACATACCATAGTCTATTAAATCCATAATTTGCTCATATTCAGATTGAAGTAAATAAGGAATATCTGACCAATGGTCATGTCCATTGCCGATTTTTAATTTATAAACATCCGTTGAGAGCGCCGGTTCGCCTACGCGCAGGATTGGATTAACCTCAATCCACTCTGGCTCAGTGGCGCGGCGCAGTTGAATTATAGCCTTAACATGCTTTTTAATCGTCGCCATATCCGTGCACGCCTCCTCCGTCGTAGTATATTATTTCATCGTAATATATATCTTGCTCGGTAGGAGTAACTTCCGCCTTTGGTTTGAAGTTATTAGTCGTTCTATTGAACTTAATTTTTGAATATGTGTTTCCCGAAGTATTAAATTGTACTTTGAAACTTCTATCGCTATTACCCTTCATTTGTTGACTCCTCTTGGTCTGGAATTACCCCATCGTGGAGCACACCGAAAATACGTTCATTGATAGGCATTGAAGCAAATGCTTCGTCGTCAGTTGTAAGAATACGTATTTGAATTACTGCGATATTTTTTCTTGCAGCGGGATAGAAGTGAAAAGCAAGTGTATCTTCTTGAGAAAGGTGAAGAGATAATTGGCAAGATTCACGCTCTTCTTCAGAAAGGTCTTCCATTGAAGCATTTTCAAGGTCTTTTAAATTAGCAATTATAAAGTCGCTACTTTCTTCTTCACCTTCTAACATTTTTTTATCGAGAATAACCTCATCATTCTGTAAATAAGTTACATAGATTGCTTTTATATCTTCTACTAAAATTGGAAGTATGAAATTATGATATGGTGTTGTTCCACGTATAATCATATTTGTTTACCTCACACAAAATTTCTCTATCTAATAAGTAGAGATTAGACGCGTTAACTTTACCTTTTTAGGACATAAGAAAAAGAACGAGCCGATGCCCGTTCTCAATCTCGAAAATTAAATTTTCACTTGACACAAATTACTCGAACAAGGCCGTTATCATCAATAAAACAATCAGTAATTTCATAGTGTGAAAATACATATGACTGTTTGTCTGTATCTACCGCGAAGATGTCGTGTAATTCATCTTCTACATGGTCTAAATCGTCTGTACGTAAAAGTAAATCTAGTACGCATACCATTGCACCATCATTAGCGTCCATGTAATGGTCAAATTCGACTAATTCATACTGTCCTTTAAAAGTTTTAACTTTCATTGTCTTGTCCTCCGTAGGTATAAGTTTAATTTTAGTCTAACATGGATATGCATACCCTCTATTAATAGTATATAACAAAAGGTACACAAAGTCAAATTTTGAACGTAGAAGTTGTACGTTGAGGGCGCGCGGTCAACCTATTTTATGAGCAAGTTGAACTGACTTATACAAGAAATTGAGCGGCCGCTCTCAACGTATTTCGTATACAAAAAACGGGTACATATAGTACCCGTTTTCAAACTTACTTATTCATTTTAGCAATAGCATCTTGAATAGCTGTTTTCACTGTCTGATCGGTGGTCTCATTCATCATAGTCTTTAACTCTTCTACCATCTCCGTCTTCGACCCTGTTCTACTATATCCTCTTGCCATTGATTGGTCATATTGCGGAGTCATATACATATAAGAGTTTCTATCAACATCATAAACCATGCGGCCGCCATATGAGTTTCCGCCCATACCGTATGAGCCTCCGCCCATGTTGTATGAACCTCGCGGCCCAGCGTATGACATCTGGCCTGGTTGATAGTCAGCATCTATATAATACTTTCTCTGACTATATCCCGGAATCATAAGTGCCTGAGACTCTTCTTTTTCTTTATCATAGTATTCAATTTTACCTAAATTCTTTTCGGTTTCAATTAAGTCCTTTAATATATCCAGCGACTCATGAGTTAAATTGCCTTTCTTTGCAATATCCTCAATCTCTCCACAAAGCATCGCGCGGAGAGCATCCATTGTTTTCTTTTCCATACATATACCTCCTATGCGATTCTGTTGATTACCAAGTTAGAATTGGTTACATTAATTGCCGGCGCAGGGGTACCTGCCGCATCATCGACAATTCCGCTGACTGCGCGGACGCTAACACTGAAGCAGCATCCACGTGGGACAGTTACAATTGCAGTTGAAGTTACATTGTTATACTCTTCTACCGCGGCCGGCGTTACAATCGCGCGCGAAGTCGTTCTAGCTTCGCCATTAACCGCAATTGAAACCGCAATCGGTCCAACTGTTCCACCTTCAGGTACAGCAATATTACCATTAAAAGTAACTTGGTATCTTGCAAAGCAATTAGGAGTAGCGCCTCGTAGAATAAAAATTCCAGTTTCGTCTTCATGAATTACATATCCATTCTGACACGGAATAGAAGCACTGAATACTACTGGCTGATTAAGGTCAACCAGTTGTGTAGCATTAGCTAAATATTCTGCCATAGTACTACCTCCTAGAATGCACAACCGCATCCACAGCTATTTATGCTGTTGCATCCGCATCCATTAGGGTTCTGAACGATATATGCTGGACGTGGAACTGGTGCAAGGTATTGCTCCAGAGCGTTTGTCTGTGCATCGTTGTTAGCAAGAATTTGAGCTGTCTGCGCGCTCTGTGAAGCAGCGAGATTAGCCATTGTAAGCTGTCTCTCAAGGTCAGCAATTCTTTCGTTCTTGGCGTCGATTTTGTCGTTGCACATCTGGTCGAGAATTCTTTGAATACCGTTGTTCTGGTTTGTGAGAATGTCTCTGACACCATCGGAAAGGGCAGTTCTATCTGCGCAGTTTTCCGTTGCAATTGTGTACTTCAGGTCTGCCGAAGCGAGTCTGTTCTCGCAGCAGCAATCAGCGAATTGAGACTGAAGTCCATAGACCTGTTGCATGTTGGCCATTTGACGAGCGTTGTTAGCAATTTCAGCTTGTGCGAAGCCATTGGAGATTGCGCCGTTTACGCCAGCGAATCCATTACACAGAGCAGCCGCTGTGTCTACGAAGCCGTTTGTAACTGCGCTCTGAACACCACTGATTCCGTTCATGATTGCGCTCTGGTCGAAACCTCTTTGTACATCAGAAACTACGTAGCCGTTGCTTCCGCCATTGTTGCCCCAACCATTTCCCCAGTTGCCATTGAAAGCAAAAAGGAAAAGAACGAGTAACCCAATTTGTTATCATAAGAGTTTTTTATCTCTTATTTCTTATACTTCTTATTCGTATAAGTTCAGCATATCTTTTTAGTTTTTAGGTTTACGTTTCCAAGTACGATAATGAATTATATCACCGATGGTAGTTCTTGATACTCCAAACATTTCGCCAAGCTCTCTTTGTAAAAGATGATCTGGATTGGCTCGAATATAATCTACAGCCTCCCAATTCAATTTAGAATAAGGACAATCTTCACCTTGTAAATGTAAAAATTCTTTTACTGCGTGATTACGATTCTCTTGATTATCTACCCATTCAAGATTATCAGCAGAGTTATTTAGTTTATTACCATCTTTGTGATTAACTTGCATTTTATTGTCTGGATTAGGAACATACTTTTCAGCAACAAGTCGATGAATAAACATCATTTTCCCGCCAATTTTTACTCTTAGGTAACCTTTTGAATTAGGTCGCCCTTTTAGAACATAATCATTATGTTTATTTATAACTTGCCCATCGTATGTAATTTCGTAATCATCTATTGTATAAAAACTACCTTTCTTCATATCGTACCTCTTATTGACATTCTAATTTTCCTAATTATATTATATCATAATTATATTAAAATGTCAAGTTCTAAAAACTATCGCGGCCTCGTGGGTTCATTATATTCTCATATAGAGTTTCAGAACCTATGCGTTGCCCCTGATTATAGTTTTACCTATAACCTTCGGTTCGGATTAGCATCTCAGCCTTCCCGCTTAATTCCGCGATTTACCCTTGGCAGTTATCTACCAAGCACCATCTCCGCCCCAGCCATTGCCGAAGCCACCGCCGTTGCCTGTTACTGCTGCAACATCAGCAGCACTTAATCCATTACCATCTGTAAGTGACATTTAGTCTACCTCCTTAAAAATAAAAATTTAGTGAGATAGACACAAGACTTTAAATTACTTAATAAAACGATATAACTGATTAGCCATTTGAGCTATTTGATTAAATTGTTCTTGACTCATCTGACCATTTTGTAGCATTTGTTTTACTCGCATTTCTGGATTGCCAGAAAAAGTCGAGCTAAACTGGTGAAATTGAGAAAGAAGATTGGCAATATTACCTATTGGTCCTGGATTGAAATCATTATATAATGAACTCATTTTTCTTTACCTCCTTCTTCTCTTGTTTTGACTGTTCTTTTGTTTTTAAATCTGCAAGTATACGCTCAAGCTCTTCGTGGGTGACATACGTATTCTGCGCGCTAGCGTTCACCTCGTCTGACGCGACTTTGGACACCTCTTTGTATTCAAAAATACGAAGAGGTAATGGCATACCAGAGACGTCAGATGATTTGACATAGAATACATTGGTTTCACTATCCATAAGCAGAACCTTTTGACCTGGCGCCACGGGTACTGATTTTGCGCCAGCTTCACCTTGTACCCAATTAATTGCATTTACTTGTTGGTTTGTCGATTGCGCCGGTGTCGCCCATGTCTGTACAGGGGCTGCAGTCGCGCCGTATGTGTAAGTCGGAGACGTATACGTCTGTGGAAAATAATTGTTGTAAGCCATGACTAACTCCTTTTAAAATAATATAATGGTATCTCGTTGCCAGAGTCCCAAGAGTCATAGTAATCTCCATCTATGACACATACTACGTGTTCTCCCGTTCCGAGAATGAACGTGCCATAGGGACTATTATAACAGAAATCTCTAACTGTATAACAATCTGGACATAGGTCTGGCATTTGATACTTTTTAAAACCTTGTTGCTTCAAAAAAGTTCCCCATACTCTATTAGCCGATGGCATATCACACATTTCGAAGCCTTGCCGTGCGAGTGCGTTGTAAGTTTGTTCCCATGTGAAGTTTAATGCGCATGAAATGGCGCGGATTGTGCAATCGCCAACGGATAGTTTAAGTGGATTTGGGTTGTAATAGACGTAAGACATTTATATACCTCCTATGTAGGGTTGAGCCTAGAGAAGTTATGTAAATTAGTTTATCCCTAGGCTCAAAGAGTTAAGTCTTGTGCCTATCGGTTAACTTGAGTAAGGGGGTTTGGCTAGTAAGTTTAACTTTTTATTTTAGAAGGTTGAACTCCCTTACTCATAAGGAAAGTGGGTTTTGGATTAGGAGGTTATAACTTTTTGAGTCAAGAGGTTAAAAAATTTAAGCAATAAAAAAAAGACTACGATGTAGTCTTTGATTTTATTGAATACTATGCTGATGAAACCACTTAAGAAGCCACTCTACCATTTCATCTGTTGTGATCGAATACTCCATTAATGATCCTGGAATTTTACCTGATTTCTTATAACATACTTTTTCAATCACATTAGCATCTGAATTAATAGATAATATGCCTCCCATATAACTATAATCACCATATTTTGTTGGATAATATTGAAATACCATACCAAATATTTTCTTATTATCAAGAAGTATATCGTTACCATCGAGTACTGCTTCTTTACCAGTACGAATTTTTAAATATGTAATTACATCTTGTATAAATTTGTGGATTAAAGGTTCATGATCTTTATTCAATCTTAAATCATAAATATATATATCTCCTTGAAAAGCCATTACAGTACTGCCTTTTCTATCTTGATATCTATATTGAATATTATTTAAATCACAATACTTTTTATCAAAATCTAGTTCATCACTGTAATTAATAAAAGAACTTTCAATAGGAAAAACAACAGATACGGCTTCACGTTTGGATAGAAATAAACTTTCAATTCCGTACTTTATATCAATATCTCGTTTACCTGTATATACGGCATCTATACATCCTTCAATAAATGCATCATTTTGCGCCTTATTTGTTCTATATTCATATGCCTTTTGATTTTTAAAATATATAACCATATTACCTCCTATTGCTGAACAGGAACACTTATATAAAACGTTTGATTAAGAGCTGGAGTTCGATAACTATCTCCAAACATAAGACTTGTAGGTTCCATAGCTGCAGAAGGATCTGCTGTACCAGTACCGGTATATGGTATTCGATATGCATAAGGACAAGTACTTGTAGATGTTTCAGAAGATGTTACATTACTTTCAAACATTGCATAATACGCACCAGCAGGAAGATTATCAGTAGCAAGTAGTTTAGGAACTGTAGTTAACTTACCAGGGTTACTAGTAAGAGTCTTACGAAACATAGAGTCGTAACAATGCTCTGCAAGTTCTGTAGCAGGTAAATATGGCGGGACAAGAACTTTGGCATCTTCAAACATACCTCTATAACAATAAGAAGCTAAATTTAGCGCAGGCAATTCAGGTGCGTAATTAAGCGCACTGCAATTACTAAACATCCCCGAATAGCAATAAGAACCTAAATCTAATGCAGGTAATATCGGCGGTGTAGTAAGCGATGTGCAATTAAAGAACATACTACCATAGGAATAATCATGAAGACTTAATGCAGGTAATTCAGGAGCACTAATAATAGGTGCATAAGCGAATAAACCTAAGAAACAACGTCTTAGATCTATATTCCATTTTTTATTATGGTCAGATAATATACTATTACAGACGCCACTAACATTTAACGCAGCATCAGAACAAAATCTTAAAAAAGAATAATATGTAGTTGAAAATTTACTGCTTGTGTCTACTCTTACTTGATTCCAAGGTGCGGTTTCAGAAGCAGTATAATCAACAGCACTTTTTAAATACACCTTTCTACTATTACTTCCCCCTAAAACTATATTTGTACCTACTTCATATTGTACCCACGTATTTCCATCAAATGAATATAACCATGAAGGATCTGTATAAGACGGATATAACGAAACCATTGAAGATAAATCATACTTTTTACAGGTCTCAACTACAGCGCCCATAGTCTCATCTCGTTGAAAAGATATTTGAGCAGTAGACACTGATGCTGAAGCTATTTCAAAACATAAAGGCATATAATTCGGCCCACTTGAATACACCAAATCCTCACCGACAAATATCTTGTCAAGCTTACTATTTCCCACATAAATATCAAATATATTATGTCCACTTACATTAAAACTCATACTAACTCTCCTGTATCAAATATATCCATCCATCATATTTTGTCGCAGGTTCACTATCTAATAATGCAACTTTTAAGCCATTAGTGTTAGCTGCAGTCGGTACTGTCGTGGTATAACCTATAATATCAACACTATCTGCTATATTAATAAGTGTTTCTTGAAGATTAATTTTACTCATCTGTGATCTCCGTTTCTGGGTGAATATAAGACTCTCTCGCCACGGTTTTAAGCGAACTATCTAAAACTACACATGAATGTAAATATATTGATGAAATTGCAGCATAATATAAAACATCATGCCACTTAGATAAGGCTCCATTTTTAGTTGGTTCCTGATATGTTAAAATTGTAGCAGTTCCATCAACATTTTCTTGTGTTTCTATTATATAAAACATACTTTTCTCCTTTTAATCATTATAAATAGTCCAACCACGTTTTCTAAAAGCAGTAAGAAGCCGATCATCAGTTCCTCCACTATCATTATCATTAAGTATTAAAAATACATCTCCCGCAATTGTCACAGAATCATCATCTGAAGAAGCGACGGTAAATATTCCTATTGAATTATTTTCTGGATTAAAATCTACAGTAAATTTAGCAAACGGTATAATAGTTGTAAGTGTAGAACTTTCTTTTACAACATTATTATCTTTACCTTCTGCAAGGAATAAAACTGTATATTGCTCATCTGTTAAAATAGATGAATCCGCAAGCGTCCAAGTTGACTGATTGGCCGGTACATTTTGCGGCGAAGATATTGTTTGTGGATTACTAAGTGTTTGATATGTCGAATCTGCTGCAGTAGATAATTTATACTTAACTGTAATTGTGGTTGGTATATATGAAAAATTACCAAGTGACGTTTCTTTTCGAGCTGGAGTACAATATACTGAAAATATTGCCCCTGTACCATCATCATCATAAATGCCATTGGTAGCTCTTCTTGCGTTAGGTGTTTGTAAATCTGGAGGAGTAAATTGTTTTTTCCATACTGCATATAATGGGACTGTCCCAGATGTAGCTAAATTTTTAACCTTTTGACCATTTGTATATACAACTGCTCCATTATTAGTAGTACTCCAGCCTAAAAATAAATAATCAGCTCTTGTAAAACTATTGGTTTTTAGCGTAGCCTCAACATCATATGTAAATGTACTAGCGCTCATAGAGCCGCTTCCGCCATTAGCATTATATGTAACTGTATAAGTGTTTTTAGTCCACTGAGCATATAATGTTGCTGCAGCATTTTCGGTATAAGTTCCACCTGGATTGTAATCAGTTCCACTTCCATCTGCCGCAGTGTTCCATTTTGAAAACGTATATCCTATTCTAGTTGGTTGTCTACTTGAAAGAGTTATTGATTTATTAAGATATTTTACTTGGTTGCCAGGAGCATCTTGACCACCATTTGCGTCATATGTTATAGCATAAGAAGCAAGCGCTGGTACTGTAACATAACCAGTTGCAGATACCCACTCACCTGTCCATTTGCCCTGTGAAGACCATACATATCCCGTAGTAGCTATAGTTCTTGCAGTTTCACCTTTTTGATAAGTATAAGTATGTGTACCAATAAGAGTAACTGTATTGCTTTGTCCAAATACTGTACTTCCGGTCGCGGTTGCTACAGCCCCATAATCGGAGAAGTCTAACCTCGCGTTAAAAGAAGCATTAACTGATGAACTAATATGAACACCCATATAGGCAGAAAAACTAATAGTAGTATCCGTCTCTGCAGAAATCCAATACTCTACCCATGCTTGATAATATTTATAATAAGAAGAGCCAGATGGCTTCCAACCAGTTGGGTTATACGCACCATAAACTGTTGCCATTTTATTCCTCCTATGTTAAAGTTCTAATTATTGACATATGTCCATTGCTACGTCCAATAAGAGCAAAAGAACCGGTAGTAGTTACCTGACCATTATTTGCAAAAGTTATATATCTTGGACGAATATCTGAAGAAACTAATCTTTTTGCATTAAACGATTCTTCATCGGCCCAAGAAACCGTATTACCGGCTCCTTTAATCATTACTTTTTCATCTGTTACTTTAACCGCTCCATTTTGTGACACTACAGATACAGAAGGTTCATTTGGATCAATAACTACCCCTTTCTCTATATCTGCTATTCTAGTATCAAGTTCATAAGTTGTAGAAGTAACTTGTGAAATAGAATTATGAATTTCTGTTTGTTCACCTTGTATCATCGAGATAGCTTTTGCATTAGTTGATATATTATTGGAATTAGCATCTGTTTTTGTTTTTAAATCGTCAATATTGTCTTTTTGTTCATCTATAGTTCCAGAAAGAGTTGATACCGTTCCTTCGGTAGCTGACATTCTTTGTTCAAGATCATTGGCCGTATTAGTTAAATCTACTTCTATATCTTCTGGCGCCGGAGTCCAATCGGTTGCCTTATTACCTTTTTCTAGTTTGACATTCTTTATAGAGAACGAGCCCAATTGTTCCTTTAACTTTGGCATCGAAATATATAATCGTTGATCATCTACATCAGGTAAGGTTGCAACTGCTGTAGTACTTGCTACAATATGATGCCAGGTGTCAGCTGTAGTATTTAATGAAATAGTAGTACCTGTTGTAAAAGGTTCGGTGCCATTAGTTTTTCTCACACTCGCTGCAATAAGAAGATTTGATATAGCAACACTTGTGCGAAGGTCAAATGACACTCGATATTCGGCACCAGCTTCTATTTTTTCAACCACATTAGCTGTACCATTGTCCACAAATGCGCCCCAACTATTGGCTTCCGGCAAAGTAGTTATAGTAAATGTAGCACCAAGGTCATCTACAGTTTTAGTAAATGCTCCCTTATTCTGCATCCATGTATATATATTTCCATTATTTGATTTCTCAACTAAATTCCTCCCACCAATCTCAATATCATTTACGGCGGTGTTAACTGTATTCTCAACATTAGATTTTATTGCATTAAACGTAGCAGTACCGTCAATTTCAATTTTTGACGCTTGTATTTTTATTGCTTCAGCAGACTGGTTAATTTTGGATATGATTTCTGACGAACCAACCTTCTTACTGACCTCTGTGGATATACCGTCCGTAGTGACCTTTATCTCAGCTTTGGCCGCTGACACTTGTGTGTCCGTATAGGCCTCAACATCCTCTGGTGCTGGTGTCCAGTCGGTGGCTCGGTTTCCGCGTTCGAGTTTAAAGTTTTTAACGTCGAGTCCGTTTTCTACAGATGGGTTTGCCCCAACGATATCGAACGACAAAGTATATGTTTCTCCGGCTTTTACAGCCTCTGTTGGCGCATCAAAGAAAACGTTATAGTCGTGTTTGGTGCCGTTATGCTTTATACAAAAATATGATAACGAGTCATTTTGAGCGACGAATGTTTCTGTAATATGACCTGGCGAAGAATAAACCTTTGCCGGCATTATTGATTTATATCCGCTATACGTTTTCCCTGGAGTCGTCCAAACGTATAGTAAAAAATTTGTCTTTGTGTCTAATACGCTTCCGTTTGTAAGGTGGAAGTTTGGCGTACCAATTAACAAATTCCTCCCGCCAATCTCAATGCCATCGACTGCGGTCTGGGCAGCGCCCTTAGCATCATAAGCAGCATCAGCCTCTGTCTTCGTGTATACGTTACTTCCCGAAGTAACTGTAATTTTACCTTGTATATTTGCTCCACTAGCATATAAAATACCATTGGTATCAACGCCAAATTGTCTTCCTGCTGTTAAAAACCAAGTCTTATTTAATTCACTCCCTGCTATAGCATTAGTATTTTCAACAGAACCTTTAGATATAACTAAATTAGTTATAGTAGCACCAGGAACTTGATTACCATAATATAAAGATTTATTAGTATCAGTTCCAATATTCCATCCACCAATTAAACCAGCAATAGCAGTAATTCGTCCATTTATATCTACATTAGTACCGTATAAAGTACCGTCGTTTTTAACACCAAAATTTTTTCCAATTGCAAATCTTAAATTAGACCTACTTATCCCATTAATAGCGCGAGTAAAATCTACGTTAGATAAAGTTACGTTTCCCGCCGCAGTACCACTGGTAGTTCCCAAAACAATAGAACCATTTGTAATTTGTAATCCATTCGAAGCTAACGTTGCATCAATTGTAGTCGTTCCTGGTCTATAAAAGTTCAAAGTAGTCGCACTCAAAGTCATAAACTTATTCGTTCCACGACCCAATTCTAACCCATCGGACCTAGCAAGTAAATAACCTCCACTTTTCCCATTTTTAAACGTATCAATTGGAGTGTCTGTTATGTACGCGCCAGCCTCAATTGAACCAGAAGTTGTTGAATTAAACCAGAAATGTTGTTGGGTCGCGCGGGATATGGATAAGGCGCCCTGTGCATTTTCGTTTGCATGGGTTGCGATTGAATTGGATTCATTTGCTTTATCAAGTGCATCAGATGCATTAGCATTAGCTTCAACAGAATTGGCTATTGCTTCGGTAAGACCGTTATCTTTATAAATTATGTATTCTGTTTTTGCAGGATTTATATATGTATTCGTAATTCTGCCCCAATATACGGGCTTAGTACTATCATATTCTGGTACATTATCTGTCCAACTATATGAAGTATGATTACTAGTAGTAATTGTTACATTTGAAGCCACATGAGTATATTGAGTTTTAGTCGTAGATAAACTTTGACCTGTACTACCCGTGGCCCCAGTTGAACCAGTTAAACAAACTGCTGCACCAAAGCTATCTTTATCTGCGGTTGTACCACTTTTATGAATACGCGTCCTTTGCCAAATAAAATAATTTTGTTTCCAAGTAGGCCGAGTCGTACTCCAACCAGATTCTGGAGGGTCAGAACTACTTTGATTTTGAGCATATTCAATTATAATACTTTCTATGTCGTTTGTATCTACAATAGTAATCGTTCCGTAAGAAACTTGACTCATTTATGTTTCTCCCTATAAGTTCTATTTACCTGTCATATGTACTCTGCGGCCGAGCGTTGATTAGGTCGGCCGCGACAGATTAATTAAATTTCAACTTGACAATCAATTGTAATTTTTTGATTTATTAAACTAGCATCTATATAAATAAATTGATTTTGTGTCCTATCTACAGTATCTTGATAAGGCACTCCAGTTGTAATTGGAGTATTATCTGAATTTCTAAAAGTCCAAGTATATTTACCTACCCGTTTCTCTGCTGGTATAGTATTTATATCAACCCAAATAGTACCATTATATTTATATAACCTAGCAGTTCTATTGGTAACCGTAGAATCATTAGATAGTAAAACAAAGTAATCTCCATTCGTCATGCCAGATTCTGGAGTAGAAGTACCAGCCTCTATATTTTGTGGTACTATATCTAACTCCTTATCACTCCTAACTACTCTAGCATATACACATCCTTGCCCTTGTGAATTTTTAATTTGTGTACCAACAGTAGAATGTAAAGATACTTGCACTGGGTCGGTTTTATCAATTACCGAAATATACTGCGTATATGATTTTGATTTATAGTTAGAAACAACTTGAAAAGAAGCATATCCTTCAACTGCTGTTGGAGTAATCTTAATGTAATCAGAAACATTATCTGCACTACCATTATCGCCTGAGGTCCATGTTGTACTATTTAAATGCCCTGTCTCTACACCAGGAGTCGTAGATGAACTAATAGGGGTATATGCTCCATTTTTAAATTGACTCCAAGTATATGTTTCTCCGCTTGCTTCACCGGCACCATTTGATAAAATAGCTCGTGCGTATAATGTACCATCTCCATTTACAATAACTGTTCCATTTGGAGTGGCCACTTGTAAAACAATTGCATTTTGTCCATTAACTGCGGCTGAACTACGTGTCCAAGTATAAATTTTACTTATTGAAACCGTTTTATCAATAACTGCACCATTGGCATCATAATCTTTACAATTCACTGTAAAAGTAAGAGTTACTTGGCCACCTGCAGATAAAGTGTCTGTAGTTTTAATCATATATTTAACATGACCTGCTGTACTGGTATCTGCTGCTATTACTCTACCAAAGTCACTAGCTGGCAACGATGGTGCGTTTACGCTTGTTGTTTTTAAAGTCGTACCTTGATATCCTTCATAAGGAATATCAATAGTAAATTGAGACAGTGGATGATTACTAGAATTACAAGGAATAACATCTGCTTCATTTCCAATAATAACATTAACTGCTCCGAAACCAGTGGCACCAGGAGCACCATCTGTACCTTTTGAACCATCGTTTACTATAACCACGGTTTGAGAATCAAGTTGTTTAGTATTGGCGCCCGCTTCGTATAAAACTGCCTTAACACTTTTAACAGTATCTGCATTCCAAGGACTATCAGTAAAATTAATTATTCTAGTAGAAGTGTTAGTTGTTACAGGAACACTAATTGTAGAACTATCATTTATATAAAATTGAATTCTACCATCATAAGCTGTAGGTAAGGCATTTCCAGTTTGCTGATAAGCATTAAAGACAACTTGTGTTGGGTTTGGATTTGGATGTACCCCTCCATTTGCCGGTTCTGTATTAACTGCCAATGCGCTTACTTGTAGACTATAAATAGTTGGCGTTTCTCCGTCTTGTCCAGTTTTCACTTTTACAAGAGAAAACTTTCTACTAAATTCCACAGCACCAGTTGAGGTCTTACGACACTCAAACAATACATAGGCAGTATCTATATTATTAAAAGTTGTATCACTAACACTTATCCCAGTAAAGTCAACTTCGTAATCATTGGCAGCAGAATCTAATGTACTTAAACTAGTTGGCGAATAAGTTTTTGTAATGTACCAACTGTTCGTAACATCTTGCGTTCCTTCTCTAATTGTTAAAGTCGTTTCTGCACCACTATAAGAAGTCACTTTACCGTTCTTATCAGCAGGTAACATTTGATCTTCATTACTTAATACTGCTGAATTAACCGAATCACCCTTAACACCATCATATAGCTTAGTTATTGTGAATAAATCATAAACAGTATTGTCATTAGTATTTAATCTAATAGTTACACTATCATTATTAAACACAGAATCGGTAGGCCTAACCACTAATGAAGAACTACCCGTAGTACTATTTGGATATGTAGCCCATCCATTAGTATTTTTATACTGCCAAGTAGTAATTGATACACCAGCTACCTTACCATTTAAAGTAATTGTTTTATTATTATCTGGCAATAGTTGGCCGGCACTATTATATTTAAAAATACTTTCTCCCGTGATAGTGGCTGTTTTTGCAACACTTCCTTGACGAGTTAACGAGAAATCTATTTCGCCAACCGCCTCCAATGGAACATTATCCACTGTATAGTGAGCAGTCACGATATAAGAAATAATACCACTTGTACTATTACCTAATACATTATTACTAACCTGCAATACTCCTGGATGTTGTGTGTCTGGAAAATTAATAACGGTTTCATCCGCTGTTAAATCTACTACATTTCCCGCACCATCTCGTCTTTTCCATGTATAAGTTGCCGTTGTACTAACATTCTGACTAGCATAATATGCTACAGGTGTTATAAGCAAATTCGTACTACTCCAATCTGGCATATAACCCGAACCGCTTGTATGGTCTGGGCTATAGATTTGAGTTCTAGGATTATTAGCAGTAGGATAAACGCTAAATTCTCCAATATCTGTAATATCAACTATGGTTATAGAACCATAACTTGTTGCCATTCTCCTTTACCTCCTAAAATTCTACTTCACAAATGAAAATAGCTTTAGAATCTATATCACTCGGACCAATATTAATTGAACGACCTGCTGCTAATCGTTGCCAATCATCATCTATAGTCCCGTCACTATTTTTCTTTTTCCAAGTAAATTTTGTAACTTGAGTTGTTATATCTGTTGAACCCTTGTAAACTGTACAAGTCAAAGTTGCATTAACATCTTCTCTATAGAACATATTACCAGTAGATGATTCAATCACTACATTAATCGCATCTTCTCCCGCTGGTCCAGGCCCACCCTCTGCTTCAATTTGACTTACATCATGATATTCACCTGTAGGCTCATGTGTCTCTGGGTCTACAGCTTCAAACATTATTTCATTAGCCTTAATTCTTAACTTCTTTTTCGGATTTCCTTGTCCATCTAAATCATCAGTATCTTCATAAAAACTAATAAACTGAGTAGCATCACCAATATACATATTATCGGTATAAATACCTTGGGTGCCTTCCATGTGTTGATAGATAGATGTATTAACTCCAGAAGTCATATGCGGCAGCGTACCTAAAATACCACGATAGTTATATGAAACTTTTGGTTCTTTAGTTTCATCAATTACTGTCTCAAATAAACTAATTGCGCGAGCCGGTAAGTCAACTGTGTTATCAGAACTATTAATTCCAATTCCATAGTTCGAAGTGCCTGCTTTATTACCCATATCTACAAGCGCGCCACCAATCAATTCAGAAGCAGAACTAACAACTGCATTTTGACCTTCGACCATCGCGGCCGCGCCAAGTAAAGTTATTTCGTTACTTCCTTGAGTTCGTTGTACTTGATAGACATGAGTTAATCCATTATTTAATAATATATCTGAACTATCTGGATTTTCAGCTTCTCCATCAGCAGTATAGTTACTAACCTTACACCATTGACCATCTTTAAATAATACTGGTTTTTCTACAGTTAAAACTAAATTATTTCCATTTACTGCGGCTGAGCGTATAGTCGATGATGGTCTGAAAATGAATATGCCACCAACTGCTTGAATTTCTGCATATTCAAAAACGGCTGTTTTAATTGCACCACGCGCAGTTATATTATTAAAAACTGCATCGCCATCAGCATTAATCATCCAACCATAAGTCGCACTTGTACTTGAGCCTCCATTATAATTCGAAGATTTAATAACTGCATTAACGCCATCAATATCAATATGTGGAGTGCTGGTACCAACCTGTACATTACCATCAAATACGCCAGCATTTGCATTAATTGTACCAGTGATTGTTAAGTTTCCATCATCACCAGTTTTCATTACTTCCGTGCCAGCATCATTCTTTATTCGAATACCATACAATGTTGGAGCCGCAGTCGCACCCTCTGCATCAGGGCTTGTAATTGGAATATCTCCATTTTTGCCCCATTCAAGTGCGCCAATCTTAACTTTTTCTATACCACCTGCTTTTAAAACTCTAAAATCATTATCCGATGTAATTTCGACTCGACCGCCACCTTCATATGAATTTTTAATAAAAAATCCGTCCCAAGTGACCGCAAAATGCGCTTTATTTAATACATCTTCTAAGTTCTGAGCTTTAAAAGAGCCCCCTTCTTTGATACCATATAAACCATATTCATCATAGCGTACATAAGTTTGTAAATCATAAATTCCTGTATTACTATTTGATTTATATGCGCTAATACCAGATTTGTCCCAACGAAAACTTGGGTTATCTTCACTACCAATAATTACATTATTGGTATTTAAAGTACCAGTATAAACCGTACCAATATTAATTCCTTGACCATCAATTGCGGTTCTCCATGTTTGACCGCCATCTGAAGAAATTCTAATTCCTTCACTATTTATTATAACACGATTAGCAGGATTGGTCAAATTTTGCACAAGTATGTTGTCTCCGTCAATCATAACAGAACCATCACTTGTAAGATTATAGTTTTGACCACTTATTCGATTTAATGACTCAAGAAGTACATCTTGATTAATTGTTCCATTAGCATCAAGTAGGCTGCTAATTTTAGCATAGGTGGCTTCATTATATTGAACCGTTTGAACCGCCGCGCTAATACGTTGGAACAAATCTTCAAATCGTGTTTTATAATTTTGGACAGTAATTACATTTTGGTCTGGCTCATCTAAATGCCATTCAACTTCAGATACAATTACTTCTTCGCGCGCGGGTGTAAGTACACCATCAATGTTCGCCCAACCAAAGAATTCTGTATCTTCTACATAGGTCTTATCTCCAGCATCAAATGTATACCATTCTAATCCCTCAAGCTCGCTGACTTCGACTACATTAATTGTATATGAAACCGTTGGTTGTGCTGAAGTATTAGAAACTTGTAAAGCATCAAGATAATAAAGTTCAGAATCTATATAATCTGTTGAATTCCAAGTACCCTCTTGAATATAACGACTATATTTGTTATTAAACTCTTTTACAATTTCTTCTTTTTGCTCTTGAAGGTCTTCAATCTCATCTTCAACACCTTCAACCGTAACATTAGAAGTAATTTTAAATTTTGCAACTTTATTATCATTAATCGTATATTGCGCCGTTTCGATTGTATAACCCTCTGGCGCAGTAAATGTAATTTCAGTATCGTCTTTCTCTAAATCCCAATATTTTTTACTAACTGTAGAAGTATAAGTAGAGCCACCAATTTCAAAACTAAAATCTGGTAAATAATCATTAAGTTCAACAAATATATGACGAACTAAATTTTCATCTTTGTCAACCCAAATTTTAATATTATAGTTTTCACTACCACGTAATTGTTTTCTCTTTTCCCAATATTCTTGGTCTACGTTAGTTAAAATACCGGAATAATTATTAATCGTCGCAGAACTTGTGTATAATTCACCAAGTAAATCATAAACTGTTTCTTCTTCGGTTAATTGATCGTCTTCTTCAAGAGTTGTGTGTTCTTCTCTATATTCTTCATAAGACTGACCGGTTAAGGCTTCAAATTCCGCTAACGCTCTTGTTTGAGTATCGCGTGCAGTTTCAATTAGTTCAGTAAATACGTTTCGATTACTACCTAAACTAGTAATCGCAGCCTCTAAATCTCTGCGCTGTTTTTCTTTTTCTTGAATTTGAAGATTCTTTTCTGCAACTTTTTCAATAAATTCTAATCTATCAGCTTCAACTGTTTCCCTATCAAGTAAACCTTGATTATAATAATAGTCAAAGTTAACTATATAAGATTCTCCACTCTGGTTAGAAGGCGCGCTTGTAATAGATACATAACCCTCATCTACATATTCAGATTGTGAAGAGTCTACAATTAATTTAGTTACAATTTCATCAGAATTAATCGTTCTTTCAATAGTATCTAAATTAATTCCATATTTAAAGCCAGCCCAATTATCTTTACCAGCATATTCTCTTAAATATACATACTTATTAGGCTTACCATCAGTATATGTAATATAACCACGGTTATCATGACCAACAACCAAATCAACCCAACATTCAAATGTTTCAGCTATTGTTTGAAGTATATTGAAACAATTCGATTGAGAAGCACTAATTGATAATATCTTTTCTGAATTTTCATTATAAACTGGTTGAATTGTTTGGGTGTCTATCGTTAACTCATCTGCCAATTCATCAATTGACGTATATGTTTCTACGTCTTCTGCGGCCGTGCCATCCGAAGGCTTAACATAATAGTACTCTGTTGAATTTGAAGTGGCAGTAGGTACATTACCAATTAAAATTGGTTTGCCTTCTGCATCTTCAATTAGGCGAGTTAATTGAATATCTTGTATATATACGGGTGAAGTGCCACTATTAGTATATATAAATATACCAAATTTTTGAGTTGGGTCTGTTAAATCGCTATTTTTAATTGCTTTTTCTGCGGTAGCAGTTAAATAATAATATGGAAGATAGTTGGTATTTGATTTTAACTCAAATTCACCATTTTGTCCATTCCATACATATTCTTGATTATCATTGTTATTTACATATATATATTTTGTTGATGGAGTTTGTGCCACCCTATCAATTACATAAGTTTGTTTTCCGTCTTCGCCCGTTATTAGCGCGCCGTTACGTATATAGTTATTTAATTCTATCGGAGTACCCTCAAACCTCATTATGATATTATCAGGGTCTATATGCTTATAATAATATCTATATGGATTTGGGTCATCTTGTGTATATTTAGCAACAATTAAGCCTAAATTTTGTTCAGGCTCTAACGTATCCAGCTCTCCATGGCCCGCGCGCCACCTAAATACAAACCTCTGACCTTTAGAAATTGATTCTATTGTTGAACTATTATTTTCAATACCGCTATTAAAAATAGCATTTTTATAATCGGAAGTTAAAGCTCCTTTAAAAGAAGCCTTTAAAAATCCTTCAATTTGAGAAAGTAAAACTAAATCTGCTAACCCTTTACCCGTACCAAGTTCTGGTCGAGTAACTAGTTCTAACTTATCAATTTTATCATCCTCATCTAATGGAGTAAAATCTACATATGGATTCCAACCTTGTAACGTACCATCTTCAAGTACATTGAAATTATCTCCATTGGTAATTAAATTGGTTACCACATTTGAGGTTGTATAGGTATAATCAGTATATCTGTAAATTTCTCTGTCATCTGCTTTAAATAAATCTACAGTGCGCTGCATTACTGGGTCATAAGTTGTGCGCTGTCCATAGACTAATCTATTTGCCTGATACTTATTTTCAAGACCATTAAGAGTAATAAGGGTTATATCACCAGACTTAATTTCAGTATTAGTAACTGTAATATTATCTCTTATAATACGATAATTTGTAGCAGTAATTACATTCTTATCATCAATTGTATATGTATCAGCTTGCTTAATAAATTGTACAAACTTACCACTCTTATTTTTTACATAGCTATAAAATACATATACCTCACCACTACATGACTCAAGTGAATTTGTATCTGTATTTAACGCAGCAAATGCATTAACAATCGTACCTTTATAAATCGGCTCAGCCACCATTTGCCTACCGATATTAGTAGTACCAACTTGCCAATCCGTATTCTTTAAGGTTTCTTTTGTTAACTCGCGCGCCGTACCTTGATTGTTATTTAATTCAGAATCAAAAGTGATATTATATCCATTCTTTGATAATTCTAAAACAAATGCATCGGTACAGTTATAAGTCCACTCCAATCCATCACTTGATTCAGAATGTTCTTTAATAATAAACTCATACCACTTATTATCATAATGTAATTTAACTTTACGCTCATTAACTAGAAGCGCGGCGAATGGATTAACCACTCCTTCATTACCAGTATAAGGGTCAAAGTATCTATATTTTAAAGAAAAAGATAAGGTCTTTTCTCCATTTGATTTCTTATTAAAAACAGGGTCATAAACCTTGTTAAACCCTGTCATTGTATTTGAGCCGATGACCGCTATTTTCTTTTCTGTAAAACCGTCTTGGGTGAGTTTGTCTTCCCAAACGGAAATTTCATATGGTTTAATTAGATTCCCACCCATGTGTGCCTCCTAGAAATATAAGTAATCATAGAATATTTTAATATCTTCTGACCCATTATCAATTTGTAAGATTGACCTGTCACTTCTATTTAAATTAGGTTCAAAGTGGAATAAATAACCACTAGTTATATGTCCATTATATAAATTACCCGAGGTAGTGTAGGTAGCTCCCGAACTAGTATCATTAACTTCTGAAACACCTACAATTAATTCACTAGTGGTGTCAATCAATATGCCCTCTTCTCCCTCTTTTAAAGTAAAAGATTCTAAATTCAATTCTGCTGTAGTATTTATAGTATCTGGTTTATATTTTAAACTAATATTATTACTCAGTAGCGCGGCCGGTATATATAAGCGAAAACCTACCGGTAAATCTCCACCATTGTATATAGTCATTTGACTAGTCTCGCTATCATATGTATTTATTTGACTTTGATTATATTCATCTGCTGATAAAATTCCACTAAAATCGGCCCAACTTTCACTTCCTTCGTAATATTTGTTCCCTGATTGTGGTAAAACCTCAAAAGTAGACTTAGCGAAAGGAAAATAAGCAATAAAACTAATTTTACCTTCGCCTTTATAAATGCGCTCAGTGCCTTCAAGAATTTCATAAGGAGTAACCTGTTCTATATCTCGATGAATAACTGTTTGAGTAGTTTCTTCTCCAGTTTCTTCATCAATTACTGTTTCTTCTTCTGTTCTTGTAATTCGTCTAATTCCATCACGTTGCGCACCCACTACTTTCTTCGGTTCATCAAAACAAATATAAGAAAGTTCAATTGGGCTTCCAATTTTTACCATATATGTTTTATAAGGATGCTCATCAAAGATTAAAGCTTTAATCTCTTTAGTCCCAAAAACTTGTCTAAGTTTCCTAAACTGTTCTTCAGTTAAGTGGTCATAAGCAATTTCTAAATCAAAAGTTTTTTCTCCGAAATCACTTCCAAAATAATATTGTCCGTTTAATCCCGGTACCTCAGCCGTTCTGTCCTTTATCTCTGGATGTAACTCTTCTTCATATCTGTCTCCCCCAGAGACGCGGGTGATTCCCAGGTCAGAACTATGGACGCCGCCAAAGGTAAAACCTAAAAAGTCTCCCATTTCCTTTTACTCCTAAATTAACTTACTAGCCTTTCTTCGCGTGGGTTAAAAAATCGTGTGTTTTTAAACAATCCTTATACACTTCACGAATTGTTGCGATGGCTAAAACAGCTTTATTATTCTCGTATTCCTCGTGAGTACGGCAGTACTCTTCATAAATATCTATATTATCTAAAATTTCATCGAAATGTTCTTTCGAATGACGCTTTTCAAAAAGAATTTCATCGTTAAAGCGAAGAATACACTGACGGGCTTGACGCACACGTTCTAATTCTTCTTCTTTTTTCAGCGTATCAATTTCAGTTTTCATTCCTTTAATTTCACTCTGTAAGTCGTTAACCTGGTCCATCATTTCCTTATTTATAGAGCGACCTACAGTGCGCCCAATCCAATTCCAAAGATTAAGTTCGATTTTTGGTATTTTTATCATCCCAGCAAGGATAATTAGAATACCAATCGCTCCATATTGAGCAATCGTATTAATATAATCCATTTACTACCTCCGTTTTATTATCCTTACTAGGACATATCCTTTCGTTTATAAGTGGAGTTGATTGGGGAAAACTCTACTTTTTAGCAGTGGAGGATTGGATATGAGTAGATATGAAGAAAAAGTTATTGCCTTGTTACAGAAAGGTAAATATAAATTTGAAAGAGAGAAACGATTTAGTGATTTGAAAAAAGGTCATTATCGTTTTGATTTTTACATATACGGCGGCCGAGCGATTCCATGTTGCGTAGAGGTACAGGGCGAACAACACTATCAACCTGTTCGCAAATTTTATCGCACGCGCGCAGAGTTCGTACAAGCACAAGAGCGAGATAGACGAAAGATAAGTTATTGCCTCGCACACAATATTCCGCTCTATATAATCCCCTATTGGGAGCTTGACAATCTGCATACTGCGGCCGACCTATTCAACCCTCGTTTTCGCGCGACTTCAAAATGGAAAAATGACCTCGATTGGCAACAACACAAAAATTTGACACACCGACGCTAAAATTGCTATAATATAATAGAAAGAGAAAAACAAAAAAAATATATTATATATAGAGGAATTAATATGAATTATTATTTATTAATCCCTCTTCTTTTAAGTATTATCATTATTATATTAATTTTACGGCTTAAAAGTAAACAAAAAATATTAGAAAAAACTATATTTGAAAAACATGATTTAGAGGTATTAAAAAAGGAAGAATTAAAAAACTACTTTGAAGAAGAGTGGAAAAAAGAATCAAATGAATTAGATAATCGTATACAATTAAAGCGCGAAGAAGCAAAATCTGAGTCTATAAAATTGAATTCAGATTTAGAAATTAGTAAAGCGCAAATTAACGGTGTATTAGATAAGTTAAATGCACAATTAAAAGAAAAAGAAAAACGATATATAGAAGTCAATCAAGATTTAGACCTTTATCGAGAAGGCAAGATGAAGGAAATTGATAGCACGGCCGCAGAGTACGAACAACGTAGACGTACGGAGATTGAGCAAGCGCTTAAACAAAGAGAACTTCAAGCAAATAGCGACTTTAACAATCAAGTTGATAGCTATATCATTCAAAAGGTTCGAATGCAAACAGAAATTGACCGAATTAAGGCTGAATTAGAAGTAGAACGTAGTAAGCGCGCGGCCATTAATGAGGAAATTCGTAGACAAAAAGAAGTTGAAATGAAGCAGGATTTCTATCGTATTCAGTTTGACGAAGAAGATAAGAATGACGTTGAGATTTTACGCAGTATCGCGCCGAGGCTTAGACATCCGGAAGCGATTAACAAGGTTATTTGGAGCGCATATTATCAGAAACCATTAGCAGAACTTCGTAAACGAGTTGCTATTGAAGGCAGCGGTATATATAAAATCACTCGCATTAAAACAGGTGAGATATATATTGGAAAGGCCACGAACGTTTCAACAAGATGGTCCGAACACTGCAAAACAGCACTCGGTGTTGGAACATTGGCTTCTTCTCAACTGCATCGAGCTATGGCGGCCGATGGGTGTGAGAATTTCTTGTTTGAACTTTTAGAAGAGGTTCCGAAAGATAAATTAAGTGAAAGAGAATCGTATTACATTGATTTCTACGATTCAAAAAACTATGGGCTTAATACCATTAGGGGTGAGCAAAATAAATTGAAAGGCGGCAACGACAGTTGACCGCGAGGAGTTTAAATGGAATTTACCAACATACAGAAAAAAATTATCACTACAGACAAACCTCATGTATTAGTCGCAAGCGCGGCCGCATCGGGTAAAACGCAAACATTAGTTGGCAGGATTAAATATTTACTTGACCAAGGTGTACCACCAGAAGAAATTGTTGCTATTACTTTTACGAACAACGCGGCCTCGGTAATGTATGAACGATTGGGTTATCCAAATGGGTTGTTTATCGGGACTATCCATTCATACTGTAACTATTTACTGAGAGGAAATGCAATTGACACAACACAAATTTTAAGCGAAGAACGATTTGATGATTTGTTTGAAGAGATTAAAAAGAACCCAGAATGTATTAAACATGTGGCCTACTTAATATCAGACGAATCACAAGATGTATCAACTCTACAATTTGAGTTTTATGAAATGATACACCCAGATAATTATATGTACTTCTATGACGTACGCCAAACACTATTCGCTTGGCGTGATGCAGACCCAGACTACTTAATTGCTAAAGAGTTTGACAATGATGTAACTGTCTTCTATATGCAACAAAATTTCCGCAACTATGGAGACATATTACGTTTCGCAAAGAAATTTTTATATCGACTCGGTCCAAACTATGAAGACGGCTCTATTGCAATGAGGACATCGGATGGGCGGCCGCACGTATTAGAAGGTAACTACACGCCATCTGAGGCGGTAGAAGCCCTTATAATGACTTCGAATCACCTGGGCGCAGAATGGGGCGACTGGTTTGTACTTTGTAGAACAAACGCAGATATAGAATTATTTAAGTCGCTATTTGAGAAAAAAGGAATACCAACTGATACTTTTAAACAATCAGAATTAACCAATTCTCAAATTGAAGACAGATTAAAAGCAAATACAGTTAAAATACTCACAGTCCATAGTGCAAAGGGGTTAGAGAGTAAATACGTTCTTTCCTATAACATCCGCGCCTATAACGATGACGAAGCCAAAGTGTGCTACGTCTCTGCCACCCGCGCGCGAGACTTCCTCATCTGGGCAAAAATGCCTCCGAAGAAAAGAAAGAAGAGCACCGGAACAGTGAATTGGGAATAGAAGTTTTTTACTTATAAATAGGATATATTTATAAGGAGGTATCTAAATGGATATTAGTAAGCAAAGCCAAGAAAGAATTGATTGGTTAAAAGCAATGCCAGCAGCGGCTCAATTTGAAGCCATTGCTACAAGAATAGAAAATCCGGCTATTTTTAGTCAATTTTTAGCACTTGATGAAGATGCATCTATTTGGGATTATGCATATGCAGCAGGACTTATTAGTAAGGCTGATGCAGATTTTATTAAGGCAGAAGAAGCTAAAGAGGCAGAAGGCGGAGAAGAAGGTGGAAAAGAAAATCCTACAACACCTACAACTCCTACTGAAGAACCTAAAGTTGGCGGTGAATAAAAAATAACGGGCAATTAAGCCCGTTTTTTAATTGGCTAAATTTGCATTTTTAATTAAAATATGATATAATTATAATAGAATAAGAAAGGAGTATAAAAATGGTTTATAAAGTATATGGCAAAGTTGGAAAAGGACGTTTGTTCTCATATTGGAAAAAAGAAGATGAGTTAGGATGTACTATTGATGGTACACCAGGATGTCTTTTTAGTAATTATATATTTAATTATAAAGATTATAGTTATGAAGATATTAAAGAGTTTTTTGATGTAAATAATTCAGACGAAAAATTGATTTATTTATATAGTAATTCTACCTATGAAGAATTAAAAGATTTTATTGATTTTTTAGAAACGTTAAAACATAATTTTGTGTTATTTATACAAGAATGAAAGGAATAAAATGACAATTAATTTAACAGATTTTTATGATGTAGGAGAAATAACTCATTGGACCACTTCGGTTGGTGTATCAATGTATGATATCGAACTCATATCAAAGTCCACTGGCGAAGTAATCACATGGAGTCTCACCGAAGAATACTTCGACAAGCTACTTGATGAAATGAAACAAGAATATAATGGTTTAAAGGCTCATTATGAATATATTTCTTGGGCTATGAAAGAAAAGGGGTATATATGAATAAACGAATTAAAAAGAAACAAACAAAAATGAAGTATAAACAAATTTGCAAACGCTATCCATTCCTTATTATACGAAACTGGAAAACCAATAAGCCAATAGAATATCCATACACTTATCTCGATGATATGCCAGATGGATGGAAACGAGCGTTTGGAAAACAAATGTGTGAGGAAATTAGAAAAGTTTTAATTAAAGGAGGGTATCTTTACGATTATCGTGTTGCACAAGTAAAAGAAAAATTTGGTGGTCTTCGTTGGTACGATGAGGGCGCGCCTTCGTCAATTTATCGTGAACTTCAAGATATAATTTGGAAGTATGAAGAACTTTCTTACCGTACATGTATATGTTGTGGGCGGCCGGCCACTAAAATTGCTAAAGGTTGGATAAGTCCATTTTGTGATAGATGTGCGAGAAAACTTTCAGATAGAGTAAAATTTAAGGAGATAGATTAATGCCAGAAGTAGGAGATACAATTAGAATTAACTATATGAAAGATGAACCACAATATACAGGTAAAGAAGGAATAATTCGTACCATAGATGATTTTGGTCAATTATTCGGTTCTTGGGGTGGTTTGGCAGTTATTCTAGATGTAGATGATTTTGAAATTATAAAGAAAGGCAACGTCAATGTTTAAAGCAAAACGAATAGATAACGGTAATATTGAGACAGTCCTTGCGGTTGATTACAACGATACTTTTCACCAGACATATTTCCTTGTTTGGTCAGCGGGCGCATGGAGGTGGCGGCCAGCGCATAAGTATGTACCGCCAAATGTTGACCCCGGCGCACTCAACAAAATAAATGTGCGTACGGAGATTGCACAAGCAGGTGATTTAATTGATGAGGACACACCGTTTTAATTATGGATACGCTAGGATTAATATCATATTATCTAAATAACATAGCAATAGCAATAGGTATTATAAGTATATGCTATGTTTTATGGATAAGAAATAAAGATTATGGAGAAAATTTGACTATGGAAGAAAATCCAATTACAATTACAATTGACAATTATTGTGGACAGAAAATAACATTCACTGCATCAAAAGATGCAAGAGTTGAAACTCTAGTAAGTATTGATGGTGCAAAAGTTGTGGGCTTTGACATTGATGTAAGAGATGATGATATACTAATTGAAAAAGAGGATATTTAATCGTACTCCGACACTAAAATTTTAGAGTAGAAGTACGATAATTCTACTTATATTTAGAAAGAAATATAAGGAGAAAAATTATGGGATATATATACAAAATTACAAATTTAACAAATAATTTAGCTTATATCGGACAAACAGTACGTCCATATAAGGAAAGATGGGCTGACCATAAGCGCGACAGACTAAAAGAGCCATATTGTAATTGGCCGCTTTATCGTATGCTTAATAAAGTCGGTTTAGAAAATACTAAATGGGAAGTCATTGAAGAAGTACCAAACGATGAACTAAACGATAGAGAAAAGTATTGGATAGCTTATTATGATACCAAAGAGAATGGCTATAATTGTACTTATGGTGGGAAAAATGGCACCAAATATAATTATGAAGAAGTATTAGATTATTGGTTAAATGAAGCCAATAGAAGCTTTACTAAAACAGCAAAACATTATAATACAGATAAGGCTTATATTTCAGATATAATTAAAAGTATGGGATACGAACGTAGGTCTTGGGAAGAAATAAATCAAACCGACCATGATTCAATGAAAAGAAAAGTAAACCAAATAGATTTACAAACAGGAAAAGTATTAAATACCTTTAATTCCATAGCCGACGCGGGTCGTTTTATGGGAGATGTGAAATACGGAGCAACTATTGTAAATATTTGTAAAGGGAAAAAACCTTCCTATCTTGGGTATGGTTGGCAATATGTAGAAGATATAGGTAAGCCTATAAATTTAAATCCACAACAAAAATATATTATATTACTAGATTATAACTTGCAATTTGAAAACCTATGTGAGTGTGCAAAATGGTTTATTAGCAATGATTTAACACGAAGTAAGGTAGTAAAACAAGTAGCAAGTGCAATTCGATATGGATTAAATCATAGCAAAACCTATCAGCACATTAGATTAGATGAAAAGGAGAAATTAATTTATACATATTATGAGTGAATTATATGGAGCAAAAAGTATTCAACAATTAAACTTCGTTGAGGCTTGCCGAAAACGTATCGGTATTTATCTCGGCTCCGCAGACCATACAGGAGTAATTGCGGGGCTTTTAGAGTTAGTAAATAATGCCACTGATGAGGCGCTAGTTTGTCCTACTGCAACAAAAATAGAAATAGAAATTGGTCCAGATTGGGCAAGTTGTCGCGATTATGGTCGTGGTATGCCGCATGGCCCAAATGATTTCTCCAACGAAGTAATGATAAATCTTCTAACTGAGAACCACTCGGGCGCAAAATTTGATGATAACGCATACGGCGGCAAGTCGCGTGGACTCAATGGAACAGGCAGTGCCGCAACGTGTTGTTCTTCTGACTGGTTTAAAATATCAAGTTATCGCGATGGCGCCGAGTGGTATATGGAGTTTGAAAAAGGAATCCCTAAATGGGATACATGTCAGAAAAAACCTTTGAACGACCGCGCGCAGGGTACGTACATCATATACAAACCAAGCCAGGACGTTTTTAATGCTGAACCAATACATTTTGATTTTGAAGAAATTTGTAGTATAATAGAAGAGTATTCATATTTCAATAAGGGTGTTGAATTTATTGTTACTAATGCAGAAACTAAAGAGAAAAAGTCTTATATAAGTAAAAACGGTCTTATGGATTTTGCAGATACAAAGGTACCAAAGCGAATTCATAAACATCCAATTCATATTCAGACTACCGAAGATGATATTGATATTGAAATTATACTTAACTGGACTACTGGTAGAGAAAAGTTTTATCTTTTTTCAAATGGTGGTGAAAATGAAAATGGCGGCACTCCAATTACGGGTATTAAAACGGCATTAACCAACTTCTTCAAAAAGAAAGTTAAAGATTTGGGGTCTGGCGATGTAGTGCGCGCAGGTTTGGTTTATATTTGTTCAGTTAATTTAAAAAATCCAATATATGATGGTCAGACCAAGAATAAAATTACAAATCCAGAACTTCGTGGTCTAGCACAAAGATGTACTACTCAAATGCTTGAAGACTTTAGTCGACGCTTTCCAAATGAATTTGACCAAATAATAGAATTGCTCACAAAAGAACTTAAAGCTGAACGAGCCGCAGAGAAGGCGCGCAAGCAAGTTCTTGAAGCATCAAAGGAAATTGAAAAGAATCAGAAGAAAAAGGTTTTTGCCTCCGACAAACTCAAAGATGCAGAGTTTCTCGGACCAAACTCAATTCTTCTCCTTGCTGAAGGTGATTCCGCTCTTGGTGGACTCGCACAAGGTAGAGACTACACAAGATATGGTATTATGGCATTGAGAGGAAAGATTATCAACTGTCTTTCCAATCCAGAAGAAAAAATTTACAACAACGAAGAAATCAAACTTCTTCTAAGCGCTATGAATATAGTGCCAGGTAAGTATAATAGTTCTAAACTTCGTTACGGTAAACTCGCTATATGTACCGATGCAGATAGTGACGGCTACCATATCGGCCTGCTTATAATGGCGGCATTACAATATCTTGCGCCAGAGTTTATACGAGAAGGACGTCTATGCTGGCTTCGCTCACCTCTATATATAGAAGAATACAAAGGTAAAGAAACTTATTACTTTACCGATGAAGAATTAGAAAAAGCCAAAAAGAAAAACAAAATTAAAGGACACCTTCAAAGAAACAAGGGATTAGGTGCGCTCGAAGCAGAACAAGCAAGAAATTCTATGTTTTCGCCGGAATATCAGAGATTAGACGTAATGGAATGGGACGATGAAGCGATTGATTTACTTTACGATTTAATGGGCGAGGAAGTAGAACCTAGAAAGAATTTTATAATGGAAAAGGTTGATTTTAGTAAGGTGAGAGAATAATGACTGATAAAAAATGGTTAGAAATTGTTCTATTTTTACTTAATGGATTAGAAGAAGAACATATGGGATTGAAATATCATTATATAGAAATAATAAAAGAAAAATTCGGAGTAGAGCTAAATGAGTAATTTAAAACCAATCATAGAAGAATCAATGATACAATATAGTGGTGCGGTTTTACAGAACCGCGCCCTCGTCGATGTACGCGATGGCCTCAAACCATCTGCACGTCAAATCTTATATTGTATGTATGAAAATAAATATCTATCAAACAAGCCTCCGCAGCCTACAACCGGCCCTATTGGAGATGCCATGAAATCCTACTACATCCATGGTGACGCTTCATGTCTCGGCATTATCATGAGGGCGGCCCAGCCATTCGCAATGCGGTATCCGTTAGTCAATGTTAAAGGCAACGCAGGTACATTAATTTCAAGTGGCAACTACGCTGCTGCCCGTTATACCAAAAGCAGACTTTCCCCTTTGGGCGAATATATCTTCCAAGGTATTGAAAAAGAAACAATTCAAGAATGGCGCGAAGGTATAGATGAAAGTAAACACTATCCTGCCATTACACCAAGTAAAGGCTTTTATGGTATTTGCAACGGTAGTACGGGAATTGGTATTGGTATGGCCTCGTCGATTCCGCAGTTTAACCTCTGCGAAATGAATAAGGCACTCGAACATCTTCTTCTTAATCCAAACTGCGATTTCAATGATATATACATCGCACCAGATTTTGCAACGGGTGCGGTGTTATTAAACGAAGACGAAGTAAAAGCCTCAATGAAGAAAGGTACTGGTTTTGCTTGTAAGTTGCGCAGCGTAGTAGATTACGATAAAAAAGAAAACTGTTTTGTAGTAACGGAGATACCATATGGAGTCTATACAAATACAATTTGTGGTGAGCTTGAAGACATCATCAATGGAGAAGAAAATCCAGGAGTTGATAGATTTAATGACCTCACTGGCAAAACCCCATTAATTAAAATCTATCTCGCTAAAAAGGCAAATCCAAACAAGGTATTAAAATATCTATTCAAAAATACTTCACTTCAATCTCACTATTCAATAAACTTTACAATGCTTGACAACGGACGCTTTCCAAAAGTATTCACATGGAAAGAAATGCTTCAAGCGCACATCGACCACGAAAAAGAGGTATATAGAAGAGGTTATGAATTTGACCTCAAAAAAATCGAAGACCGTCTCCACATAATCGAAGGTCTTCTTAAAGTAATCGAGGACATCGACAATGTAGTCCGCCTCATCAAAACATCCGAATCTACATCGGTGGCGCGCCAGCGTCTGATGAGCGAATACGCACTTGATGAAGTTCAAACCAAAGCAATCCTCGATATGAAACTTTCTCGACTTGCACACCTTGAAGTCGAAAAGTTAAAATCTGAAAAGTCAAAACTTGAAAAAGAACGAGAATTCATCTATAATATAATTAACAATGAAAGTGAGTTCAATGCTCAACTCATTAAAGGGTGGCGCGATGTAGCAAACAAATTTGGCGATGCGCGCCATACACAAATTCTCAACATCTCAAAAGATGATGAAGAACCGACAGAAACACAAGAGCTACTTATCAATCTGTCGAACCAAAACAATATCTATGTTACCACCACTTCTACGCTCTACTCACAACGGCGCGGAGGTGTGGGAAATAAATTCAAAATGAGTAAGGGAGAATATGTAATTGCTACTGCTTCAGGCACTAACATTGACACCGTTCTTCTTTTCTCGAATCTTGGAAACTGCTTCCATTTAATGCCTTCTGAACTTCAATTTGAAGAAGTTATTCCAATTGAAAGCATCGTAGAATTAAGTGCAGGAGAGCGCATTGAAGAACTTGTTTTCCTCAACAAAAAGAAACAAAAAGAACACATAATCTTTTTTACAAAAAAAGGTATTTTAAAGAAAAGTAGGCTTTCAGAGTATAACATAAAACGCAAAGGCGGTGTTAAGGCTCTAAACTTAGATAATAACGATGAAATAGTGTCAATTCTTTTTGTAGATAATGAACAAGTTGGTATGATGACTGCGCGCGGTCAGTTCGTATTGTGTGAAACAAAGGATATTCGTCCAATAGGACGAGTAGCAAGGGGAGTTAAGGGTATAACTCTTAATGATGGCGATGTTCTTGTATCAGCAAAGGTAATTCCTTCTGACACAAAAGAATTTTTAAGCGTAAGTGAAAAAGGATATATTAAACGAACAACCGCAAAAGATTTTACAATAACCGGAAGAGCAACAAAAGGAAGTAAAATCCACTCGCTCAAAGATAATGATGATAAACTAATAGCTTTTGCTCCTATAAACAATGAAAGAGAAACCATTGTAGTGGCTTCCAATGCACAAATTAAAATTAATTTAAATGAGATAAATCTTCTTTCAAAGGGTGCACAGGGAACAAAATCAATGAAACTTTCAAACGCAAAAATTATTGGACTGCTTGTTATGTAAGTAGAGAAATCAAAATTTGAGTTTAATTCAAAAATTTAGTATAATATTTATAGAAAGTTGAGAGAAACTTTCAGAGAAAAACACATTTATTAATTTATTTAAACAAGGAGATTTTAAAATTATGAAGCTTACAGAAAAGTCAAATGAAGTATTCGAGTATGTAAAGAACAATGGTGGAAAGGTTTCGATTCCTGAGCTGGCAAATGCTCTTGATAGAACAGAGCGTTCGGTAGGAGCTAACGTAACAGACCTCACAAAGAAGGGCCTCGCTATGAGAGAGAAGGTTGAGGTTGAGGGCGCTGATAAGCCGATTACTTATGTAGCACTGACAGATGAGGGCAAGGTATTTGTTCCAAGCGAAGACGAGGAGTAATTAAATAGGAGGGTTGAATAAACCCTCCATTATTATTTCTTAAGAGGTGGCATATGGCATACATTTATCTTATTTCTAATGATATAAATAATAATGTATATGTTGGTAAAACAGTATCCACTATTAGCGATAGATATAATAAACATATATCAGAAGCTTTTACACAACATAGTAATTATGCCATTCATCGAGCAATGCGTAAATATGGTATTAATCATTTTAAAATTACTGAAATTGAAACCTGTTCACTTGAGGAAGTGTCTGAAAGAGAAATATATTGGATTAAATATTATAATTCATATTATAATGGATATAATGAAACCCAAGGTGGAGAGGGTAATTTAAAATATGATTATGACATTATTTATTCATTATTTTTGTCCGGTATGAATCAAAAAGAGATAGCTCAAAAATTAGGATGTGAAAAACATACTATTACAAGAGCCTTAAAAAATTTTGACCTTACGCCACAACAAAGACAAAAAGGTAAATATGGTAATAGCAAGAAAGCAGTTGTAAAAATTGATATAAAAACTAATCATATTTTACAAGAATTTTCTTCTATGACCGAGGCAGCAGAACATGAAAATTGTTCGGTTGCCTCAATTTCGAGGATATGTAATAATAAACAGAACTTAAATAAAGATTATACTTATATGAAATTAGGAGATTATAAATGTTAAGACAAGCAGAAAACAGGGCAAAGATAGAAGGAATTCTCGCTGAAATTGATATTAAGCCAGGTTCATTTAATAAGAATGGACAGACAGTAGAATCTATTGGCGGTTCGATTACAGTTAAGGTTACTCAGAAGATTAGTGGAGAAGAAAAGGAACTGGCTATTCCGGTTCACATGTTTGCTTCGAAGCTGACAAATAAGGGTACACCGAACCCAGCATATGAGTCAATTAAGAAAATTGCTGACGAGTATGTAAGTATCGCAGCATCTGACAATGGTGAAGATGGCGCAGATAGAGTTCGTATTACTAATGCAAGTATTCGTATGAACGAGTATTATAGTGCAGACGGTAGACTTATTTCCTTCCCAAGAATTAATGCTTCGTTTGTCAATCGTATTTCCAAGGCTGAGTGCAAGCCAGAGGCAACTTATACAGCAGAGTTTGTAGTTGCTAACAAGAGTGAAGAGATTGATAGAAATGGAGAGGCTACAGGTAGATATAGAATTGACGCAATTATTCCACAGTATGGTGGAAAGGTCGATGTCGTTCCTATGTTCGCACAGAGTGAGGGCGTAATCAGCGCAGTATCTACTTATTGGGAAGTTGGTAATACTGTTAAGGCAAACGGTAGACTTGATTTCTCTGCAACAACTGAGACAATTATCGAGGAAGTTGACTTTGGTGAGCCAATTGAGAAGACAAGAACCATTAATAGAAGTGACCTTATCATCACTGGCGGTTCGCAGGAGCCACTTGAGGGTGATTATGCTTTCGATAATGCAGAGATTCAGAACGCTCTTGCAGAAAGAAAGATTAGACTTGAGAAGCAGAAGGACAGAGATATGTCCAGAGCTGCTACAAGACAGGCACCGCAGCAGTCTCCAAAGAATGGATTCGCTGACCTTGGATTTTAATGGAGGTGGGCTTCAATGATTGATATTTTATCCATTGAGCCTACGGTTATTTCTAGAGATTTAAAAGGTAAGTATTTACTTTTATATGGTAAGCCTAAAACCGGGAAGACTACTATGGCTTCCCGGTTTCCTAAAAATCTTTTAATTGCTTTTGAGAAAGGCTATAATGCCATTGATGGAATTAAGGCCGTTGATATTAATAAGTGGTCAGAATTTCGTCAGGTTTTAAGGCAATTAGAGAAACCAGAAGCTCAGGCTATGTATGATACGATTACAATTGATACAACTACTATTGCGTATGAAATGTGTGAACAGTTTGTATGCAGCCAGAATGGAGTTCAGTCAATTCGTGATATTCCTTGGGGTCAGGGTTGGACTCTGGCTAAAAAAGAGTTTGAAACTTGTTTAAGAAAAATAACAATGCTTGGCTATGGTCTAGTTCTTATCTCTCATATTGAGACAAGAAAAGAAAAGACTGCTGATGATAGTGAGATTGAAATTCTTGCTCCGTCGATGCCAAAGCGTTGCTATGAAGTAGTAAATCAAATAGTAGATATTATTGGTTATATTGCTACTGAATGGGATGAAGATGGTAATAGCCATAGGTGGCTGTATACTAGACAGACTCCAACCGTTATGGCGGGCAGTCGATTCCCGTATCTTGCGCCAAAGATTAAGCTTGGTTATGATGAACTTGTTGAAGCAATTAATGAGGCTATTGATAAACAGAGAGACCTTGATGGCGCGACAGTAGTAGACAAGCTCGAAAAGAAAGTAGAAGAAGAACTTAGCTTCACTGAGATACGTGATGAGGCCCAACAGATTTGGGCAAAATTAGTTAACGCCGATCCGGCTAATGCAGAGCGTGTTTTAAAGAAAGTTGAAATGATTTTTGGTAGAAAACTTAAGTTATCAGAGATAACCGAAGACCAAAAAGAGCCTTTCTTCTTAGTATTACTTGAAATGAGAGATATGGTTAAATAAATTAGAAAGAGTAGGTTAAGCCTACTCTTTTTAAATTTGACTTATTTTCATTTTTGTGTTATAATATAATAAAGAAGAAAGGAGTTTTGATATGGCAAAATGTAGGATTTGTAATATTGAAATAGACAAAGAAAAAGATGATTGGATTATGCCGTCGCGTAATTACTATTACCATAGGCAGTGTTATAAGAATTGGAAGAAAGCACAACCCGACAATGATGAAGATTATGTAGATTTAATTTATGACTTTATCGCGCGCGACCTCAAAGCTGCGTATGATTATTGGGTGTGTGAAGCACAGCGTAAAAAGTTTTTAAAAGAGAAGATGACCAATAAGGGCATCTTATTTGCATTGAAATATTTTTATGAGATAAAGCACGGTGATTGGGAAAAAGGACATGGCGGAATTGGTATAGTTCCTTTTATATACAGTGATGCTTGTGCGTACTGGGCCGCGCGAGAACGTCAGTCTGCTGGAACAATCGCAGAGATTGAACGTCAGATGCGCGCAGCTGCAGAAAGAACTAAAGTTAGTGTAACTAAAAAACCTAAAACGAAACATCAGGTTGATTTTAGTGTGTTGGATGATTTGGAGGACGAGGAATAATATGATTTTTCGTAATAGAAGACGTGGTATTAGTTGGAAAACCTATTATAAATCTATTTATCTTCTTCCGACCATTGAAATTAGTCAACTCAAAAATGGTGGTATTACATATTCATGTCAATTTATGTGGCTGTGGTTTAATATAGAATTTTATAAAGAGGGTAAAGTTAGAAAATGATAGATAAACGAGATACTCAACAGATACTCGGCTGTTTGATGAAGAAACCGCAGTTATTGAGTGAAATAGATAAATATTCATTCATTCTAACTGATTTTCCTTCAAGATTCGAGCGGTCAATTTTTATGGCAATTAATGGGTTGTATAGAAACGGAGCAACAAAAATACAACCTATAGATATAGAAAATTTTATAGAACCAGACCAAGTATCGGCAAAATTATTTAAAGACAAAAATGGAATTGAATATCTGCAAGATATAATAGAGTTATCAGAAGTTGATAATTTTGACTTCTATTATAATCGTTTTAAGATGTTTAATTTACTTAAGGACTTAAAAAAGCAGGGTTTTGATACAAGCGAATTTTATTGCGAAGATTTATTAAATCCAAAAGCCGAAGAAATTAACCAGGCTTTTAATATGTTAAGTCCGAAACTGATAACTGATGCAGTTAGAAAAAAATTATTAGGTGTTGAAGCCAAATATGAAACAACTGATGAAATAGAAGTTGAATCTGCAGCTCAAGGAATGAACACATTAGTCGATGAACTTGGCGCGGCGTATGAAATTGGTATGCCGATACAGGGAGAAATTTTTAACCAAGTTATTGATGGAGCAAAGAAAGGAACTTTAACAATTAGGTCGGCCGCATCTGGTGTAGGTAAGACAAGAAATGCGGTAGCTGATGCGTGTTATTTGGCTTATCCGATTAGATATAATAGTACGACTTGTGAATGGGAACAGGTTGGAAATTGTGAAAAGGTTTTATTTATTGTAACAGAGCAAAGATTTAAAGAAGTCAGAACAATGATTTTGGCTTACTTAACAGATATAAATGCAACAAGATTTAAATATGCAGATTTTTCTGATAGAGAGCGTGGAGTAATAACACAAGCAATTGCACTGATGGAAAAATATAATAATTTAATTCTTGTTAAAATGCCGAATCCAACAATTGAGTCAGTTAAAACAATTGTGAGAGAAAATTGTATTGTATATGATATAGGTTATGTATTTTATGACTATATATTTATTGGACCATCATTGTTAAATGAATTTAAAGGTTTTGCGTTAAGAAACGATGAGGTATTGTTGATGTTTGCAACGGCGCTAAAAGATTTAGCTGTTGAGTTGGATGTGGCTATGTTTACGTCAACCCAGCTTAATGCAAAAGGTGATGACAATAAAGATATAAGAAATGAAGGTTCATTAGCGGGCGGCCGCAGTACAATTAATAAAGCTGATAATGGTGCGATTATGGCAAGACCAACAAAGGAAGAATTAGAGGTTCTCGCGCCGCTGTATGAAAATCATCCAGAGAATAAACCGAACTTAGTAACTGATATTTTTAAAGTCAGAAGTGGTGAATGGACGCAGGTAAGAATTTGGTCTGATATGAATTTGGGAACTTTAAAGAAAAGAGATTTATTTATTACAGATTCACGAATGGACCCAGTTGAAGACTTCTATACAAGAACTGATTATAATATTAAAAGTTGGGAAGATTCTGAAGATGAACATTTTAAGGTAATAGTAGAAAGGTTAAATCAAGGTGAAGTAATTGATTGATTATAAAGGTATAGTTGAGCAATTAGATACACAAAAAGTAATTCAATTAATGGAAACACTTGGTGCAGATAATTATATTGAAAAACCAGGATATGTAATCTTTCCAACTATTTGTCATAATGAAGATGCCGATGAAGCATCTATGAAATTATATTATTATGAAAATAATCACCTCTTTGTATGCTATACAGAGTGTGGTAATATGTCAATCTTTAAATTTCTTAAACATTATTATGAGTGTAGAGGATATGATTACGATTGGTATCAAGATATATATAAGGTAATTCTTGATTGTAGTAATTATCGTAGGCCAGACGGCTTTGCGCCGAAGAGGTATCAGCGTATACGAGATACGTACGCTGCGCCCGAGCGTATAGAGCTTCCGACATATCCGAATGGAATAATTGATGTATTTACAAAGTTTTATCCTCCGGAGTGGTTAAACGATGGTATTACTAAAACGAGTATGGAAAAATTTAATATACGTTATTCAGTACCACAAAATAAGATTATAATACCACATTATAATCCAAAAGGTGAACTTGTTGGAATACGAGGGCGCGCACTCAACGAATGGGAAATTGAGAATGTGGGTAAGTATATGCCTGTACAAATTGAAGGTAAATGGTATAGTCATCCATTGTCGTTGAATCTGTATGGATTGAACTGGACTAAAGACAACATAAAGCGAACGGGTACGTGTTTCTTGGTAGAGGCAGAAAAATCTGTACTCCAAATGGAGGGGTGGGATTTTGCGAACTGCTCGACCGCAGTATGCGGAAGTCAGTTTAATAAACACGCTTTAAAACTGTTGATGCAAACCGCACACCCGCGCGAAGTCGTAATTTGTTTTGATAAAGAGGAGTTGCTTGGTAGTGAAGACTATTTTAATAAGCTGTGGCAAATAGGAAAGAAATATCAGAACTATTGTGACTTTTCATTTATATACGATAGAGAAAACTTGTTAGATATGAAAGATTCACCGACGGATAAAGGAAGTGAAATCTTTTGGAAGCTTTATAGAAGGAGAGTAAGAGTAAAATGATAGAAGTATATAGATTTGAAGATGAACAAGGAAATGGTCCATGGTTTACAAGAGATGGAAAATCATCCATTCTTAGCACAAAAACAATAGAAGAATGTTATAAAGAAAGTTATTTATTAAGTTGCTGTGGTTCTATTAATGATTTGTTAAATTATTTCCATACGCGTATTGGATGCGATGTATTATTAAATAATAATTTTAAAATAGTGGCTTATTTAATAGACAATGCCGATTACATTATACAAACAAAAAATCATTTAAAATTTGACGTAAGACATGCACGTAAAATAGGAATAATTTAAATATGAGGTAATAAAATGAAGATAACAAATAAAGAAAGAGAACAATTAATAAATATAGTTAGTCTTATCCAATATAATTTAGGACATATGATAAAATCTATTGATGATTCTTCAAGTGCATGTTCAGCAGGAACTATTCTTAAACATTTATCTGTACTAATAGATATAATTAATAATGCAGATGAGGAAGAACACGATATGAATAAGGAGATTTGGTTTTAATGAAGATGTGCAATTATATTAAAACAACAGAATATGCTTCTTACATTTTAGACTTTATTGGGTCAAAAAAATATGAAGAAATTTTAGCTAGTATGTCATATACTAATCCAGAATTTAAACAAGGTTTCATACAAGGACTAGTGTGGTCTGGATTATTGATGAATAAATGTAAACAATACGTAGGAGATGCGAATGAAGACTAAACTTGTAAATAAAGACATAAGAAACAACTATACAATTGAGTTACTTAAAGAGCGCGGGTTAAGCGAAGACGAAATTAAATACTTCCTTGAAGTACCAAACGATGACTATCTGCAAAATCCAAAATGGCTCACTAATATAGACCGCGCATGGGCAATGTTTAAAAATATGACAGTTGCTTCAAAAGACGAAACAATTACAGTCGTCGTAGATAGTGATGTAGATGGATTTACCTCGGCCGCCATATTCATACAATATCTACGTAAATTCAATCAAGAAGTAAATATAGTACCAATTCTTCATAATGCAAAAGGTCATGGTCTTTCAGATACATATGAAGAAGTAGCTAATACTTATCCTTCTTACGTAGTGCTTCCAGATGCAGGAAGTAATGATTATGAATATATGGAAAAAATAGTATCTTCAAGAGAGAAGGATGAAATAATACCGCAATTTCTTATTCTAGACCACCATATAGTAGAGCCAGATACTAAATTCTCATCGCATGCTGTTATCGTTAATAATCAGTTGTCTGATGACTATAAAAATAAAGATTTATGCGGCGCGGGTGTAACATGGCAGTTTTGTAGATATGTAGATAGGTGTGAAGGCACTTCTTATGCAGATGAATTTATCGACCTGGCTGCACTTGGTTTGATAAGTGATATGATGTCGATGTTATCGCTTGAGAATAGATATATCGTACACACAGGACTTGCTAATATCAAAAATTATTTCTTTAAAGCATTATGCGAAAAACAATCCTTCTCAATGGGCGGCAAAGTCAATCCAATTAGCGTAGCCTTCTATATAACTCCACTTATCAATGCGATGATTAGAGCTGGCGCAGAAGACGAAAAACAACGCTGTTTTCAAGCCTTTATCGACGGTCATGCAATGGTAGAATCTCATAAGCGTGGTGCAAAGGGAACCTACGAAGAAGTCGCAATTGAATCTGCGCGCGAGTGTACAAATGCGCGTGCGAAGCAGAATCGCATACTCGATAAGGCAGTTGAAGAACTTGAAATTAAAATTGCAAAACACGATTTACTTTCGAATAAAGTATTATTTGTTAGGTTGGAAGAAGATGACCAATTTCCACCGGAGTTAAATGGACTTGTTGCTATGAAGTTGAGCGCGAAGTATAAGAAGCCAACCATAGTGGCACGTCTTAATGATGAGGGCGAAATTAAAGGGTCAAGCAGGGGTTTAAATGAATCGGAACTTACATCTTTTAAGAACTTCATGGATAATAGTGGTTATTTCACCTTTACTGCGGGCCATGATAATGCGTGCGGCATAGGTATTTTAGATAAGAATTTAGCGGCTTTCCATGAATATGCAAATAAAGAACTTGAAAATGTAGATTTTGGTGAGTCATGGTATGAAGTGAACTTCGAAAGAATCGCTGCAGATACAGATATTGAAGATTTAATTGTAGATATCGCAAGCCATGAAGATATTTGGGGTCAGCAAAATAATGAGCCTTTAATTCATATTAAAGACATTAATATAACAAAGCGTGATATACAGATTATGGGCAAGAACCAAGATACAGTTAAAATTACCAAGTTTGGGATTGCTTATATGAAGTTTCATGCGAAAGAATTTATTGAAGAATTGGAAAAGTATGATGGCGATGTAAAATTAGAAGTCGTTGGTAGAGCAAATTTAAATGAGTGGATGGGGAATTATACTCCACAAATTTTTATAAGTAATTATCAAATTGAAGATGGAACATTGGGGTTTTAATTATGAACTGGTATGATTATCAAGCAGAAAGACAAAGAGAGCATTTTCTTTTTAATGACAATCAAACATGGATAAAAACAGACATAGAATGTCCAAACTGTGGAGATTTTATATATAAAAATATGAGTTTGGTTTTAACAAGTTATCCACCACAATATACTTATAAATGTCCAAAATGTAAATGGCAACAAGCAGGGTATTAATTATGAAACAGTTAAATATGACCAAACCAACCGATTGTAAATTCTATGTAATAGCTTGCTGTCAAGGACAACCATTATATGCAGGATATTCAACATTGGTAGGAGCATTATTTGGATATTTCTATATTTATATGACATATAAAAAATATCATACTATGAATTTTTCTTTAAGAGAAAAATTAATTACTGATTAATGAGGTTAGCTATGGCAATAATAACTTGTGATAAAAATAATATTACAGATGGTTTACATAAAGCTTTTGAAGAAGGTTATCATCTGCGTCAAGTTTATGAAGAAGGCTATCGACAAGGTAGAATTGATGAAGCTAAAGAATGGAAGAATAAAATAGAACAATTACAACTTGAATATGAAAATTTTAAAAAAGATTTAGAATTATATTATATGACAAAGGTATTTTAGTTATGTTTAACTTATTTAAAAAGAAATACCCCACAATTGAATTTGGTGGATTTTATCCAATGCCAGCTCAATATAAAACTAATTTACGATATTTGTGTATTGGAATACACGATGGCTGGATTTATCCTTCAAAAGAAGATTTAGAAATATATTTTCTATATAAAGACTATTTTAATTTGACAAATTAATAAAAATCTGATATAATTATAATATAAAATAAAAGAAAAGGAGTAAATGTGAATGGATAGACTAAGATACCCTTTAAGTCTGCATAATCACACAGATTTTTCGAACTTTCGTTTGCGCGATAGCATAAACACGGTCGAGGGTCTTATAGATTACGCAATCGAATTGGGTCATAGTGGAGTAGCAATTACCGAACACGACACAATCGCATCGCACATTCGTGCAGAAAAATATTATAATAAAATCAAGAAAAATAATCCGAATTTCAAACTTATTAGAGGAAACGAAATTTATCTTGTAAGAAACGGATTAAATAATCAAAATTATAAAAAAGAAACAGACAGATATTTTCATTTCATATTACTTGCAAAAGACCTTGAGGGACATAAACAAATCCGCGAGGTCTCTTCGCGTGCATGGATGAAGAGTTATGTAACTCGTGGAATGAGAAGAGTTCCGACTTATTATCAAGATTTAATTGATATAATTGGAGCTAATCCAGGTCATGTAATTGGATGTACGGCATGTTTGGGAGGATGCCTTCCGACTCAGCTTATCCGTAATAGAGATACTGGCGCGCCTTCGATGGATTTAATCAAAAGATGGATTCAACAGATGCAGAGTATTTTTGGAGTAGACGATTTCTATTTTGAAATGCAGCCATCGTTTAATAAAGACCAGATTTATGTGAATCATAAACTTGTTGAGCTGGGCGCAGAGTTAGGAATTAAGTATATAATAACGAATGATGCCCATTATTTGAAAAAGGCAGATAGACCAATTCATAAAGCATTTTTAAACTCACAACAAGGAGATAGAGAGGTCGACGATTTCTATGCAACAACCTATCTTATGAGTGATGAAGAAGTGCGCGAATATATGGAAAAGGAAATGGGTGAAGAAGTTCTTCAATCAGCTTATCAGACAATTGAAGAAATTAGAGATAAGTGTGAAGATTATTCGTTAATGAAGCCATTAAAAATTCCAAGATTAAATTGGAAAACGTATAATATGTTTGATTGGAATTGGGCCATAACATATTGGGGAGAAAGGGTTCCTTTTTTAAAGAATTTTTGGAATTCAGAGTATTCTGAAGACCGTCGTTTAGCAGAAGCAATTATATATAAAATAAGTAAATATCATGAATTTCAAAATAAACGTACATTAGATGAAATTAATGCGTGTCTTGAAGATACATGGATTTCATCAGAAGTAAATGGAAGTAGATGGAGTGCATATTTTTTAAATCTTCAAAACATAATTGATGCGTGTTGGGATGCAGGAACTCTCGTCGGTTGCGGCCGAGGCTCAGGAGTAGGATTTATATTATTATATCTGTTAGGTATTACACAGATAAATCCATTAAGAGAAAAGAGTCAGACAAAGCGTTGGAGATTCTTAAATCCAGAGCGTGTATCGGTTCTTGACGTAGATATTGACATCGAGGGCGGCCGGCGCGCAGAAGTATTGAAGTCATTCCGTAATATTTATGGAGAAGATAGGGTTGCGAACGTATTAACTTTGAAGACAGAGAAGTCAAAGTCGGCAATTCAAACAGCTTGTCGTGGTCTTGGAATTGACAATGATATAGCTGCATATCTATCTTCATTTATCCAAGCAGATAGAGGACAGCTTCGAACTCTCAAACAAACATTCTATGGTGACCCAGACAACGGAATGAGCGCATCGGTTCAGTTTAGAACTGAAATGGAAGAGAATTATCCAGAGGTATGGAGAGTCGCGCAGGGTATCGAAGGACTTATAAATGGTTGCGGTATCCACGCAGGTGGTGTAATTTTTGTTGATGAACCGTTTACAGAGTCAACCGCACTTATGCGTGCGCCAAAAGGCGAAATTATTACACAGTTCGACCTTCATGATGCAGAAGATACAGGACTTATTAAATACGATATTCTTTCAGTAGAAGCACTTGATAAAATTCATAACTGTATTGATTTAATTTGTGAATATGGTTATGAGGAAAGAGAAGCCACATTAAAAGAAACATATGAAAAAATAATTGGTATTTACAATCTCGAAAGAGATAGTAAAGAAATGTGGGAGATGTGTTGGAATCATAAGGTAATGAGTTTATTCCAAATGGAGAAACAGTCTGGAATAAGCGGAATTGCAGCGATGAAACCAACATCAGTAGATGACTTGGCAATTCTCAACTCTGCAATTCGTCTTATGGCGACAGAAAAGGGTGGAGAAATGCCAGTTAATAAGCTTGCGCGTTTTAAAGCACACCCAAGCGATTGGGATTATGAGTTAAAGAAATATGGACTCGGCGCCGAAGCTAAAGAAATTCTTGAACCAGTATTGAGTACGTCATATGGTTTGTGTATTGCACAAGAACAGTTCATGCAATTGGTTCAGCTCCCAGAGCTAGGTGGATTTAATCTGACTTGGGCGGATAAGTTAAGAAAATCAATTGCGAAAAAGAATCCAGCAGAATATGATAAGTTAACCGATGAGTATTTTAAAACAATAAAAGAAAAAGGTTTAGATGAAAAGTTATGTACTTATGTATGGAACGTATTAATCGCGATGTCAAAAGGATATGGATTTAACCTATCACATACATTAGCATATTCGTTAATTGGATTACAGGAATTAAATCTTGCATATAAATATCCAACGATTTTGTGGGATTGCGCGTGTCTTATCTCTGATAGCGGTGGCGCAGAAAAAGAAAGTGAAGATGATGACGAAGGAACAGATAGAGAAGATGTTGGGGAAACCACTTATGACTTATCAATGGGAGTATTTGAAGACAGTGATGACGATGATGAAGATGAATCCGATATATCTGAATCTAAGTCCAAAAAGAAACCAGCAAAAAGTGCAAACTATGGTAAGATTGCTACAGCTATTGGAAAAATGAGTCATGAGGGCGTATCAATTGTTGCAACTGATATAAATCAATCAAAATATACATTTTCGCCAGATATAGATAATAATCGTATCGTATATGGATTAAGTGGTATTACAAAAGTAGGCGATGAAATTGTAAAGCAAATAATGGAGAATCGTCCATATAAGAATATTGAAGATTTTTTAAGTAAAATTAAAATTAATAAACCGCAGATGATTAATTTGATTAAGTCGGGCGCATTCGATGGATTATATGGCGGCGACCGTATAAAAGCAATGAATGTGTATATAGATTTGATTGCAGATAAGAAAAAGCGTATTACACTTCAAAATATGAAGATGTTAATTGACTTTGGCTTGATTCCAGAAGAATACGATTTACAATGTAGAGTTTACAATTTTAATAAGTATTTGAAAAAATTTAAATTTGGTAATTCATATGGATTAGATGATATAGCATTAGGCTTTTACTCATATAATTTTGATATGGATTTATTAATGGTTAGTTCTGAACCTCAATATATATTTCAAATTAAACAAACTGATTGGGATAAAATATATAAAAAGCAAATGGATATAATTCGTCCATTTATTCAAAAAAACAATGAAGAATTATTAAATAAAGTAAACAATAGATTAAGACAAGACTTATGGGACAAATATTGTTTAGGTAACATAAGTCAGTGGGAAATGGATTCGATTTCATGTTATATCCACGACCATGAATTAAAAAAGCTTAAAAATAGTTTATATGGAATAAGTAGTTTCAATAAATTACCTAATGAACCAATAGTTGACTATACTTTTCCTTCAAAAGATGGAAGAAGAATTCCGATGTTTAAAATTTGTCGCATTGCGGGAACGGTGTTAGATAGAGATAAAAACAAAAAAACGGTTACCTTATTAACAAATGATAGCGTAGTAACCGTAAAGATATTCGGTGATGCATTCACACATTATGACAAGCAAATATCTATACGGCGCGCGGATGGTACTAAAAAAGTAGTTGAAAAAAGTTATTTTAGCCGAGGAAATAAAATAATTGTAACTGGAATTAAAAAAGACGAAACGAATTTTTTAGCTAAAAAATACTCCAAAACTCCATACTCATTAGTAGAAAAAATCACTTATATACGAGAGGACGGAACAATAGAAACTACTTCTGAGCGCGCGGAGGCGGAATAATGTATACTACTATTATTACTGGTATTTATTTAATACACAACACTGTAAACGGAAAAAATTATGTGGGGCAAAGCAAGCATATTTTAAATAGATGGAACCAACATAGATGCGATAGTAAAACAAAAAACTATCCTCTATATCGAGCAATTCGTAAATATGGAATAGATAAGTTTGAATTTTCTATATTAGAAGAATGTGAAATTGATGAATTACCTTATAAAGAAGATTATTATATAGATTTATATAATGCTTATCTTCCTTATGGCTATAATATTAACAAACCAGAGACTCACTATACCAACTTATCTATTCCACAGCGTTATAAAAATATTATTAATCAATTACAAACCACCAATAAAACTTATAAACAAATTGGAGAACAGTTTAATTTGTCTGCGGAGCAAATTGGGCGTATAAATTATGGCTTAGCTTGGCGCATTCAAGGGCAAAGTTATCCAATTAGAAAAGGGTATAATGATTATGATAAAGCCCAAATAATTCCTCTTTTAAAAGAGGGGTATAAAGTCAAAGAGGTAGGTTTCATTTTAGGGACAACCGAGGCAACAATTCAAGGATATATGCAAAGTAATAATATACATACTAGTGATTTTCGTAAGCGTTTAACCTCAAATAGAATCACTAAGCAATATGATTTAAACCATAATCTTATAAACACATTTAACAGTATTAAAGAAGCCGCTGAATATTTTCACCAGTTTCACCCAGAAGTACAATATAATACTATTTTATGTGGAATTAAGCGCCGCTTGAATGATTCTAAACCTTATAAAGATTTTTATTGGACGGTGGAGGATAAACAATGAGTTATGGATTATATGATGCAGACCTTCCATACTATCCAATTCCTTTTTATAATTTGGAACTAATGAAATTATCCTCTTATTACAAACGCAAACGGGAAATAGTTGGGTTAGCGCCCAGCTATTCCCCTAACCGATACAACCATTTTATTGTACGTCAAGACTTCTATAATCCATATACGCAGTTACCTACATATTCGAACGTCGAATATGGCGGCCGCGCCTTCGACGGAGATAAATATAAGCCACTTCCATTAGATATAGAGCGCATGAAACCCGATATATCATTATACGGTAGTTTAAATCCAAAATTGGCACACGGTTACAATAAAAATGCTTTAAGTACAATGCGCCGCGCTGAACATGTAAGACTTTCTCTTGATGGAAGTACTGTTTGGAAAGACTTTGAAAAACAATTTCGGCATGACAGCGACAACTTTGGAATTATATTTCATGACTATAATTTAAACAATGTTGATGGCGCATTAGTACTAATTAAAGATAATCTAACTGATTGGATATCCAATTCGCTTGGCCGCCGAGTAGGTATGAAGTATCCGGTCATCGTAAACAATAAAACAGATTTAATATCTTGGTTAGAACTTCAGCCAATGGGAACCTATTTCTCTCTAACTCACCAGGGTTTAATAGATGAGTCATATATCCCAGAAATGACCGAAGTAATGCAAACTTCAGCGGCTTATCAACAACTATCTGTTGACTTAACCAACTGCTACACTAATGAAGAATTAATCAATGGTGGTATTCAACGTATTTTTCGCAACATCATAAATTTACGAAGTTATCATATCGTTTTTCCACTTATATATAATGAGAACTCTCTCATTGATGATGACTGGAAAAACGTAATGAAATTAATTGCTAGATATACACAGCATTTAGTAGTTAAAAGAAGGTCTGCGTTCTTCAATACGGTTGAACCTTTTGAAACACTATATAGCTACTGTTATGCCGCCATTAAACAATATCACATAAAAGAGCCAATATTAGAGAAAGAGTCTATACAAAAGATTTTTAATTTTGTAAGAGAAAATAATTATGATTTATTCAAAGACTTTTATGAATATCGTGGAGGTGAAGTAAGAAATGACAGGTGACGAAATTAGAGATAAAATTAATTTCAACAATCAAAAAATCCAGTCATTAATAGACCCATCTATATTCATTCTTCAACCGGAAGTACAAAAGTATATGGAAGATAATGAATATCTTAGGTCTATTTGTCCACACAAATATGAAAATGATGTTTGTATTTATTGTGGCGAAAAAATCAATCCTTAATATATTTTTAATTACTTAGGAGGGATAAATGCAATATATTAAAAAAAGAGACGGAAGAATAGTTGAATTTAATAAAAACAAAATCGTTAATGCTATATTAAAAGCTTTTGAACAAATTGATGGAGAAATCTCTACCTATGCAATAGATAAAGCCAATAATATAGCTACTTTTATTGAAAAAGAAAACAATAAAATTTTAACAGTAGAAGAAATTCAAGACTTGGTTGAAAACGGACTTATGTCTACAAAACGTAAAGATGTGGCAAGGGCATATATCCGTTATAGACAAGACAGAAATCGTGAACGTGAGTGGAATACGCAAATGATGGACCGCGTCGCTGTTAAGCTAGCCGCAACCGACGTACAGAATCAAAATGCTAATGTTGACGAATACTCATTCGGCGGCCGCAGAGGTGAGGCAGATTCGGTTATTTTTAAACAGTATGCACTTGATAATCTTGTTTCAAAAATGGCTCGTAATAATCATTTAAATAATGAGATTTATATTCATGACCTTGATGCTTATATTCTGGGGATGCATAACTGTTTAACAGTTCCATTTGATGATTTACTTGCCAATGGATTTAACACAAGACAAACAGATGTAAGACCAGCCAATTCAGTTAATACAGCATTTCAGTTAGTAGCCGTTCTGTTCCAGCTTCAGTCGCTTCAACAATTTGGTGGAGTAAGTGCATCACATCTTGATTGGACAATGGTTCCATATGTAAGAAAAAGTTTTTATAAGCATTTTAAAGATGGACTTACCTATATTGAAGAAGATTTTTCTTATTGGAATAATTATACAATGGTAGAGTTATCCATTGATGATGATATTTTTAAAATAAAGTCTAAAGCATATAAATATGCCATGGATATGACAGAAAAAGAAATCGCTCAAGCAGTTGAAGGAATGTATCATAACCTTAATACCCTTCAATCGCGCAGCGGCAATCAGCTACCATTCACATCAATTAATTACGGCACATGCACACTTCCAGAGGGCCGCATGATTATTAAAGCTCTTCTCGAAGGCTCAATCAAAGGAGTTGGCAAACTTCACAAAACGGCAATTTTCCCTTGTGGAATCTTCCAATATATGAAAGGTGTCAATGATAAACCAGGTACCCCAAATTATGACTTATATAAACTTGCTCTTGAATCAACAGCAAAACGCTTATATCCAAACTATGCCAATGTAGATTGGTCGGGCAACGCGGGATATGACCGCAACGACCCTAGCACATATTTCTCAACGATGGGTAAGCGTAAACTATAGCCCATCTAAAACCTCGTGAACCGCGCCCGCGGGTGTCACAATAGTGGCTAACGGTTAGGTCCCTAGTGGATGAGACCGTGCCAAGATTCTTCATAATATTCATTAAAAAGGAGACTTATTAATGATTATTGGAGAAATATATATAATAACAAATATTCAAAACAATAAAGTTTATATAGGACAAACAACTCGTCCTGTAGAATATAGGTTTAACAGGCATATTAATGATGCTTTAAATAACATATTAGATACTCATTTCGCTAGAGCCATTAGAAAATATGGCCCACAAAGTTTTAAACTTCAAGTTATTGATAATGCCGAAACACAAGATGAGTTAAATAAAAAAGAACAGTATTGGATTCGTTTTTATGACTCGGTTAATAAAGGATATAATGAAACTGATGCTATTTCTAAATGTGGCGGTAATACTTATCAATCTAAAACTAAAGAAGAAATGAATATTATTAAAGATAAAATTCGTCAAACAAAACTTGGTGCTAAAAATCCAATGGCACGAAAAGTAAAACGAACCAATATTAAAACTGGTGAAATTGACATTTTTGATACTGTTATAGCTTGTGCGCAAGCATGTGGAATCAAGAATGGCAAAACTTCAATTACTACTAGATTAAACGGTCAAATTAAATCTCCGTTTAAAAATACTTGGATATTTGAATATTATGAAGAATAAGGTGTATCGACTATCCCTGATGAGTGTAAGGGAGTAGAGTTAGAGATAGGCACTAACTCCAAGCGCGAGGCCACCGAAAGGTGGAACATATAGTCAGTGCTAATGGTAACATTAGGTTAACACGTGTAGAACTGCTAACGGATACGACATAAACGGATTCGGACAACTCAAGGATGGTAGAGGCAATATTTGCCCTGTCACAATAATTTTGCCAACTTTGGCTATGGAGGCAGGAAATGTTGAAGACTTTATGGTTTTACTTGATGAGAAAATTCACGAAGCAAAGGATATGTTACTTGAGAGGTTTGAGTATATATGTTCTCAAAGCCCATCCTCCGCAAAGTTTATGTATGAAAATGGCACAATGAAGGGATATATACCAGAAGAGGGTATTCGTTCCGCGCTGAAGCATGGTACAATTGTAATTGGTCAGCTTGGATTAGCTGAATGTCTGCAAATTCTTATTGGTTGCGACCATACTACAGAAAAAGGTATGCAATTAGCTAAACGCATTGAACAACTTTTCAAAGATAGGTGCGCTGAATTTAAGCAAACTTATAAATTAAACTTTGGAGTATACTATACTCCAGCCGAAAATCTTTGTTATACAGCTATGAAGAAGTTCCAAGAAGACTTTGGAAAGCTTCCAAATATCAGTGATAGAGATTACTTCACCAACTCAATGCATGTACCTGTATGGAAAGAAATTTCGCCATTTGATAAGATAGATATTGAATCTGAACTCACAGGATATTCAAGCGCCGGTTGTATTACTTATGTTGAGCTTGAAGGTGCTGTATTAAAAAATCTTGAAGCTTTAGAACAAATTGTTAACTATGCAATGGATAAAGATATACCATATTTTGCTTTGAACGTACCTGCAGATACTTGTCTTGATTGTGGTTGGCAAGGTGAAATTGATAACGAATGTCCAGAGTGTGGGTCTAAGAACATTCAAAGATTACGTAGGGTAACCGGATATTTAACTGGTGATTATAAAACAGCTTTTAATAAGGGTAAAATAGCTGAAACAGAAGATAGATTTAAACATAGTAAAAAATTAATGTTATGATTAGTGGAATTTATAAAATTGAAAATTTAATAAACCATCATGTATATATAGGATTATCTAAAGATATTCCGAATAGATGGCGCGGTCATAAATCTAATTATAATAATCCTAATTGTAAGGATTATAATATGGTGATTTATAAAGCAATGAGAAAGTATGGAATAGAAAATTTTACTTTCGAAATTATTGAAGAATGTAATGAAGAATTATTAAATCAAAGAGAGCAATATTGGATTGCTTATTATGATAGTTATTATAATGGATATAATTCTACATTAGGTGGAGACGAAAGTCATATTCATTTAGGAAAACCAATAGAATTATATGATTTAGAAGGTAATTATATTACTACTTATCCTAATATTACTGAGGCCGCAAAAGCTATTGGAGTATCTCGTAGTGCTATTTATGGTATTTTACAAGGATATAGATTATCCACTAAAAACTATCAATTTAAAATAGTAGACGATACTAAAATTATAAAACCATATAAAAGTCGTCAAGGTGGAAAATTAAAAGTATATCAAAAAGATGATAATAATAATATTATCAATACCTTTGATAGTATTAAAGAAGCAGCGACAACTTTAAAAATAGATAGTAGTGCCATTACAAAATGTTGTAAAGGTAAATTAAAACATTGTGGCGGCTTTAGATGGGAGTATGTAAATGAGTAGATATAGTGCAATAATACCGAATGATGTTGTCAACGGACATGGGGTGTGTGTCAGTTTTTTTGTACAAGGCTGCCCGCACCACTGTCCAGGCTGTTTTAATGAAGAAACTTGGGATTTTCATGGGGGTGTACCTTACACTCCCGAAGTAAAATGGAATATTATTAAAGCAATCGCAGCCAATAACATTAATCGTAATTTTTCAGTATTAGGTGGCGAGCCATTGGCGGCACAAAACATAGATATGACTTGGGAAGTTATTGACGCAGTACGTCATGCATATCCAACTATTGAAATTATTCTATGGACAGGCTATACTTATGAAGAACTAATGGTTCAGCCTAGTGAAAACCTATTAAATATATTAAATACAATTGACATATTAGTTGATGGGCCTTTTATCGAAAAAGAAAAAGACTTATCTTTACAACTAAGGGGAAGCCGCAATCAACGTATATGGATAAGAAAAAATAATCATTGGGAGATAAAAAATGATTGATGATTTACATGTAAGTTATGAGAAATTTCATAAACTTCATAAAAAAGTTAAAGAATTAAATATGAAAGAAATATCTTTTGAATTTTTAGTTGGTAGTTGTTTTCCTAAAGCTTTTGAAAATATAAAAGAAGAAATGCGTAGACAATATACTTTAGGTTATACTGAAGGACTAAAAGATGGTAGCAACAAAACGTCGGAGTAATCCGGCGTTTTAAATTTTGACAAAAAAATTTTTTTCTGATATAATATATATATAGAAAATGAAGAAAGGAGTCTTTATATGAAATTTGAAAATACACATGTTTATAATTTTGAAGGTAGTATCAGAGGTATGCGCAACCCCATGAACTCATGGGATAAGTCTGATAGCTGTTTTGGTTTAGTCAGTATTTTTGATGATGACTCATTAACTGATGTTTGTGATGCATGGATTGAAAACGAGAATATTAAACGTAGAGAGCGCGGACTCGAAGAATATAGTCATGATATGGAAGACTATAATGAGTATTATAATGTATTAGAAAAGTATGAACAATGGCTAAGCACTGAAGGTATTTTACGAGTAGATGAGCATAACCATGTTTATGAAGTTGCTTTTATTGGACCGGGCGACCTTAATTTGGCACAGAGGTTAGTTTTAGCAGGAAATGAACACGCTAAATTTATGAGACAAATCTTTGTGTCGGTCGATATAACGGCGCCATTGTATTGGTAGGTAATTCTTTCTGCCAATGAAATACTTTTCCTACTTATCGGTAGGGGTCGCATGAGCGGCTAACGGGGAACTACCCATAGAATCCCGTGGGAAACATAAAAGTTTCAAAATCTTAAAGAGTAAGAAACCTTTTTCTACTTATAAGTAGAAGGAGGAAAATAGAATGGAAAAACAAACTAGAAAATCAAAACCAAGAGTAGATATTACTGGTAAACAATTTGGGTATTTAACACCAATGTTTTATATAAAAGGCGGCAAGTGGCACTGTAAATGTCGTTGTGGAAATGAATTGGATGTAGATACTCGCAATTTAAATAATGGACATACAAAATCTTGTGGATGCTTACAAAAAGAAAAAGCTTCTAATAATACCATTGATATGTCTAATTATGAGGATGAAAACTTAAAAATTATTTCTCGCGCAGGGTCAGACGAACAAGGAACAGCGCTATGGAGATGTATGTGTAAACATTGTGGTAATTATTTTATTACTCGTGGCTCGTCTATTCGTGCAGGTTATGTTAAAAGTTGCGGATGTGTTCACTCTTTAAATGAACAAAATATTGCTAAGATGTTACAAGAAAATAATATTGAATTTGCCACACAATACACCTTTCCAGATTTATTTGGCTTAAACGGCGGCCATCTACGTTTTGATTTTGCTATTTTTAATAGTAATCATAAATTATCCCATTTAATAGAATATAATGGTAAACAGCATTATATTCAACCAGATGGAGACTGGGGTAATAATTTTGAAATCATGACTAAACATGATGAACTTAAACAAGAATATTGTAAAAAACATAATATTCGATTAGTTATCATTCCATTTAATATGAAATACTCTTTAAAAGATTTGTTATAATTATGAACCTGTAGAGACTATCCCCTCCACCTTCTGGGCAGGGGAGTAGGGCTACTATTGATACGTAGCGATGTTTTAGGAAACGAAGCATCTTAAATGCCGAAATGGTATCCTATAGAAATATAGTAAAAGATAGTCCACAAATGGGAAAGAGTTTGATACTTATAAAGTAGGCACGGTCGCAAACTCCACATCTACAATGCATAAACTTTCATCAATTCCAATTACAAAAGAAATGTTTGAATTCGATGGGCTTGACCTTATTGTAGCTTCAGGTACTGCTCCACATTCTGATGGATGGGAATATAGATTTGAAGATTATGTAGAAGACATAGTTACAATGTGTGAAAATTTACGTTTAAAGTTTCTTGAAACTGGCGATAAGGCTTACTGGCGCGCACTTATACAAATACTTCCAAGTGCATATTTGCAGACTCGTACTGTGACAATGTCCTATGCGAATCTACGTAATATATATTTCCAGCGTAAGAATCATAAACTGCGTGAGTGGACAGATTTTTGCGACTGGATTAAAACACTTCCTTATAGCGGAGAACTTATAACAATAGGAGAATAATGATGAGATTAATTAAGCAGACAGATGAATTTGTTGTTGACACCGAAGAAGAAGCTATTGCACTGATTGAGAAGGCACGTAAAGATTCTCATAGCGAAGGATATATACTCGGCGCCAATGGATATACCTATAAAACAAAGAAGGCCAAAGGTGAAATTATTGGAGAGGTTTGGGTATGTAAAATAACTAAAGTACTTGGAGGAGTTTGGGACGATTATGAATGATGAAGAAAAGAAAGGTTTAGAAATTATCGAAGAAGACACATTTGATTCTGAAATATCTGATGAAGAGCTCCAACAGTTCTATGAAGACAATCAAGATGCAATCGACCTTATCGGTGGTCTTGATATGTTTGAATCACTTATGAGTCTTGATGATGATTCTTTTAATGAGTTAAGACCGCAGTTCTTACAACTATTTGCAGAAACGCTTCGTGAGCCCGAAAGTATTACAGAGTTTAGAACACTTGCTATCGCGCAGGGCTACACAAAAGAAGCCGCAAGGGCTGATTTTGAAACTGCGCTCGAAGCAATTAACTCAATTGATTTCTTAAGTGAACCAAAGAAGGATTTTCTTAAAGAAATCTATACAATGGTTAGTAATCAACTGGAAGAAACTATCAATACAATGAATCGAGTGGTGCGTATACCCTGCGAACTTACCGAAGGAACCGATATTCCAACTTACGCTCACGATACAGATGCTGGGATGGATATATATTCTCCAGATGAATATACAATCGCGCCAGGCGAAACGGTTATTATACCAACAGGTATTAAGGCGGCAATCCCAGAGGGATATGCTTTACTTATCCAACCTAGGAGTGGTCAGTCGGCAAAAACTAAACTTCGAATTGCAAACACTCCTGGACTCATTGACAGCGGATACCGTGATGAAATTGGAGTCATCGTGGAAAACATTGAGCCACCTTTCAAAGATATCGACTACGAATTTGATTCCACCGGTAACATACACATTAAATCCATATTACATGGAGAATCTTATACAATCGCGCCGGGTCAGAGATTCGCACAAATGCGATTAGTTCAAGTTCCAAAGGCAGAATTCGTGCAAGTGGAATCTGTAGGAGAAATTGGCGAAGACCGCGGAGGCGGATTCGGTTCTACAGGTACGATTGGCTAAAATATATCTTGATGATGTAAGAAAGGCGGCGATAGAACATAATTGGGAACTTATATCAGAAGAATATAAGAATTTAGATTCAACTCTTGAATTTATATGTGAAGAAGGACATCATGTGTTTCTGCCGTATAAAAAGGTTAGGGACAAGTGGGAATGTCCTATTTGCATTAAAAATCAATTTACTTATTTCGATGATAAGATTATCCCAAAGAAAAAAGATAAACAGCGTTCAATTGGATTAGACCAGGCTACTCATATTACTGGTTATTCTATATTTGATGATGGAGAACTTATCTATGCTGGTACTTTTGAGGCGATCGCGGATGATGAAATTGAGCGTGATATTGAAATTAAAAACTGGCTTATACAGTTAATCGCTAATTGGAAACCTGATATTATAGGTATTGAAGGTATTCAATTACAACAATTAAACAATAAAACCGTTGGAGTAACAACTTATCAAACACTCGCACGATTACAAGGTATATTAATGGCTACATGTGCAGAACAGAAAGCCGATTATGTAATCGTACCACCTGCTACGTGGCGCTCTCATTGTGGAGTCAAGGGACGCGCACGAGCAGACAGAAAACGCTCTATGCAAATGAGAGTAAAAGAATGGTTTGATGTATCTGTTTCTGATGACGTGGCTGATGCTATTGGTATCGGTAAATATATAAGTGAAACACATAAGAAAAAAGTCGAAATATTCGATTGGGAATAATGGAGGTTAGTTAATGGTTAATGTAACAATGGACCAAATAATTGCTTTTAGAAATAATGGAGATTTCTTTGCGGAAACATCTCTTCCACTTAAGGGAGCTTATAAGTTAAATAAAATTAAGAAAGCAGTTGAGGTAGAAGGCGAATATTATGTAGAAAAATTCCAGGAAATCGTTAACAAGTACGCAAAGAAAGATGATAATGACCAACTTGTTTTTAGTGAGGACGGGAATCAGATTATGATTAAAGATGGCATGGTTGATGAGTGTAATCAGGCACTTGAAGACCTCCAGAATCTGGAAGTACAGATTGAGAATTATGGCCTATCCCTTGCAGACCTTGGAGAAGATGTAGAATGTACACCAGATGAGCTAGAAGTACTTATGCCTTTTATGGAATAAGACAAATAAAAAGAGGACTTAATAGTCCTCTTTTTTTATTGCTTATTTAAAGTTTCTAACTTGCGTTACATTTCTATAACTGGCGCCTTTTGTAATTTCTTTTTTAACTTTATCTACTACTCTATCTACGTCGTAATCTTTTTCAATCTTATCTACATGAATATTAATATCATACATTACGTCGCCGCCATATGAATTTGTAACCGCGCTAGTTGACTTCATTGCACTACTTAATACGTCGCGAAGTGCAAGGAAATTCTTTGTGTCTGTTGGATTAAGTACAAGCTCTGGTTTTGATGGGGTACCATCGAGCCAAGCTGGACCGGTATAATCAGCAAGACCACCGGTTTTATAACCATAAACCGCAAATTTTTTACGTGTTTGATTTCCAACCACTCCATCTTGACTAATACCAGTAGCTCTTTGAAATGCCTTAACTGCATTTTTCGTATTATTACCAAAATCTCCATCAATAGAGTTATGGTAATATCCCATTTGTTTAAGAGCCCATTGAATTGAACGAACTTGATTTCCTTTATCACCTTTATTAATTTTGCCAGAGGTTTGACTTGCAGCGCCATAAGGATTTCCATTGCCTACACGTGCTGCGGCTGCCGCAGCGGCCGCGGCCGCGTCGATAGCAGCTTGTTCTTGTTGTGCTCGAGATGCATATTCGAGTACTGGCTTTAAATCATTTAGTCCATATCCTGCGGCTTTTGCATCGTCATAGCTAATACCACCAGCACCAAATTCTGTGGCAGAAAAAGCACTCTTTAATTGTGGTAATGTAAATCCTGCATCTTTCAGCTGTTGAATGCCGAATCCCGCTCCCTTAAGAGTATTGGCATCATACCCAGCATTTTTAAGGGCTTTAGCATCAAATAAAGCATCAACTAATTCATCAAGACTAAATAAATCCTTTAATTCTTCAGCAGTAAATCCAGCTTCTTTGAAATCAGATGCATTACCAACATTGGCATCTTTTATATCTTTTGCGCCATATCCAGCATTCTTTAAAGCACTTACATCAGTTAGTCCACCTTCTGCAAGTTCTTTTGCAGTATAGCCAGCTTGTCGTAATTCTTCAGGTGTATAATTGCCTTCAAGCATTTGTTGAGCTGTATAGCCCAAAGTTTTAAGAATGGTCGCATCTGCTCCTTTAGCTTTTAACATTGCTGCAGAATTTTGCTTCTGCATTTCGGTTAAAATAGAAGTTGTATTTCTATCTGTAACATCTAATAATGCATTAGTGTTATGAGCAAGTTCGTCTTCTCTGCCAAGTTGTCCATTGGTTAATTCATTAAGTAATGCCGCGAGTGAATTCGTATCAGCTGTTAATGCATTAAAACTATCTTTGAAATTTGACTCCTCAACGGCAGTAACTAATTGAGCGAAATCAGATTCAAATTGACTTTCAAGTACATATTGTCCAGCTTCACCTTTCTCATCATATCCTTGAGCTTCTAACCATGCCGCTTTAATTTCTTCCTTATACTTTTCAGGGTCTTTCAGCCACATGTCAACCAATTCTTTATTGGTCGATGCATCAATTTGATTACCAGCTTCCATCAATGCGATTTGGCGCTCTCTTTGTTCAGAAGCCTCATCAGCTTGTTGTTGTAATCTATCAAGTAATTGATCTTCTAAAGTTCTTTGATATGATTGTTGTGAATCAGCAATTTCTTTTTCAAGTTGTGCAATTTCAACTTGATGTCCGCCCGCGGTATCCGCGCGCAGCATAGCAAGACGTTGCTGTTTTTGCGATATATCTCTTTCGGTCTTCGCATTATCTTCTTGTTTTCTACGCTCATCAAGTTTACGCTTAACCTCATCAAGTAAGTCTTTTAATGCGCTAGTGATTGAATCACTGATTTGTTTTGCATTATCCTTAGCTTCTTCAATTTCTTCTTCAACACCCTTAATAAGAGTATCTTCCATATCAGCAACATAATCTTGATACTCCTTAAGAGCATCATAGGTTTGCTTGATGAAGTCTGTTTGGTCTTTAATTGAATTATTAAACTCTGTCGCCGCGCTATCAAGGTCATCAAGATATTTCTTAATTGCTTCATAATCAGCTTTTGAATATGGATTAGCTTCATTATCTGCATTAAATTTTTCCCAATCAATTTGATATTGAATAGACCCATCAATATCTTTAAAAATACTGTCTGCAACATATTTATAGCCAAGCCTTGCGCCTGTTTCTAAATTTTTAGCCCACTCAAGTGTCGCAGTTTTGGTTGCTTCAGAATCCCAATCGGTTTTGGCTTCAAATTTTTTATATTTATTGACTTCGTCCTCATAACTTAATGCTGCCTCGAGTTCTCGCTGACGAGCAGCAACCATTTGTTGCTGATTTTTAATTTGTGCTTGAATAGTAGCATTATTACGTATTAATACATTTCGTGTATTTGCAATAGCTTTCGCGGTGTCAGTAAAGCCTGCGCCAAGTTTAGCAAGTTCAAGTTCTACTTGAGAAGTAAATCTATTTGTAAATGAAACTTCATTATTAATACGTTTTGTTAAACTATATACTTCAGTAAGTTCATTCTCCCATTGATAGAATGCTTCAGAAATTTTCTTACCAAGGTCTGCAATCTGTTGATCAGCATCAGCAATTGCTTTAAGCGCATTGCGCATTCCATCAGCCATATCCTTACCAGAGCTTACCTCTTTAAAGAGGGCCTCTTGTAAAGCTCGATTACCACCAGCAAAACTTTGAATTGCATTATAGTCGATTTTTCCATCACTAGCTAAGAATTGACCAATATTAATTAATGTACGTTGAGATTCTCCATTACCATCGGTCCAACTTACATATTGCTGTTGTGCTCTATAGTCTGCAAGTTGACGCTGGTTTGACTCAAGAAGTTCTTTGTTTTTTTGTTTAACTTGGTCTAATGCAGCGATTTGGGCTTGAGTTGTGCCAACTATGTCATTATAGGTCGTACCAATTTTTTCGAGATTCTTTTCGATGTCTTTGGTACGGAGAGAAATTTCTTCAGTTATTGATGCAAGGGACTGGTCAATATTGTATTGAACAGCTTCTTCAATTGACCAATTATTAATTGTAGGAGTTTTATCTTTTTTATCTTTTTTCTTTTTAGATTTACCCTTTTTACTCTTTCCTCCTTTTTTGGAAGATTTAGAGCCTGAACCCGAACTTGAACCGCCACCTTTTTTATGTCTACCTGCATGAGAACCCGCTTCAATTTCTTGTCGTTTCCGTAAAATATCTTCAGATTGCTCATGTGTATAAACTACAGCGTCAGATGGTAAACTAATCATCTGTGGTCCGTCAGCGCCGAGTATCATTGAACGACTTTCACTTGGTAACCAAGCTATCTCAAACCCTTCTTCACCAGTAAGGGTTAAACCACCACGTCCTTTAGGACCTAATCTGCCATAACGAGTACCAGAGGCTAAAGAGCCAAGTGATAGACTTCGACGTGGAGCAATATGATTGTTAATACCTTTGGCCCCACTAGGTTTATCATTTACAGTTTTCTTATGAGTAGTAATATAAACGTCTTTGTCTTTTAAATTACTAATTTCGTTTTTTAAAGAAGTAACTTTACTTGCACCACTAACATTGGCTGTAACACTGATGGTTTTAGGTTTTACATTAGTAATTATTGACCCTAGATTATTAACATCATCTTTACCTTTAACCTTGGCGCTAACATTTATAGTATTATTGCCTTTTGTAGCGTCTTTGATTTTATTTATACTTGTTAATGCTGTATCTGTTGATTTTCCTGTATTTGCAGTAATTGTAACTGTTTGTGGTTTAGAAGCAGCTTCTATTACAGTATCAATTTTAGTTTTGGTAGCATCTAATTCAGAGTCTTCAGTATGTATAGTTACTGTAGCTTCTTGATTTTGTACTGTTGATTGTCCAGTATTGTTTTGTGGTTGCGGTTGTTTAGGTTCAGGGGTAGAAGTTGGAGTATTAAAAGCTTGTTTAACTCCATCCCAAATATTTTTCCAAGTTGTACGAGCTTTTTCTGCTGCTTCTACTTTAGGGTCTTCAGTAGGGGTACCTTCAGTAAATGCTTGTTTAACTGAAGTCCACAAATCAGACCATTGTTGTCTTGATTTTTCACCTGCAGCAACTTTAGGGTCTTCGGTAGGTGTATTTGTTCCCTCTTTTAATCCTTGTATCCACGAATCAAACTTTTCCTTTGCAGCTTTTCGAGCTTCTTCTTTCGGGTCTTCTGTAGGTGTTCCAATAGTAAAATTAGAACCTTTATTACCATAACTTGCAGGCTCCCAATCACTAGTGCCGCTTTGATTAGAATCATTAGGCTGATTAGGATTTTCAGTACCTTTAATATAGGAAATATATCCTTGAGCAATAGCTTCTCCAACAGCATTCCAACGTGAGTTTTCTGTTATTTCAGTTATCTTATCAGCAAATGCTTGTGAATCAGCTAAATCTTCTTTTTGTAGCTCTACTCCATCATAAAATACCTGTGCACCATTTTCAATTGCTTTTAGAGCTTCAGTACGAGCCATTTCATTGGCTTGTTCTGCTTGGAACCCATCAGCAATTGCTCCACTAATGGCAGCCTTTAAATCTGTTGACCCTTCAATACTTTGGCCTTGACGAGTTTGTGCAACATATTGAGAAATCCAAGAAGCAGTAGTATTTTTGCCTAATTCTGCTTGACTATACTGAGTATTAAGTGAAGCTATGTCACCAGTACCCATTAAAACATTACCTTTTTCATCAATATTTTTAATAATATTTAATTCATCTTCAGCAATGCCAGCAGATTTGGCTATCGCCGCTGTAATTTCTTGCTCTGTTTTATTCTGCGCTGCGGCAAGTGTTTGAATTTCACCTTGGGTTATATTAATATTGCCATCTGCACCTTTACGACTAGTAATGTAATCGCCATTTTTTAAAGCAGCATTAAAATCATTAGCGGCTAATTCGGTTTTAAAATCATAAGAATAATTTGCAAAGTCTTCAACCATCAACTTTGCCCATTCTTGCGTAATTCCCCTAGTTTCAGCAAGCCAATCTACTAATTCTTGAGTGGTTTTACCCTTGGTATCCCAAATGATATCTCCACCTTCACCATAATGAACATCTTGAATGGCGCTAGAATTAGCCATATCAACCCAGGCCTGCTCAAAACCATCAGAATATTTTAATATGTCTCCAGACATATTATTTAATGCTTTTTCAATATTACCGCCAGATTTTTCTAATTCATTATTCCAACGTTCTTGACCTAGAACAAACTTAGCATAATTTTCTAATTGTTGATTACCAAATTCACCATTGTCATAAAGTTCTTTCCATTTTTTAGTAGATTCTTTAGCGAAATCTTCTGACTCTCCAGTATCTACACCCCAATCAAAGTTTTCAATTAACGAATGAGCTTCCGCTAACGTATCTTCTAATTGATTTGCAGTTGATAAGAACTTAAGTAAATTTTCATTTAAATCAAGAATGGTAATATTACCATCTGCGCCCATTGCATTAAGGGCCGCAGCGACTCCACCTGCTGAAATGGCGCCAGTATCAAGTAAATTATTGAGCGAACCGCACTCTTTAGCCATTTCTTGAATAGAAGAAGCATTAAGCTTACCTGAAGAATCCGCAAATTTGTCCATATTTTCTGCCATTTCTTGAAAATCTGAACTATCGTAGAATTCTTCAAAAGCTTCTCCTAATAAGTTTGAAGACTCACTAGAATTACGTAAACTATTTCCTAAATTTTGAACATCCTTATCTGCTGACTTAATCATATCATTATATGCTTTTAATCTAGCAGTAGGACTACTCCAATTAACATCTTTGATAATGCTATCTAAAGCAGTAATAGATTCTTGTGTACCTTTGGTATAAATATCTGTTGCTTGTTTTATGAAGGTACGCATAGTTTCAACACCAGCACCTTCAGATAAAGCATTACCTATAGATGATAAAGTATTTTTTTGCTCTGTAGTTAATTTATCTAATTGTTCTTTAATTGCTTGTTGATTAGCTTTTTGTGCTTTTGTGGTAGCTTGTCCATTTTCATCTATTAATTGACTTACATCAGCAGAAGTAGTTTGCGCGAGCATCGATGCCAAATCTGCGTAAGACTGAGCTTGAGTTTCAGCGATATTGGTTGCTTTTTCAGCTAATTTATCAGTTAATTCATTCTTATATTTATCAGGAGCTTCTGCTACAGCATCGGCACTAACTCCAAGTACTGCAGCTATTTCTTTTTCACTTAAAGCATCAACAGCACTTTGTAATTTATCTGGATTAGTGATAAGATTTTCTAATAAATCACTATCTATATCAATATTATTAGACATAATATCACTAAATAAATTTCCAGATTCTGCAAAAGTATCACCTAAAGCATTGCTAAATTTGCTATCAATGCTATTAAGCATACTATCAAGTGATTTACCATCTGCCTCGAAATTAGTAATAACCCTAATTTCTTTAACTGCATCTTTAATGGTATCTTTATCTACATCAATTTCATTACCTTCAACATCAGTAAGTTTTTTTGTAGATTTATCATATTTATAGCCATAAAAATCAGCATATTCTTGTTTTAAGTCATGAATTGATTCACCCTCAAGATTGACTGCATTTTTACGAGCATCATATTGTTCTGCCATAATAGCAGAAACTTTTTCACGATTATGTATTTCTTTATCAACTAAAGCTGTATTTACAGCATTTAGTTTCGCCATTTCTTGTTGTGCTTTAGCTTGTTGTTCGACTAAATCAGCTTCTTTTAAGCGTTGATTATAAGATTCTGTAGTATCAGTACCTTTAATCTTACGCATTTGTTGAGCCTTTTGACGAGATTCTTCACTATTTAAATCAGCAGTTTGAATTAAATTTAATGCACTTGCATTAGCTTGACGTTGCTTTTGATATTCTTTAACCGCATTAAGACCTTCACCACTAATGTGCATAAGACCATTCTTATCTGTAGTTAAATAGTCATTAAGCATTGGATACTTTTTAATAAGTTCCATTATTTGCTCATTAGCATTAACAAGCTGTTCATTAAATGCAGCTGTGCCTACTACCAATCCGTCAAACGCATCTTCATTGGTTTTAACTTGCTCAATTGCATCAGCTAACTCAGAAGTTTCTTGTTTTGCTGAGTCATACGCTTCAGAAGCTGCTGCAGCTGCATCTGTTACTGCTTCTAAAGCTCTTTTATTTGCTGTCGCAAAATGATGAACTACTGCTATTGCTGCAGCTATAGCGGCAATAATTAATAATATATGCGGTGGAATTTTAGTGAAAACCCCTATAAAAGCTGAAGCTCCAGCTTTCAATCCACTTAATCCTCCGCCTGCAGCAACGGAAGCAGTTTTAGCCTTCATAAAAGCAGTTACTAATTTTCTGCCCACTTTTACTGCAGTGTCGCCAACTGTCACCATTAATGTGCCAATACGCGTTAAAAAATTACCAAAAGGTTCTAATGGTGTTCCTTGTAAAACAGAACCAAACTGTTGTAAACTCATTCCTGCACTACTAATTTTGGTTCCTAATCCATCAAACCTTGAAGATAATTGCTCTACTCGTTCTTCTTCTCCAGATAATTGAGTAAAATCAATATTACCCTGAAAACGATTTTGAAATGCTATAGTTGCTAATTCTGGTTTTAAAGTACCATTATTAACCTCTTGCTGAATGCTAAGCCACAATTTATGGCCCGCTTCTTTACCTTCTGCAGTTAAAGCTGACTGGTCAATAAGATTATCTACAGCTATAGTAGTATTCCAAGGTATACTATTAATTTGTTGTTTAGCTTTATTAAATTGTTGAACTATTGCATTAGCTATTTTACCACTATTAATATCTTTAACAATAGGTGCGCTAAACTGACTTTGTTTTATAATTCCATTAGTAGGTTTATTCGTTTCTCCACCAGGTTGATTATTTTTTCCAGGGCGAGCCCAACCCGCATTAAATCCTTTAGAGAATCCTTCTCCACCAAGCCATCCAAAAATTCCTCCTGATATTGCACTAGCTCCACGACCACCGAGTTTAAGTAAACCCACAGTAGAAACTAAGGTCAATAAAGATTTTGTAACTCCCTCAAAAGGTTTTGGCGGAATCTTTCCAAGTATATCAATAAATTTATTGATAATTGTAAATCCTTCAGTTAAAGCACTAACACCAAATTTTAAAATTTGATTATTCATTAATCCCATGGTAAATTGGTCCCAAGCATTTTTCAGCTTATTTAATTTAGCTTCCATGGAATCTAATGTTTTCTCAAATTGTCTTTGACTCGCACCAGCACTATTATTTGCAGCATCAACCAGTTCCATTGTACGCTCATAATTACTCATCATAGCAATGAAACGTGACTGTTGTCTAGAACCCGCTGCAATGGTCGCTATATATCTTTGCTGTCCTTGGCTTAATGAATTCCATTTAGATGCAATCTCTAAGAATACATCGTCCAAGTCACGGAACTCACCTTTTGTATTCATCAAGTTAACGCCAATAGTTTTTAATGCCTTATCAACTTTATTGGCATCCATTGCAACACCCTCAGAATCAATCAGCTTTGTAGGGTCTTGCTTCATTTCTTGGAATCTAGCTACAATAGTCTTCATCGCAGTACCTAAATTCTCAGGTGCCTCACGGGTTGTTTCAATCATCTGAGCAAGAAATGCGGATGTAGTAGCAAATTCCATATTAGCAGAATTAGCAATTGACGCGGTTCTTTCCATAGCAGAGCCGATTTCTTTAGTATCTGATGCTGTAATCGCAGCTAATTCTGAATAAATATCATTAATTTTTTGTGCTGACTGCTGATTAATCTCCATATTAAATCCACGGAGTGCCGCAGTCATCATATTAGTTGCATCGGCCGCACCTAATCCAGCAATTCTTGCCATTTTTAATGTTTCATTAGCAAGACTCATTGCTTGATTAGTGTTTAAACCCTGTTGATAATACAGTGTTGCAGCTTCATATACATCTTTAATAGTAGAGCCAAGTTGATTAGCTTGTGCAGTATAAGTAGGAAGCATATCCCACATATCGCCAACACTAAAATTAGTAACTACTGCAGTTTGAGTCATTGCAGCATCAAGTTCTTTAACTGTAGCGAATGCATCACGAGCAATATCACCAACCTTTCTAATAATTTGAGTTAATCCAAAATATTGCTGTATTTGTCGACTAATGTCTGTAGCTTGTCGATTAAAATTAAACTCTTCTTGATGCATACGTTTTAGCGATTCAGTCAAATTATCAACTTGATTACTAGCTTGATTATATCCATCAAATTCATTTTTAATCCCTTGCGCAGCCTTTTGTTTTGTCTCATCTAATTCTTTTTGTAAATCGTTTTGTCGCTCAATTAAAGGATTCATCGCCGCTTCTGCTTGTGCGACGGCACCATTCATAACACCAATCGCGGCAGTTAACTGTTGATATTTTTCTGCGCTTAAAGTACCTGGCATTCTCGCGCCAGTCTCTGTAGTGCGTGGAGCAACTTTTTTAGCATAATTTTCTAATTCTTGTAATTGTTTCTTAGCTGCGGCAATCTGTCCAGTATTAACACTACCAATAATCTGACTTAACAAACCATTGTCGCCAGATATTTTAGAATTTTTAGTTATGCTTCGAATATCAGCAAAAGCTTTAGTAAATGGAGTAGTATCAATCTTAACACTACCAATCTGTTTAACAACACTGGTTAATTCATCCATAATCTTTTTAACTTCACCAGTGTCGAGATTAAGCATATCTTTCATATCAAGCTGAGTAAGTTTCTGTGCATCCTTACCAATTGCTTGATATAAACTGCGCATATTATTTAAGGATTTTTCTACTTGATTATAATCGCCTTGAGTTTTAACACCTTCAGTGATTTTCTTCTGATATTTTTCATATTCCTTATAAAAGGCAGTAATATTTTTGTTTAAACTATCACCTAACTTATCTGGTAGTTTAAGTTTGGCTAAGGCTTTTTGCACACTGCCGACATTACTGACAACGTCGCTAAAATCACCTATACCTTTTATGGTTACGCCTATAACCTGGTCACTCATATTTACCTCCAATAAAAAATAGCGTTAATTAAAAATTAACGCCATTCGGAATCTCTATCTATATCATCTTCCAAGTAATATATCTCTAAGGCTTTTGAATTTTTCGCATTTCCAATCGGTAAAGCCGTTCCACTAAACTTCCCTACCACTGGCTGCGCATTTGTTCCTAAAGTGAGATTAAAGTCTGACGTAATTTTTAATTTCGGAATATAAATAATTGCCGTATGAGTTTCGCCAGTTATGTCATCTTTAATTCTCGTACGTCCCTCTAAAGTCACATACCCCTCAAAGATATCTTCGCCAATAAAACTCACATCCGCGCCATTATCATATCCATATTCATAATCTACAATAACATCCTTATAGACTAGAGGGGTTTGCAGTATAGCTTGAGTTTTATCAACCCAAGTTAAATTCGTCAGTTTCTCACCCGTTTCTTTATTATAAACAAAAATCCACGAATCTATAGGTACGTGGGTTAATGTAATTTTCCCTTCACTATCGGTTTCAAGCTCATCGCGTTGTGCAATCCGTACAATTTGATTCTCACCGATATTAACTAATCGAGTATTTGTCATAAGTCCTAATTGAGTCTTTGAAAATACTCCTTGCGTGAAAATTAAATTTACTCCCTCAGTCCTGTTCCAAACTACCAACTTTCGATTATAGTAGCCACCTTGTGCGGCTACTTCTTTATGTATTTCTTGAAAGTTACTAATTTGAATTTTATCAAACGCCGCAATAACTTCACCCGCGGCAATTTCTCTACCTTTTATCTCTATAGGATAAGTGGATTTTAACTGCACAAAGTACAGTTCTTGCATACCGAACTTATTATCCATATATGTCTCCTAAACAAAAGCGGAGAGACGTTACCGCCCCTCCGCCATAAGTTGCTTTATTAAATTATTCTCCTGGTACGAAATCCGGGTCATTCTGCGAAATTCCGGAAACTGCAGCGTTAGGATTTGTATAAGTGTCATGATTATTTTCAAAACCATCAAGAACAGATGCAACGCCCTTATTACCAATAGCGTCAGCACCGCCAGCACCAATATTGTACTTAACAAGCTTAACCATTGAGCCACTCTCGGACTTCAGGCACTGAACTGTCATCGAGAATGTAGCAGGGTCTCCATCAGCTTCCATTGTCAGGCTAACATCCTCAGCAGAAACCTTTCCCTTTGGAATGATGAACTGAAGGAATTCGTCCTTACCGGAAGCAACGTTTCTAGCATATGTATCGCCAGTGATGTAATAAGTATTTGAATTGAACTCTGCACCGATATCAATTGTAACACCGCCATTGATAACGCCATTATTAGCAGTTCTGCTAGTAGCACTTGATGTGCAGTCTAATAGGTCAAAAGTAATAAACTCAACAGCCTGCTTTCCATCTGTGCTCTTTCCAGTAGTCCAATCTACTGTAGCAGCAGCCATTGGAACTGGGTCAGCAACTTCTGTACCATCAGTCTTTTGATAGCTAAATGCAGATACTAAAGTTTTAGCAATGTAAAGCTTATTACCAGCGATATCAAAAGTAAGATAATCAGTTGAAACCTGCTTAATGTCTTCAAGGCTGTAGCGAAGAGTCTTCAGAACTTCCTGCTTATTTCCATAAACCTTCATGTCTCCACCGAACATGATACCGAGAGACTTAGCGCTGTATACAGCATCCTCCATCTCGATAGTAAGCTCTTTGTTAGTATCCCAAGAAAGAATCTTAACGTTACCTTTACCACCTCTAGCGTCAACAACTTCAGAGCTCTGGCTCAGAGTTGATGTCTTAAGAGTGTCCAGATAAAGAACTGGAGCAGAAGGAGCGCCCTTCGAGTCTAACTCGTAGAACATAACGTCAGCGACTTCTTTGATAGCATATTTATCAAGAATAATTGCCATATTATATAGCCTCCTATAATTCTTTTTCGTCTATATTTTTTATCCAATATTTTGGTTTAACTTTTTTACTATCCGCGCCAGCAAGAAGCGCACGTATATCAATATCGTATTCTTCCTTTTGCTGTTCCATTGCAATTAACCAATGAACGCACGCATAGCTCATCTCTCCAATATTAAGTGGATTTAAACCAATTCCCATACAACAAATTGCAGTCAGTAAAGTTCCCAAAGTTGGAGCTTCTTTAGCTTTTTTTCTCTTAAGTAACTCTTCACTTTGCTTAATTTTCATTTTATATCGTTTAATGCGCGGGTCTAGGTTTTCTTCCTCTGGGTCGGGTGCCTTCTCGGCCTCCACTCCCATAACCTTACGTATCTGATTTTGAAATTCGAAATAATTCTCCGCAGTAAGCAGCCTTGGATTTTCAAGGTCTACGTCTGGGTCTAATTCATCTTCCGACTTCCCAATCAACAACATCTCAATCTCCGGAACAATAGTAACCGGTTCATGCACAAAATATTGAAAAGCTTCTTCAATTTTCTCTTTAACCACATCATCTTGATAATAGTTAATTAATAAATACTGAAAAGGAGTTGGAACCCTTTGCACATTTTCGTCTTGTAAAAACGCTTTATCCAACTCCTCTTGAGTCATTGTAAACAATGATTGATAAATACCGAAATCTTTATTACCAACCACATCTTTTACTTTAGGGGGATATATTTGACAAATCCCTTGGAAGTCAATCGGAAAGCCAAGTAAAATTTTTTCATCAATCATAAGAAGTTAATACGAAGGTTTGTTCATAGGCAGAAATTTCTTCAGTTAAGAAATTTAAACTGAAATCTCCGCCAGTTAACTTACCTAATCCTTCAATCTTCTTATTATTTAATGACTCCTGAACTTCCCCCATAATAGCAAAAGGCCTTAAATTAGTATCTTTAATAATCCATTGAGTCATTGGCACAAAAACTTCAACACTAATCATTACATTTTTAAATTCATTGTTTGATGCTAAACCGCGGGCTCGCGCGATTCGAAGTGCAATAATTGAGTGCGCCGTCTCTTTTGGACCAACACGAGGAACTATTTTAATTAACTTCCCAAATACCTCATTCTGTATTTGTTCTTCGGTTAAATCCTCATGACTCAATGGGTCTTTATCAGTGTAATATAATAGTTTTAGTAAGTTTTGATTGGCTAAAAGCCTTTTCACTATATATTGAGCGTTAACTCCAATGTCTTTACAATTTCTTACGTTCATATCTATTTACCTCCATTCAACCAGAAGTAGTCATCGTTATTATCCCCTTCCTTCTGCTCTGGCGGTGGAGTTAAATCTCTAATATATTGTGGGTCTACTGATACGAATTCAACTCCAGGAGTTGACTGCATATCATAACCAGTAACAACATAAGCTTCTTTTAATCTGCCTTCACCAACTTCTAAATAATCGTCTTTTCTTAAAAACTCATTAACTGGTAAAATAAAGAAACTTAACTTTAAATTTTCAGTATATAATACCTTACTTCTACTACGTGATTTTAACTCATCTTTAAGCATGTTATCTTCCTGACCATAGAAGTATGCCCAAGAAGTCTGCTCATTACCATCTCTGTCTTTCCAAGTAAGAAAATGAGTCATCTTCAACATAATATATCTATTATATCCACTAGCTTTCATATCTTCTAAATAATAAATAAGCCAAGGTCTTAATTCATAATCCTTATCTGGGATAAATAAAATTGTTCCATTCGGCATATCTAAATGTACGTCGGTTAATAAATACTGCATCGTTTTTGTTTCATTCTGTCTCATCGGTGTAAGTTCGCCCTCGCGCACTTCTCCGTCGTATTCAAATTCCACATAATAAACCGACTTCATCAACTGCCTATGGAAATTTTCTTCTCTCTGACCTTGTAAACGAGATTGAAAGTCTACTCCATATCTATTTAACCTCTTTAAATATACTTCCTCATAGTATCCCATCGTCTCCCTCCATTTGTTTTGAAAGTAAAGACATACAATCAAAAATTGTACTTCTAAAATACTCATAACGTAAATATCTCAAAGAGGAAATTTTATGAAACAGGGTATAATAATTAATGGTTCTTTCCTCTGGGTCAAAACCATATAACTCAATAATAATTGAGTCTAAAAACTTTTCCCACTCTCTTCCTTTCTCGTATTCGCAAAGTAATCCAAATAGTTTATTCTTTAAACTATTTGCATATCCTTCATCCATACCAGGAATATATTTCATTTTACTCTCCTGCCAATTGTCTATATGTAAATGGCTGGCCCTTGCGAGAACGATAGTAAATACGTTCTAACTTCAATGCTTTATATTCCTCTCTTTCAAGTAATTGTTTTAACTTATCTATTAAATTAGCTTGTGAGAAATCTCTTTCAACATATAATGGCTTAACATTCTCCCATGTCATAATGGTTCTATTAAGCCATTCGCATTTCATATAAGTTGCAAGTATTTGAATCTCTTCATTGGCTACATTTTCATCAACGAACATATCATCTTGAATCTCCAAGCTAACCCTAGGAAACTTAAAATAAGGAATCGCCGCATCTAATAAAGACCGCCAATCCATTTCTCTTTCTTCATCTGTCCAATTTAACCATTCGTCTTCTAACATTTTAGATAGAAACGCATCATATACGTCATAGACTGAAGCCATTTTATTTCTCCTTTGCTACGGCTTGGTCGTCCCTATTTAACTTAATGGCCTTCATAATATCAACATCTACGTATTGCTGAATAATTTCAGACTTATCATAGTCCATAATCTCATTTGCAATAGCATATGCCGCCAGTTCGTTAATTTGTTCAATTGGAAGCTCTTTAATCTTCTGTCTAAATTCTGAAACCGGCATTACCTTAAGATAACGCTTTCTCTGTTCATCATTCAGAGTAATAATATTTACTGGCTCCTTTGCTCCATCTGGTTCAAGACCCAGCGCAATCTTAACTTCCATGTCATCAATGCCAAGAATACCATTCTTAAACATATTCTCAACACCAGGACTATACATAGCCTCTTCTAACTGCTCAAAAGGAATTACTGCTGTAGCACCTTTTCTTTCCCAAACACGTCTAAGCCTTAAGTCTGGTACTGTCAGCACAACCCTTTGTGAAACTAAACTTACAACTTTTACTTTCTTATCCATTTTAAATACTCCTTTTAACTCCTAGGTCTTACGTACACTGCGGCCAGTCGCCCTCGTACAGACATAGACGACACCTCATGCCGCGCATAGACGGGCGGCCGCGCTTCAACGTACAACCTCAACATATTACAAATAAATTAGGGAGGGGACGAACCCCTCCCCTATTTAACCAATTATACGTTCGGATACATCTCCTTATAAGTCTGAGCGATTCCCTCATTCTTATAAATTCCCCAGTTATGATAAGCAAGGATAGCTGTTCCGAGCTTTCTATAAGTATGAATCTCCATGGATTGGTCTGCATTTGTGAAGTCCCAAATCTGAGTCTGTCCTTCAAATACAACCTTAACAACTCTCTCACCACCAGTCGGCAGTACGTAAGCAAGTTGTGGGTCAATCCAAGTCTCTACGTTGTTCTCATCAACAAATGATTGCGGAATCTGAACAATCGGAGTTCCTCTAAAGATATTGATGTATCCCTGGTTGTGGATAGCATCGATGTCCTGTGGATGATATACTCCACCATAGTTGCCATTAGCAGCAACCGGAACGATAGCATCAGCACCCATAGCAGCAACGAATTCAGGCGGTGCAAAGATAACAGCGCCAGAACCATAGCTTCTAACTGTCGAGATGAGCTTCATCATTTCCTGGCCATCAAAGTCATTACCAACTGTTACGTTAGCTCTGTTGTTAGCCGGAACACCCTGTTGAGTAACAGCAGCGCGCAGTGCTCTCTGAACCTCTTGATATACTGCATCAGTCTGAGCCTCTGTCAGAATTCCAACGAGCTCAGCCATGTTTTCAGCACCATCAAGCATTCTCTCGAAGTCGATAGAAACGGCTCCGCCGATAGCGTGAGCGCTAACTTCGAAAGTGCTATTGTCGAGTCTGAAACTCTCATATACACCAGACAGACCAACCTGAGTAAGGAACTTTCTTGCTCTGCTTCTGCCCAGCTTCTGTCTGAACAGAGCCTTCTGACCTTGTCCAACCTGTTGAACCTCTGCGAACATTCCTACAGCGTCGATAACCTTGTTAGGAACGATTTCGTCAGCAGCCTCAATTATAATTTCATAAATGTCATATCTGTTCTTCATGAACTGATTGACGGAACCAGCTAACTCTCTGAATCCTTCGCGAAGAGCATCATCAACGTTCTCTACAGAATAGTTAGTTGGAGCCTGACCCTTAGCCGCATATACAGCTAATTCTTTCATTTCTTTAATAGTCATTCTTCATACCTCCCTATTATGCTTCAAGAACCTGGAACTTCAGAGCAAACTGATTATCCGGCATTGTTGTCTTCTCAACAACAAGCAGTACAGGACCAGCACTTGGTTTTGTAGCCGAAACCTTAATAGCTCCCGCGTCACTAATTCCACCATAAAGTGGAGTAGTAGCGATATTACCACAAGCTGTCTCAAAATTCTCGTCAGCAGTCTTTGCTGTTGCTCCCGAACCAGTATCAGTCCATTCACTATCATCATAACCAATACAGTTAGTTGTGAACAGCTCACCAACCGACAGGAAGCCAAGTCTAGGAAGGAATGTACCCCTCTCAAGCTTGAAATTCTTTAAAGCATTTGCTCTTTCATCATACATATGCTCTGTTGTATAGTTTAAAGCAACCGGCATCTTTGCAACATTAGCAGTAGTAGGGAACTTAACTGTTCTATTAACTCTATCTACTGCAAGCAGCATTCCATTTTCAGCTGGAATCGAAGCGAAATCAGTAGCATCAAGGGCACACTGAGCCTCAACTCTTCCATCTCTACGGAAAGATACCTGGTTAAGTTCTAATTGACCAAAACCGTCAATTACGAATCTTTTAAAATTACCGGCCATAATAAATCCTCCGTTTATTATTTCTTCTTATTCTTTTGTCTTGCTAAAATAGCCTCGATTCCAGTGAGGTTCTCCTCTGGCTTTGGAATGAAGTTATCTTCTGCGTTAGTGAAAATTGTCGACTTAGATTGAACGAGAGCAAAAGCAAGTTCCTTATCTAAATCTTCTTTAGTGAACTCGTTGAGTCTGTCTTTGAAACCTTCAAGGTCTTCTTCATCAAGAAGAGTGCTGTATTTAGCAATAACAGCTTCCTTTTCTTTCAGTTCTACATCAGCCTTAAAGCTGTTCAGCTCTGTATTTTCAGAAGTCAGAGTTTCAATTGTCTCTAAAGAAGCAGTATAATTACTATTAGCTTCCTCTAATTCATTCTGAAGTTTTTCATTATCCTGTTGTAAAGTAGCGATTGTAGTATCATTCTCTTCAATTTTGGAGTTAAGTTCTCCAACTTGAGCAGTAAATTCTTCTACTTGAGTATTCAGACCATCTACAACCTCGTCCAGTTTCTCATAAGTATTGTTATTCATAGCATGAAGAACGTCCAGCGCGTGCTTTTCATTCTCATTAACATCTACGATATAGCAAACTTCCATCTTATCAATGGCAAGAGAATCTGTCTCATCATCTTTTGTATAATATGCTCTATTGTATTCACCAGTTTCAAACTTAAATACTACTGCATACTCGTCATAAACATCGCAAATTGCATAGTCCATGACATATTCGTTCTCTTCATTGAATCTATTATTTAAAAGAGTCCAAAGCATATTATACTTCTGATTATCAGAAAGTTTAAAATTCATATGTTTTTCTCCCTCCAAGTTCTGCTTTTGAAATACATCAGTGCCTTGTAAATCAGTCATAAGAGTTTTAACTGAATCTACGAATGTGTAGAAAGCGGCGCCTTCAAAACAAGGCTCGTAATCTTCACCAAGTGCCTGTAAACCAAGGAAACGACCTTTTGTAAACACAAAATATCTCTTTCCACCAATATACTGCCACTCACCATCAATAGAATCAGCGTATAACTCCATCGACTGCGACTTCTGAACTATATTAAAAGCTTCTTGTTTATATAATCCAGTAAAAAGATACACATCAGTGCATGCATATGTTCTTTCTACTCCGTCTACATCAAGATGGTTCTCCCATGCGAAGTTTGGATTTTCTGGAACAATACCATAGATACGTCCCTCATATCTTTCTCTTCCATGGTCAGTAAAATCATCCTTCATAGTATCATATATGCCCTTAACAGGCACATATGGAAGTGTTGAAATTAACTGTTCCGCAAACTCATCTGTAATAAAGGTGCCATTTCGATTCGCGCCCTTATAGAAAATGCGGCATCTTGCTTTAGACAGAACTTCATTATAACTAGTAATGTCACCATAAACGGAAAGAGAAAAAGTTGTTAATTTATCTTTTTCTTTATCCATTAATTAGAACCTCCTCGGTCTAACGATTCCTCATTAGCCACTGTTTTTGCACTTTTATCTTGTGCGTCTTTCGTAGGACGTCCTACATTTCCTGTTTCTGTATATGAAGTACTTAACGGAATTAATTTTTCTTTCAGTTTTAATACATCGTTTTCTAAATCTTTAAGACTACTAAGTTCACGTTGCGAAACGTCCATAGCTAAAGCCGGCAGTAAGAAACTGTAACCGGAATTAGCCAATTTTAAACTAGTCTCAACATATTCCTTTTGGTTATAAAAAGATACTGGTAAAATTTTATAGGTAAAGGAAATGTTTGCATTACCATATTTGTAATTAACAATTGATGTAATAAATCTTTCGAGCTTCCGCGCGAGCACCATCATTAAAGCCATATCGTTAGTAATTGAAGTGTTTAACGATAAATTAGAATCTGTACCGAAGAGTTGGCTACTTGAACCCGCTTCGGCATAAATATTCGCAAGAGCCTTATCAACAGAATTAAGAGAATTATCATTAGCAGATTTTGATACAATGGCATCAACATCAGCATATGTTGTGAGTACACTTAAGTTCTCATTTTTACGCATCATGTCGACCGCGCCTTTGTGCATTTCAACTGCTTCCTCTGGCTCAAATAGTAAACCGCCATCAGTTAAGTGCGGAATATGTTGTACCAGAACCTTTCTAATCTCTTCAAGGTCTCTTTCCCTATTTAAATCTTTGGCTTCATCATATTCTAATGATGCAGAAATAATATTTAGGAATATCGGTCTTTCATCAACCAACGACATACAAATTCCTACATCAGTAGAAATGTAACACCATGGATTAGTTTCTTTTCCAGCTTTATAGCGCTTGTACCAATTTACTACTTCACGTGGATAAACCGCTAAAGCTTTTCTCCGATATTCTTTATCGTGTATAGAATCAAAATATGTAACATTAAATTCAACTATATCATTGCCTTCTTTATCCTTAAAGCGTGAACGACAATAAAAGATAGGCAAGTCTAATATAGATATGTATTTATCTGCTACTTCTTGAATCACCCCATAATAACAACCGTCTCTTAAGACATGTATGCCTATATGAGTAAATAAGTCAGGCAGCTTAGCCATATCAAGAAAGTCAACCGCACCCTGATACCTTTTCTCAATATATTTTTCGGAGAGATTTTTACCAAAACTTGGATGAGGAATTAGTAAACTTGTATATTTGAGTAAGGTAGCATAGTGCATCAACAGACGTTGATAGAAACCGCCTTTGCTAAAATAGTTACGAGAAAGAGTAATTTGAGCTTCAAGAGAACCAGAATCAATAATATCGTTTATTTCTTCTAATGTATAGTCTTTAGTCCTTTCATATCTGCTTCTTCCGTAACGCGTAGCCAAATTATAGGATGATTCATTCTTCGCTATCATATCGCCTATAGCTTTTGTAAAAGAGGTTAAATCTCTTTTGATTGGTTCATCCATTATCTTCCTCCTGAGAAGAATACTAATTGACGTTTACCTGCGCGCCGACGATGACTAGTTTTATAGTATTCTTCTTCAAGTTCTTTAATTCTCCATAGTCCGTAGGAGAAGCTTGAATACTTATCCTTTGGGAATCGAGAATTAATTCGTTCAAGAACTATATCTAAACTAGCTCCGGTGCGTTTTAAACGCAAATTAGCCATTTCTTCAAATAACTTCGTTGTCATCTCGTGTGGCATTAAACGCATCACACGTTGTTCTACGGTCATTTTTTGACCTATTTTGGTTGCAAGTAACGCACTCTTTGCTTGCTGTTCAGTTATTAGAAAACGCACTAGACCACCAGTAAGTCTAGAATAGCAGTTACCATGAATTTTAGAGTTTAAAGGACCATTTGCTTTAATTCCATAAAGAATTTTCGGCGCATCCTTTGGTTGAATTGCTTTATATACATCATCATTGATAAATCCATATGCAGGAAGGATGTTTCCTTTCTCATCATATTGTGGCTTTATCATTTCATCAGCAAGGCCGACACCAAGACCATTGGTATCAATGACAACCTCGCGCGGATTATATAAAGCAATTATTTTTTTAAGGTCAACCGCCTGTACAGTAAAAGGTTTTGTCTGTGGAGTGCGCCCAAGCACAATTAGATTGACTAATGTACTATAGAACTTGCCTTTTACTATATTAACTCTAAATACGCATACTGCTGTTTGGTCGGAAATTCGGCCTACGTCCACTGATATTAAGTAGAATTGTTCAGAATCGGGTCTATTAATTGCGTGCGTTTCTGGGTTCTTTATTTTTCTATATTTAGATAATTTTTCATAAGAGAACCAAGCTTCTTCGCTAGACCCCTGCCAGAGAGATAAATATTCTGTGGCAAATGATTCTGCATTATATGATGGACTCATCTGCAATTTTTTAATGTGTTGAGCGCTAATGAGTCCGTGCATTGCCGGTAATCTCCAATCACACCCAAACATAAATGAATTATTTGGGTCTATAATTGAATTTTCAAAAGTGTCTATTAATCTATCATATGCAAATGAAGTTTTTGCACCTGCACTTGTAGCACATACTATCTGTTCATTTGGTTCTTTAGGATTAACTGTGTTGTTTGGTAAACGACGAGAAACATTTACTAGCATTTATTGGACTATCTCATCAACTACTTTCCATCCAAAACCTTTATGAGTTTTGGTTTGCTTTTTATGATTGATTATATTACTGATAGCGCTGTGTGAACCATTTACTGCCCGCGCCGCGGCTTGTAAACTTTCATAAATAGCAATTATTTCACCAGTTTCAACATCAATTTGAGCAACTTGCTTCTTTTTTGTACGATACTCTTTAATTGGCTGTAAATTTTCACAACATTCACTTTTGTATCGCCATTGAAAACCATTGTGCTGCTCTCTTTGTTTTTGACAACAAACACTAATTTTTGCTTCAGATGAACCAGTGATTCGTGCTGCCTCGGCTAAACTTTTATACTCACGAACTTTTTTACCATCTAATCCGAATTGTACCACCTCTCTCTCTCTAGTTGGAGATTTTAAACCAGTTTTTACAGCATGTTGAGTATTTTCAGACGGTGTAACCCACTCTAAATTATCAACACAATTATTGGTTTTATTTCCATCTATATGATTAACATAAGGTTTATTATCTGGATTAGGAATAAAAGCAATTGCAACTAAACGATGTATATTAAATCGTTTAGGTTTTTTATTTATCTGTAAAGTAACATGGGCATATCCATGTTGAATATAAGGCTTCATCATATAATTATTAGTATCTTTTCTGACCTCACCAGAATCACTAATACTATAATCAGTTATAATATCATTATCAATAATTTTCTTCCACATTTTTATTACCTCTTGTAAATATTTTATCTTACATTAACAAGTGGAAATTAACAAGTGGAAGTATAAGAAATTAAATCATAAATTTTAAAATAGTTGGGTGGCGCTTCAACTGGTGACAAAATCCAGTTTACTATTAGTCTCTACACCTTCAAGAATACTTCTTGCTTGGCACGGGATTGGATTATTATCGTTCCCCGTTAGCCGCTTTCGCGACACCGTTTTGTCTTACGTTCACCACCTTTTTCAATAACCCTCGCGGGTTAAAGCCCCCTAGTTAAGTTTAAGGGATAACTACAGAGTTTATCATTTCCTCGTCTCCGTCACGAATTTCGTCTATCAGTCCTCCATGTCGACGTTGTCCTCTGGCTGCGTCTCCAGCCAGAACTACATCAAGAATAGACCCATTACGAAATTTTAAAGTAACATAGTCTTTACCAAAATTTCCAGGGAACTCACTTAATTCCCAGCCAATGACCTCTTTTCGCAATAATGGCCAATGCGTGTAAATTTCAATAACTTTTTCTTTTGTTATTTGAGCCGCCTGCATTTTTGTATTAGCACAAATAAAGATTTTTCTACCCGGTATAAATACACATTGTAAGAAAAGTGCAAGTATTGTAATAAATGATTTTGAAAACGCACGGGGCGCCGTTATAAATACGTCCTTGAAACGCATGAGCGCGCGCAGTGTAAATCGTTGATAGAAAAAGAGGCTAAATTCAGAATCGGCAGGTCTTATTATATCAAGATAGTAGTCTGGATAAGCAGTGAACAAATTAACCCACTTACACAATTCATCATAATGTCTATTTAAATATTCATTAGTAATTGTAGCCCCTTTTTCCAGTTCTATACCTTCGCGCTCTGCTCGTTCAATAAAGTCGTTAGACATTAATTCTTGACGACTTGAAAGAATTACTTTTTTTCGTTTTTCCTGCATTACTCACCCCCATCAAGGTCAGCTACGAAATCATCATCTTTAAATAGTTGTTCGTATCCCTCATTTTCATAATTATCTAAATCTTTATCGTCATTTTTATTTAAATCATAATATGTTTCAAGTTCGGCTGCGGTTTTTAATGCTTGAATACGCTGTGTTATTTCATCACCAATACCAGATTCATTAACATATAAACGTTGATTCCATCCTTGTATATTCTTAATAGTCTCATCAACAATGTCTCGTGTCTCTCCATCATAGAATTGATTGGTAAAACCTCGTTTCTCTAACCATCTTACTAATTCGCCCATTGATTCAAAATCACTTGCGTTCTTTACATTCTTCGGAGTAAATTCGCCAGTTTTAACTAACTTATCATATGAAGCAAGCAACTTATCAAAATCCTCTCCCGCGCGAATACGATTATCAATTTCATAAGAAATCTTACATATCTTCAATGCTTGGTCGCCTTGAAGCGCGCCGTTGATGTTTTGAGTAAGTAATAATCCATCATAGAGGTTTTCCAAATAGGTTAAAGCTTCTTCATCATAGTTATAACCCCATTTCTCTTGAAGTTTTCTACGCTTATCGTCAGAGAGCCCCGGTACGACTTCGTCGAGTGCGCCGGCCGCATCTAACTCACGATAAGCCTCTTGATAAGACTGCCAATCTATCCCCTCATATTCATCTGTAAAGTATATCAAGTTATATGATTTTAATAGCTCGGGCGCAGAGTGCGTAGGACGTAGCTCTTCAAACTTATCTAATTGAAAAGGAATATCTAAATACTGACAAATCTTATCCATGACATTCCAATCAAAGTTAGATTTTTGAAGTCTATCTCCCAAGCAATCTACACATACATCTACATATCCACTCGGATACATAAACGATTTTGTTCTTAAATAAGAAAAAGAATCTTTCATCTGGCCGCAGCATACACATTTCTTTGAACTAAAATCTATGTCAAAGTGTGGATTTAAAGCCATTTCTATTTCTCCTTTTCTTTTTTCGTTGCGGCGTAAACTAGCTTACCCAAATTACGCCTTCTAACTCTATTCATTTGTTCTAACTTATCACATAAGTCTTCCCAAATATCATTAAATTCGCGGGGTTCTACTTCAAGTTTCATATGTGCGGTCGCTTGGCCGCCCTCTTCGTCAGCCTCTGTAATATCCTCTACAGTTGTACTTATTGGCTTCATAACGTCAACCCCAACTATTTTACAAATCCCAAGAAACTCAATTGGTTCTAATTTTATAATTTCTGAAAGTAAGTTCTCAGGACTATTCTTTTTAAAAGCCAACTTACCCATCCTCCTTTTTCTTTTTTCGGAGTTCCCTTTCGCATCTTTTACATCTGCTCTGGAATCCGTCTTTACTTCTGGTTTTCTTAACCCAATTTCTTCCATCTAAAAGTAAAATCCTACCACAGCAACCACATTTTTTAAAGTTCTCTTCGAAAAAACAATTTTCAATTGTATCTTGATGTAGTTGCGCGGCCTCGTTAATCTTCACTATAATTTTCTGCTTAAATATAGTACTTATATAATTCGCAGTATAGCTCTTTCCATATTTCTTATTAATATACCCCGCTATATCTGCGTTTTTCTGTTTTTGTTCTTTTAGCTTCAAAATTTCACGCTGTACGTCAGTTAAGTCTGCCATTTGTTCATAGAAATCAAGTGTATCAAGTAGGTTGCGTAAGTTGTTCTCTACAATGTGGTCTAGTTTAACTTGTTCAAGCCGTTCATCAAATTCTTCTTTAAATAAATACAACTGATAAACCGCTTCTAAATCTCTAAAGTCAAAAATTTCATTCTTTGGCTTTTGACAATTCTTTTTCTTCCAGACCAACCTACTTATCAAACGTAGCTGTTCTTCGTCGAGTGCGCGCGGGTCAAAGTTTATATCGAAAACTATATCTCCAGTTGCCCCTTCTTTTACACCTAGCGGCAGTACCTCCACGTCGCAGTCAAAAACAAAACTTCTATGCTTTGGCGCATAGATTGATTGGGTTATATTAAAAGTTGAGCGGTAAGAGTCTCTAATTGTGAACTGTTCTGTTCTCAACTCTCTTATCCTATGTCTCAACTTCAAATATCCATACTGATTAAGTTTTTGGCTTCGCGCGCGTATACGTTCAACTTCTTCGTCAGTAAAACGCTTAACTAACTCATCTCTTGGCGGTTTCTCTCTTTTTCCAATCCTCTCTTCATAAAAGTTAATCTCTAGCTCAATCTCGTCAATCGTCTTCCACAGTTCCTCAAAGGTCGGCCGCAGAAATTCCGGTGCTTCTTTTCTTGCTTCTTCTCTATTAAAAACGTCTCTGTTCTTTTTTAAAACAACCGCATCATTTAACGTATACAATTGCGCATTACTCATGGCAGGATTCTCCAAAACCGCATCGAGCGATTCAGCTTCGTTTGTTTTCGTCCAGCGCGTTTCCAATCCGGTGTCCTTACCTATAGGCGCGCCACTGCCATCCTTGCCCCATAACAAATAATCCGCAATTGTGGAGGCTTCAGAACTAGTCAAATCAGGAAACTGGACCAGATAAGTTTGAATAAATTGTGCTCGTTCAGCCGCAGTTTCTAAATCAAAATTAAGTTTAAGTCTATTCTGCATTTATGTGCCCTCCATAGTTTAAGTATAACACGGACGCGCGCAGAAGTCAAATTTTCGCGAGGACTTATACGTTAGTCATGAAAATTTGATAATTTTTTAAAATTCAGTTATAATTATTATAGTAAGTAAGTTAAACCTATATAAAAAAAGGAGGTAGTCAATGACAGATTACGTAAATCATCCTCCCCACTATGCGACAGGCAAGTATGAATCAATCGACGTAATGGTTGAAACGCAGGGCGCAGAGGCAGTTAAAAATTTCTGTATCTGTAATGCATTTAAGTACATTTACAGACACAAAAATAAAAATGGATTGGAAGATATAAAGAAAGCCATATGGTATTTGGAGAAGTTTGTAGAGTTGGAAGAGTTTTATGGACGGAGAAGTAAAGATTGAGTCAATAATAGAAGTTTACAATGGTAATGCAGATAAAGAAAATTGGCAATGTATTACTATCAAGCCGATTGAGGATGAACTACAGACGGAATGTGAGACTTGCAAGTACAACAAATTTAATGAAGCAATTGAAAAAGGAGGAAGAGTTAAGTGACTAGGAGACAAAGACTTGAAGCGGTTATAGCTGGGAATATTACGGAAGAGCTAATTGAAGACTGCAAGGCTGAATTGGCGAAGCTGGACGAACGTAGCGCGCGAGCGAATCAAGTGAGTAAGGAGAGTGCAAATTACGTCGAAAATAAGCGTTACGAGGAATTAATTTGTGAGGCGCTAACGGAGGAGCCAATTCAAATTGATGAGTTGGCGGAGAAAATTGGCTCAACGTTGACGCGTCAAAGGCTCACTGCTATTTGTACGAACCTTATACGAGAGGGGAAAATTAAAAGCTGCGATGTGAAGGTTAAAAATAAAGGTAAAAGAAAGGCCTACTACGTGTAGGTCTATTTTTTTATTTCGTGGATATTTTGTACCAGGACATAGGGTCTGACCGGAGAGTTAAAGGCCTCTAACCCATAAGCAAGCCGGGGTATATTTTAGGATTTTAATTCCTACCAGGGCGGTAGGTTTAAGTAACTGCTTTCGGAAAATCTAAAACCGTTTTAGGTACTACTTTTCTAAAAAAGAGAGGGCCATTGATAAAAACAGGGCCGGGATATTATGGTGTACTTTCACATGGGCATACCCCTCACAGGTCAAATTTTGCCCTCTGACGGTCAAAACTATTGAAATGGTATAATCTATCAATTGATTAAGTTTTGAGCGTCAGAGGGCAAATTTTAGCGTCAGAGAATAAAGCAATAAAAAAGTCCCTTATAAGGGACTTTATTGTTTCGACTTAGTCGATGCAGTACCAAGTTTCGAGTTCTTCAACGGTGAAACCGTATTTTTTTCCGAGTCTGTATGCTCTCTGATAAATTGCTTTGCTACGAGTATAGTCATATACTCTGTCTCCGACGGTTTCGATGAAACGTGTTTCTTCGTCTTCGGTCAGTGTATCGAGTACGTCTTCGACTCTATGATAGATTGCCATTTCTTCTGCTGTTGCTTCTCTGATAAGGTCGTTATACATTGTCTGTCTCCTCTCTGTGATGACCGCCTTGCGGTCTGTGTCTGTATCTGATGGTTAGATTGTACTCTCGTCGGTTGCATAAGTCAACTACCAATCTTGTACTTAATGAAGAACATATTGTTAACCATACCATCGGGATCCGTCAGAGGAAACGCCCGAGGGCGTGTATGAGAGTGCCTCTTCATCAGTGAACATATGAACATATGAACATATGTTAATGTATGTATGGTCGAACATATGTTTATATGTTCATATGTTCATATGTTCATATGGGATCCACTTGTTAAAAGTTTCACAAGCGAACATACATTCGGATTGTTAATAAATAAACAACAATCCGAACAAATATTCTTTAGGTTAACAAAAAGATTTTTAGGGAACAAAAAAGAACAAATATTCTTTTGGTCGCCTCAAATATTTTGAGATCCCTTGTTAAAAATATCACAAAGTCCAATCACAATTTTATGTGTTTGTCAATAGATTTTACTGATTTTGTGTTATTGATTTTATTAATAATACTCTGCTATTATTATTGATTTTTTCAATTGACAAAACATAGCCGTTGGGCTTATAATCTAACCATAGCAAGGAGGTACTAAAATGGAACTTAGAACTATGGTTGACAATTACAAGACTTTCGAAGCATGCGAGCGTCATTTTGACGGGTTCGCGCGTGATGGTTTCGTATGGGCATACGAGAGCGTGTTCAACGGCCTGGGCTGTGTGCTCGATAGAGCCGCTAAGAGCAAGGGCGGCGCTGTATCAATGCGCTTTAGACCTACAGCCGACGAGAAAAAGGCTATGATTAAGGCTGGTGCTTTCAAGGTCTGCACCATTGAACACTTCGAAGAAGTTCACGAAATGCTGACACCTGTATATGGTAGCAATAAAGGCCACGATTTTGAATATGTAATGGCTGAATACTTCGGACAGACTTGGGAAAAGGACACACTGAAGTGGTGGGAAGGTCCGGATATGATAGTGAACGGTATCACATATCAGCTCAAGTTTGAAAGAGCCACATTCACCACCGAGACTCAGCTGATAAGGGTAATCGAGGGTCTGCACTAGACCCTCGACCCTCGACCTTCGAGTCGAACTGATTATATCAAACGAAGTACAAGATAGAGCTTGACAATGCAAGCTATAAAGAGTATAATATAGACAAGCTAAGAGATTGAAAGGAGATAGAACAATGAAGGTATACGTAGTAAACATGATGGTAGATGATGAATATGGTTGCAGAGAAGCACAGGCAGTATATGCCTCAAGAGAAGATGCAGAAAAGTGGATAGCAGAAAATCAGGAATATGAGCATCCTTGGTTCTGCGAAGATGAAGAAGGAATTCCTCTTTATGAAATCGAAGAATTTGAACTTCAGTAAATAAGCCGAAAGGCTTATTTTTTTATTTCTTCATCAAACGTACGTTCGCGCCGGTCCGGGTTAAAATTGACCGGGCGCGACTTCGTTAATAATTTATTAACGAAATAAATACAAAGAAAAACAAAATAAAGTGTTGACAAATAATCAAATTCATACTATAATATAGATACAAGGTGAGGGAAGCAAGCCGAACCGAAGAGGGAGTTCTACACAGAACGGATAAGTCTTGCTGATAAAGTCCCACCACCGCAAGGGTCTCAGCGTTGCGGTATATAAGTGTGAACCAAATCCCGTAGCGGTTGGAATAGGCAAAACGGGCATACATCGCTGTAGAGGTACCGCAGAGGGCGCAAGCCCTCATTTTTATTCTTTCTAATTAAACATATGTTCGGTCGGCCCGGGCCGTGAGTGTATAAAAATACAAAGAAAAACATAAAAAGGTATTGCAATTGTTTTCTGCATCGACTATAATATAGACAGATAAAGAAAGAGAGGTAAAGACAAATGACAAAGATGGAAATGGTAAACAGAATGATAGTTCTCGGTATCATTAAGGAGAACGACCGCAATAGATGGATGCGTAAATGTAAATCCGATGTGATGAGATGGTACATTGTCACAGTGCCACGCAGACTTGAGTATCTTGGGAGGGCATAGAGATGTCAAAGAAGAAGAATATAACAGTAGGAACAATAAAGGGTATTGACATAGTAAGGCAGACTAAGCCAATACAGGATATACCTTTTAGAACAGGTGTTTATACAGATAAAAGAAAGAAAAGAGAAAAGGTAACTAAACGCAATATGGATAGATGGATGTAGGTGCGAACATACGTTCGCGCCGAGTCGCCCGGGCGCGCAAAGACGAACATACGTTCGTTCTTAATGTTCGTTTAGGTGGTTGACTTTCCTCTATATCTATTGTATAATGTGTATATCAAAAGAAAGGAGATAAAAACAATGCTTTGGATTATACTTATACTTTGGTTCATATTCGCTATTACTTGTGCAGTATTTGAGGAAAAAACCGAAAGAGGAATTTTTGGATTTTTACTTCTTCTTTCAATTCCTATTATGTTTTATATCCCTTTGTTCCTAAAATAGAACAAAAAATAATTTGACAAATTTTTAAAATTTTGCTATAATAATTATAGAAAGTAAAAGAAAGGAGAATTTGACAATGGCAATATCCCGAAAAGTAGAAAGAGAAATTTTAAGAAACGATTATCTTCAGAAAATTATTGATAATTTCTTGGAAAAAGATGAAGAAGTTTTGAGAGTAAAATCTAATGAGATTGCAATTCCCGTTGTAGGGTGCGAGGGCAACGAAGATTTCATCGTTGTAACCGTAAAAGTTCCAACGGGTGCAAACAAAGGCACAGAACCATATGACGGTTATGAAATGGCACAAGATTATGAAATGAAAGTTGCCGAAAAAGAACAGAAAAAAATTGAAGCCGAAAAAAAGAAAGCGGAAAAAATCCGAAAAGACAAAGAGATTAGAGAAAAAAAGAAAGTAATTTCCGAAAAAGGAGAATAGACGAAAAGACGAACGAAAGTTCGTCTTTTTTATTCCCAAAATTAAAACGAACATATGTTTGACATGGCCCGGGCGCACTTGTGAAAAAATTAACAACATAAATACAAAGAAAAACATAAAAAGGGGTTGACTTCCGATTATTCATAGTTTATAATTGTATTGTAATAAGAAAGGAGAAAACAAAATGAAGTGTGCTATTTGTAGAAGAGAAACTAGTTGGGATGAGTCTTTTGGATATGTAGATTTTATTGTATGCCCTAAATGTTTTGGCGAAATACATAAGAAATATGATATTGTCAAAACAATGGATATAATATTTATGCTTGGAGATATTGCTAAAAAACATAAAAAAACAAAATAAACTATTGACAAACTCTCAAAAGTAGTCTATAATATAGATACAAAGAAAGAAAGAGAGGAAAAACAAAATGACAATTTACTTCGATATGGACGGAACAATCGCTAATCTCTACGCAGTAGAAAATTGGCTCCCAAAACTCAGAAATGAAGATGCAAGCCCATACACAGACGCAGAACCACTTGTAAGACTTGCAACACTCGCAAGACTTCTTAACAAGGCACAGAGAAACGGACATAAAATCGGTATCGTTTCTTGGTTAGCAAAGAACGCAAGCGAAAGTTACGATATAAAAGTAACCAACGCTAAAATCGAATGGCTTAACAATCATCTGAAAAGCGTACACTTCGATGAAATTAAAATTGGAAAGTACGGAACACCAAAATCAACGATGGTTGACGATATAAACGGCATACTTTTCGATGATGAAGAACCAAACAGAAAAGAATGGAAAGGTACAGCGTTCGATGTGGATAACATTATCGAGATACTGAAAGAGATTGCATAAACAATCTCTTTTTTGTATATTTATACGCGCGGCCGGTCAATTGTTAAAAAAATAACTTTTAAATTATTTTTAAAAAAGTATTGACACATACATATATATTTGCTATACTTACATTGTCAAGAGATAGTAAATAAAAAAATGAAAGTGAGGTACACAATGAGAACAATTAGAGAACTGAAATATGATATGAGATATGTTAGAATGGCACTCAACGCAATTGAAAAGAATGGTTTCCTTGATAAAGAATTTACGGCTTCTGAACTTGGCGAAAAATGGTATGTTGCTTCCCATAATTCACAGCTTATGATGATGCTTGTGCGCAGAGGTATCGCAGAAATTGTTGGTACTGTTGACAGAACTTTTGAAAAAGAAATATGGCATCATAATAAATATGTAACGGCACAGATACCATATAAGGCAAATGTATACAAAATTGTACACGATGCAGAGTGGTATAAAAATGTACTTCTCAAGGTTGTTGCTAATGCAATTGCATAAGGGTGCGAACGAGTGTTCGCACTCGTTGGCCCGGGCGCGATTGTTAAAAAAATAACTAATGAAAAAAGTGTTGACAGATTATTAAATTTTTGCTATACTATAATTGTCAGAGGGAAAGGAAGAAACAGAAACAACGCGTGGACACAGAAACACCTTTCCCTTGACCTCGCGAGTATAAGCGAGAAAAACATAAAAAAACATAAAAAAGATATTGACACAAACTAAAAAGTGTGCTACAATATAATTGTCAAGAGGAATAGAAAAGAACAGAATAAAAAATTAAAAAAGTTCTAAAAAAGTCTTGACAAACCCAAACAAATCAGTTATAATAAAGACACAAGTTAAAGAGTTAAAAAAGAAAGGAAAATGTACTATGACACAGAGAGAATTCTACAACGCAGTTATCAACGGAACTATCACAGAGGATATGGTTACTTTCGCCACAGAAGCAATCGAGAAACTCGACGTGCGCAACGCCAAGAGGGCAGAGCGTCCAAGCAAGACACAGATTGCTAACGCACCAATAATCGAAGCAATTTCGAGAGTGCTTACAGATGAGCCAATGCTCGCAAGCAAGATTGCGGAACTCTGCGGAATTTCCGTAAACAAGGCTTCTGCACTCGCCAAGAAAGTCGAGGATGTAAAGGTTGTCGATGTAAAGGTTAAGGGAAAAGGAACGCAGAAAGGTTACTTTCTCGGTTAATACAAAAGGGTTTGTGGTTATCCCTTAAAACCACAACCTTATGGGGTAGGGCAAGGTGTCCACTATGAATATCCCTCCCAAGGGCATAGCGAACGAAGTTCGAATCTTCGTCTACTCCACCACTTTTATGAGTCATTGTTTTCACCTCCTTTCAGAAGAAACGGACGCAAGTCCGTTTTTTCGTACTCATAAATCGAACGTATGTTCGCGCGGGCCCGGGCACGACCGGGCGCGATTGTACGGATTTTAGTACATAAAAAAGTGTTGACAGAATTTAAAATTATTGTTATAATTAGGTATCAAAAGAAAGGAGTAATGGAAAGGAGTAATACAATGGAATTTATAATCGAACATAGACGCACTCATAAAATTATATATCGCTCATATTCTTTTTATAATACTTATATGAAATATAGTAATTTAAATTCAAAACATTATCGTATTGTTAAAGTTTATATTAGAAAGGAGAATTAAAAATGAATGGTGTTTATATAGTTTACCATACAGAAGATACAGGGATATTTTGGATATTTATAAATGAAAATGACGCCCAAACACTTTTAAAAGAACTCAACCAAAATAGTAATGAATATGATATGACTTATGAACATATTTTATAGAAAGGAGATAATAAAAAATGGTTAAATGTCCTAAATGTAACAGTACAGATTATTCCATCGAGGATATTATTGATGAAGATGCATATACCGAAACAGAAGAAATCAAAAAATCTATTGCAGTATGTGATTGTTGTGATTGTAGATTTTTAATCAATAGTTTTTTCAAATGGGAAAGAGACGAATTTATAAAGGAAATCGACTAACGAATTGACGCATATATTTTATGCGTCAAGTTCGCCCGGGTCGCCGATTGTTAAAAAATTAACTTTTTAAAAAGTTCTTGACTTTATAAATATGTTAGTTTATAATGTATATATCAAAGGAAAGGAGAAAATAAAAATGACACTTTATATAGTTATGGGCGTACTTGATAACGTTGTTATTCTTGGGGGTTCTCGTTCAAAAGTAATGGCAGAATTTCAAAGAGATGAAATTAATCGCAATGGTGGTATTGGTTATAATAATTCACAAGTATGGGTTGAAGAATATCAATTAGACGAAGATAATTATGTTGAGTTTGATTAAACTAAGCCGAACACTCGTTCGGTTTTGCCCGGGCCGCCTTGTTAAAAAATTAACACAATTGTTTCGATATAAAAACATAAAAAAGGGTTGACTTCCTAAAACAAATCCTTTATAATCATATTGTAATCAAGAGAAAGGAAAAAACAAAATGGAAAAGATACTCATAATAGATACGGAAACAACAAATTCACTCGATGACGCACTTGTATATGATTGCGGTTTTATAGTCGCAGACTACAATGGAACAATCTATTCCAAACATTCGTTCGTAAATGCAGATGTTTTCTGCGATAAAGAACTTATGGCTTCGGCATATTTTGCAGAGAAAATCCCAATATATTGGAAAGAAATAAAAAATGGTTCGAGAACTCTAACTTCTTTCAGAAACATAATGTGGACACTTCGCCATATAATGAAAGAAAACAACATCACAAAAGTTTATGCGTATAATTGCCGTTTTGATTATTGTTCACTCGCAACTACACAGAGATATATCACTTCCTCAAAGTATAGATATTTCTTCCCTTATGGCACAGAATTTCACGATATTCTCGCACTCTCTCGCAACGTATTGAAGAAAGATAAAACATATAGAGAGTTTTGCAAGTCTAATGGTTATCTGACACAGAACAACGCCAACAGATATACCACAGAAATAGTCGCTCGTTATTTCTTTGACAATGAATTTGTCGAAGAACATACGGCACTTTCAGATAGCGAAATTGAATACAAAATTTTGCTTGAGTGTGAAAAGTTAGACGGATTTAACTTCGAAACAAAGATGTGGTAATTTACCACGTCTTTGTTATCGTCAACCGCGGGCCGGTCCAAAGTTTGTGAAAAAAATAACTTTTAAAAAAGGTATTGACAAACAAAAGTAAATAAGTATAATTATATTAGATAAAGAAAGGAGAAAATAAATGGTTAGACATATTGAACTTACAATTGATTTCGATTTAACTTGTTGGGCAGAAAGTATGGAAGATTTTGAAAATGATGATATGGAAATGATTAACGAGTGCGTAGCAGACTATATCATACATGATGCAACAGATTTACTTGACCACTTAACAATAAAAAAGATATGGTATGAAGAAGAGGACGAATAGTCCTTTTTTTATTTACACGAAAACGAACATATGTTCGCACATTCGCGGCCGGTCCATACGAACATATGTTCGTGCGTGCCCGGGTCGCTTGTTAATAAATTAACAACAAACTTTTCTGGCCCGGGTCGCCGCGCGAGTTAGTCAAGACAAACTTTCCTAAATCTTGTACTTTTTAAAGAACTTGAATTATCTCAAAATATCAGTATAATTATATTGTAAGGAGGTAAGCCAATGAGACGCAACGCATACAAAAAAGAAACTTTTGAAGATAAATTTGCACGCCACTATTATTGTGAGCACGCACGCCTTAACTCTATCCGCAGTGATAAAAAAGAACAGCATAAAAAATTTCGCAGAGATTTTAAAAAATCGCTTGACAAGTATATCAACGAGTGATATAATTCTATTGTAAGATAAAGAGATAAAAGAAAGGTAGGTGTCTTATGGCAGTATCAAGAAAAGTAGAACGTGAGTTAATCAGAACTAACTTCCTCGAAAAGGTTTCGCAGTTTCTCTACGAAAGTGGCGAAGAAGTTTTACGAGTAAAGTCCAATGAAATCGCAATCCCTTGTGTTGGTTGCGAAGGTAACGAGGACTTCATCGTTATCAACTTCAAAGTGCCTACGGGTGCAAACAAGGGACTTGAGCCTTACGATGGTTACGCCATCGCAGAGGACTACGTCCACAACCTTGCGGAAAAGGAACGCAAGGCAAAAGAGAAAGCCGAAGAAAAGGAACGCAAGCGTAAGCGTGATGAGGAAATCAGACGCAAGCGTGCGGAAGTCCACGATAAGTAGTTATCGGTTGAGTGGGGTATATCCCCACTTTTTTTTGGATTATAAGTGGCAATAATAATGTTATCGTCAACCGCGCCCGGGCCGGTCCGGGATTTGCCCGGGCCGATTGTCAAATTTTTAACAAAGTCAAATTTCCACAGCGTGGGGTAGTTTGTTAATAAATTATTAACAATTAAACGTGTCTAACTCATACGTATTTCCGAACATACGTTCCGAACAAATGTTCGTCGTGGTCGTACGTCGACTGCGGCCGTGCGCTGTCAAATTTCGGCCGTAGGGAGCTGCGAAGGAGCTGCAGCTGGGCCGCGGCAGGGAGCTGCGGATGGCGCACGAAAAGGAGCTGCGACTTTCCAACGGACCGGGCCGCCTGGAAATTTGACTTTAAAAATCAAATTTTAAGGGAGCTGCACACGACACGAAATTTGAAAAATTTTGTCAAATTTTCTGCGCGCATTGTACAAGCTGCGACTTCGATTTCCCGTGCGTTCCCACAAATTGAAATTTGAAAAAGCTTCGAATTTCGGTTATAATATATATAGAAAGTGAAGAGAGAATGGACACTCTGAAAAAACGAGTAACGATAAAAAAAATGTAACTCCTTCACTTTCCCCGCGGGATTCAGAAATAAATAATTTGAAAAGTTTTAAAAATCCTGCTATAATAAATATAGAAAGTGAGAGAGAAAAGTAACTTCTCACTGAAAAGTAAATGTAACTGGCGTCGACTGCCTTAAGTCGAAGAAAGGCACAATAATGACAAAGAGAGAAATGTATGTAGCAATCGTTAACGGCACAATCACAGAGGAAATGCAGACACTCGCGGCTGAGCTTATCGAGAGTCTCGACGCATCCAACGCAAAGCGCAAGGAAAAGGCTGGCGAGAAGAGAGCAGAGAAGCTGGAGCTGGAGTCGAAGCTCGTAGACGCCATCGTTGAGTTCCTTGGCGATGAGTTCGTAACTGCATCTGACATCTGCGACCACTTCGAGGAAATCGGAACTCCGCAGAAGGCAACTGTTCTCGTTAAGAGAGCTGTTGAGGACGGAAGAGTCGTAACAGAGAAGATTAAGGGCGCAAAGGGCAAGGTAAACGGCTACAAGAGAGCATAGTATACGTTCAACGTATAAGAAAACAGGGGTATAAACCCCTGTTTTTTATTGCTTTTAAATATTTATAGGGGAAAATTTGACAAAATAAATCAAATTTTGGGTGAAATTTGGCTGTTTTTATACGTTTTTAGAGCTGTTTTTGGATTAAATTTGGATTATTTTTATTAAAATTTGACTTTTGATGGTGTCTGTGGCAGCCACTTTTCTTAGCCACACCACCTACTGCCAGACCCTGTATGCGCAAGAGAGGGACCCCTTGCACGCGCACATAGTGGTACCAACCCCTTCGTATACGTATAACGTATACGTTGTTCCGCACTCAACCTCACTTGGTCCTCCCTTATACGACCAAAGTTACGACCTACTTACACTAACCCACTTCGTGTGACACATTGCCCCTTGCTCTATTGCCCTATATACGTATACGTTAACCACACTGGACCTACTTACATGACCTACGTTGGTGAGACCGAGTTACGCGTTTCCGCACCTATTGAGCCTTATATACGTATATATATACTTATACGAACTACGTATACAAACTGTCTATGACCTACGTAGAATGGATCGAGGTACGTTGACAGTTACACCTATTGCACACCCTATTGTCCCTATATACGTATACGTTGAACGTATACACTCTCGCGTCTGTCTTGTGTCCGACCGTTGGTCGCCACAAACAAACGCTCGACATCAACCTTTGGGATTTAGGTTTCTATTTACGTATAAGTATATGTATATATATACGTATACGTAATACGTATACATATATGTATAAGTTTTTCTATTTTGATTTTAAGTAGATTTTAGTTTTAATCTCTACTACTTTTTTGAGACTCGAAAAAATTTCTAAAATTTTTTTGGAATTTTTTCAGAATCTTAAATTTCGTTTTGGAAATTTTTTTGGAATTTTTTAGATTTTCAGAAAATTTTTGAAATTTTTTTCTGCAAAATTATTCGTACTCTGCGCCCGTCCCAAAAAATAAGCGAACGGACTTTCCCAATTTTCTACAAAATTATCCGTCGAGTGCGGCCGAGCCATAGAAAAATGCTATGAACTTTCCCGAAAATTTACGGCTTCGCGCGCTACTGCGTACAACTTCTTAGAAAACTTACCCAATAAAAAAGACTCTTAAAGAGTCTCTTCTATAAAAGGTCTACATTCATCTACAAACCATACCATTATCTCATCGGTTTGGCTACTTGTAATAAATTTTTCACAGTCTTTATGGCAAGGACATTCTCCATCTGAATAAAAATAACACTGGTCTATTGTAGCCGACATATCTTGCCAAGGTCTATACCAAAAACAATCGGTTCGTATTCTCATTCTCTTCCACCTACGGTAACTTCTCCATTAATTCAATTTCTTCTAATAAGTGTTTTATATAATCGTCAATCTTATCATGCCTTACGTAATATTTACAAATTTCACATGGTTCACAAGAATCATACCCATTAAACCGACAATAAATTTTTGGAAAATCTTTTCCATCGACATAAACGGTCTCTTCATGCGCCCAATAACAATCCCAATTTTTTCGGTTTTCTTCTATGTTAATCGCATCGGTTCCAATCAAGTGAAGTCCATAATCTTCCTTTACTTCTACTCGCGCCGCCCCGTCTGGATGCACGATAATTTCCATATCTCGGTCTTTTGGAATTGACACTCCTTTAATATATATACCCATTTATTTCTCCTAATCAATAAACTGTACTTCTAAATTCGCACTCAAACAATCATTCGCCCTATTAGCAAGCGCGCCAGAGCTAACAATTTGCTGTTTCTTTAAGCAAAATTTTACATCGAAGTCGTCCTCAAGCGCGCCGCAATCCTTACAGTTCCGAAAAATACCATCGTACGGACAGATGTGATAGGCGGAATTAGTTGAATGAGATACTACCCAACCCTTATCGGTTTTATCGTAAGTCTGTTGTATATACTTCCCATGCGCCAGAGGCTGGGTAAATATAATTTTACTATATTGATTTACATAGTCTTTATTCACTTTGCGCGCCATTAACGTCTTCTCCTTTTGTAGTAAATATTTTCGCTTCGAGGGTATCTATGTTTAATAGAACCGTTTTATTATAAAAACATGCCCCAATGTCTATGTCTATTTTAGTATCGTTTGCATAAATACAATAGCCATTAGATATGTCGTATGGTAGATTATACTTATCTAACCACTTGGTTAGTTTTTGTACAGGTGAATGTCCGTGGAGGAGCAACGACCCATCTTGTGCCGCATCGTCATAGAAATGCTCTCTATCCCACACCATATCAGATGGGTTAGCTGCATTGTATAAGTGCGGGGAATAACCTGCATGTGTCAGATATATGAAGTGCTTTCCGTCGAGTGCGGCCAAGCGTATCTCAAGCGGTGCGAAACGCAGCTTTTGATAATACTTCATACGGTCAGGCTCATTTTTCCACCCATGAAACGTATCCATGCCGCCATTGTACTGAAGCAATGACATAGGACTATTATGATAAAAACACATACCAAGACCATATGCTCGTTCTTCTTCTGGCATTTTTATATACTGGTCTATTGCATCTATTAACATAAGGTCATGGTTTCCCATAAGGTATATAAACTGTGGGTCATCTAAGCTGGCTTTGAGGGTCCGCCACGGCTGTGGACCACGGTCGCCAGAATCACCAAGTATATAAAGTATATCGTCTTCATTGAGGTATTCCTTTATTTGGTTGAGTAGGTCTAATTGACCATGAAGGTCAGCGACTGCATAACGATTCATTACCACACCACATTTTCTTTGAGGTCAGCTTCAATCATAGCAAAAGCTTTTCTATCTTTGCCACGGAACTCGATGAAGTTATCTGGCGAAATTGGTTCACAACTTATTTTATCAATTTCTTTTTCACCAAAGTAATCAGTCATTGTGGTAATTACCTCATTAATTGTGTCACCGGCAACAAAACAGTTGGCTTCAACCATTCCATTTTCGTCCTGGTCCTCCGGTTTTGCATATTCGTTATAATATCTTACATATACGCTATATATCATAATCCTCTCTCCCATCTCCAAACTTCAAATTTGTAATGTATATCACTAAGCCAATTACTAACTTTAAACCATGGCGTTCCATAGTAGTCAATTATGTGAGTTTTCTTATAGTAGCTAAGGTCAACTCCATAACCAAAGGCTACTTTATATTTATGTCCACGATAAGTCATTGTACACATATAATAGTCATGGAACCTGCGCGGCCGCACTATAATTTCAACCTCATCATCGCCTATACTAAATAGATTTTTCCATTTATGCCAACCTTTGAAGTTCTCCCAACCAAACCAAATAGGCTCTTCTATATAGCCGTCATCACTGCAATAACATATATGCATAAGGCTTTTATAAAAGCCAATAACAAGGTCTTTATCACCTATATAAGCAAAATAATTACCTTCAAGTTTATATTTACCATTATCCGTCCAACCAACCATATCTTCCATTGGAGTAAACATGTCAGTTGAAATAAGCTTTCCATCTTTCCACGCAATCGCGCCATAATCTACCATTGCCATAGATTTTCTCCTTTCTTATCTTATACTTTATTATATCAAAATTTTCTAAAAAATTCAAATTTAAAAGACCGCACTTCTATATGTAGAAGCGCGGCCGTCCCATAAATTTACTCGTCTCTTGTAATAAAATCGTATAATATCTCCGGCGACTCAATGCGCCAAGCCCGACCTGTTTCAGTATCATAAACCTTATTCATGTCTTTATCGGTTCCAAATTTAGTATCGAAACAGAACCAATCAAGGTCAGAACCATAAAGCTCATCAACTTCTAATTCACATAGATCAGTAAGTAGTTCATAATAGTTATTAATCCATTCGCCTGGCTTCCACTCTGGCGCTACATCAAGAGCGTCGAGAAGTTTTTCTTCTTCTTCTAACATCTCTTTATAGGTTTTAACTGCTATACAGAACTGTCTTTTATCAAGTTTCATAAACCAATCTCCTTAATAAAATTATCACAATATTCTTTATGGGATAAATAATAATTGACTGCCCACTTGGTGGCTTCAAATTCAGCAGGAATTGAGAAATAAGCATAGCTCAATTCTTCGACACGCTCATCAACATAATCAAGTTGAAGCATATAATAAAGTATGTCTCTATCCCTATCTAAATTTTTATCAAAAGTTATGATATGCCCTATTTCGTGGAGCGTGCCAAGTAAGAAAGGGTTCATCGACACACCAAAACGGTCTTGAATAAAGCCATCTAATAGCTGGTCCGTATATGGGTCTGAATTAAGTGATACATTTATTAATTTATCACTAATAATACAATAAAAATCATCATAGGCTGATATATTAACTTTTATGTCAGCATCAATACTATGTACGAATGAGTTTATTTTTGTCTGCCTTTCAACAGCTTCAGCAACCCAGCTATTAAATAATTCTTCATTGATAAACATAATTATATTCCTTTCTTAACTTTCTAATATAATTATAATACTTTTTTATTAAATTTTCAAATTTGTAAACCTACGTCGAAGTTGATACGTATACTGCGGCCGTCCAACCTCTTGCATCAAAAGGTTCAGCCAGTGCACGTACACTAACGACCGGCCGCAGCGTACGTAAAGCAAATAAAAAAGGCTTAGATTATCTAAGCCTTATAAAACCTCTCCCTCAATTCCTGGATTTTTCTTTTAACTTCTTGAGGTTCATCTTTATATCGTTGGTCTAGTCTCCTAAAACCCTCTTCGAAAGAGAGCGTTCGTTTCCCCTCGGTGAATTTGATTGAATCACCTTCAATTATTACAATCATAAAACTCTCCCTCGGCTACATACCAATCGTCCATATCAAGCATTTCAACCGACTCGTAGCCATCGTATTCACGAATACGGAACATGGTGCCACTTGGAACTTCAACCACCATAAGATTCTTGAAACCACCCATGTATGGAGGTACTTCACAATACATACCAATACTATATCCACATTCCACACAAAGGTCTCTCATATCTTCCTCTGAAATACCACACTCGAATGCTCTAATCAAACGCTCATCAAATGCCATTCTTGGGTCATTCCATGTTGACCAACCGGCGCCATACCCTGGGCTTATAAGTACTTTCATTGATACCTCCTAACTTATCTGACTGGTGAAGTAGTCTAAAAATCTCATCTGTGGGCAATTGAACCAAAGTACATAGTCATATATATATAAACATAGCCCAATGATACAACCTAATATAATAAAAATAACAACCGCCGACCCGAATATATGATACCCTGGCAAATCTATCCAATCATTAATGCCTTCTTCGCTACAATAATGTTTTATATAGAGAAGGTACAAGATACTAATAATAATTAGTATTATGCAAATAATACAACTACCTATATCCTTACTCATCGCATATTTAGAATATACAGGTATTAAATTATCTACTGTAGTATGAAACTTCTGACATAACTCATTAATTACTTGCTCACTCATATATTTACCTCACTATATCATCAACTGTTGGGCTACCAATTTCGATTCCCACATATAGATAGCTATTGTGGTCTATATGTTCCTTATATTCAACTGACTCAATCACATCATCAAGGAAAGTAAGATAATGCTTCGTATAAGTAAGCCTATCTATCTCTTCGCAACATTCCCTTAATACTTCCTCTGTATTCTCTATATACTCCATCTTCTCTTCAAGAGAATTATTCAGAGTAGCAATCCACTCTTTCATTTCCTTCGCGCGGTCATATCTCTTCTGCGTGGCTACAAGGTCTTCATTTATATCATCGCGTATCTTATTGAGAAGTCCTCTCGTTATGGGTTTAATCTTTCCCCATGGAGTATATTCATCGAAGTACTGATAGATTGAATTATTTCGTGAATAAATACTAATTGGCATAAATGCGTTTTCATTTCTTACAAAGAACTGTATATATGCACTCATTATTCTTCACTCTCCTTTGTCAGCGGACAATAGTCCGTATCTCTTAAATGGCTACAAGTAAAAATCTGCGGCTTATCCATATGAGTGAGATGTCTAAAACACTCATAGTTTGTGCAAGTCTCACTATCCATGCACCAACAAATATCATCTTCCCACATAGACTACTCCTTTTCGCTGTAATAGAAATCTTCGCCTACCGTCATAACCTCGATGCCTACATCATAAAGGTCAATAAACTTTACATCAAGGTCATCATCCAAAGCTTTTAATAATTCAATTATTTCTTTTACTTTCATAATACAATCTTTCCTTTCTCTATCTTATAATTTATTATATCAAAAATTTCAGAAATTTTCAAATTAAAAAAGACCACCGTGCATACATACACGGCGGCCGTCCCATTAAATATGACAATCTACAATCGTCACATACATATCCTTATCAAAGGTATCAATAAGAGAGGTAAAATCTCTTTCCCAAAGACCCTGGTCTATTGGTTCTGCATGGGATACACCCCACCAGCCCATTTTACCTGGCTCAAACCAACCTTCATCTGTAAGTAAAGCATAGGTGGAGAAAGTCATCATAGATTTGATAAAGTTAGATTTATTACCATATTTTTCTATATAGTATTCTGGCTTATACCATAGAATAAACTCTTCCTTCTCTTCTTCCGTTGGCTCCGCGCCTTCAACGGCAATCTCCCAAAAGCGCGAATAATGTGTAATATCATTTGGGTCTATATAATTATAATCCCAATCAGCAATTTTGAGTGTGTTATGATATTCTCCGTTATAATCTCTTAGGCAACAATTCCAACGGCCACCTATTTCCCACCAATCCCAACGCGAATTGATGTTATAAGTAGAATACTCATTGCCATCTTCACCAAGCATATCTTCGTAGGCTTCTATTTTATAGAAATCTTCGTCAGTTCTTGCATTTAAAATGCACCGATACCAATCATATCCAGGATTAGTAAGAATTTCAATAAGTTTGTCTTTCTCAAACTTCTGAATCTCTTCAAGGGCTTTTTCATGATGCTCGCGTCCTTCCTTGATAATTTGTTTTTTTGTTCGATGAAGATAAGATTCAACCTCTATATTTTCATCAAATGGAGAAAGAAGTTCAGCAACCTCTTCTTCTGTGCCTGTGTAAGTAATTACTGCTACTGTATAATGTGACATTTAATTCTCCTGTTCTTTTAGAATTTCTTCTAAACGATTAATAATATTTTCACTATAATTTATTCTATATAAAGGAATATTATGTAATTTACAATATTCTTCTTTTTTAATATCACATTCTTGAATTAACTCAATATTCTGCCATCCTTCACAATACCAATGATGCGGACCATCGTATTCAATTAAAAACTGAAGTTTGTTCTCTGTATCAAAAACAGCAAAATCAAAACGAAGAGGAAAAACCCTACGTAAATCAGCAAACATATATTCGCGACTAAAATTATAATTATGAGATGATAAATATTTCGCAATAGCATATTCACCTTCTGATTTGATGCAACCACAAGATTTAGTTTCTCCTGAAAGTAAATTAGAAGAACGTACTAAAACTTTACTGCCACATTCACATTGACATAGCCATCTCATTTTTTTCTGTTGATTATATGTCGGTTCTATAACAGTTAATCGTCCAAAGCGTTGTCCAGATAAATTAATAATCTTACTACGACTTATTTCAGCCAAATTTTTACTTTTTAAGCAACCACATGATTTTGTATGACCATTACGTAAACTAACGCCTTTTACAATAGCTTGATTACCACAATCGCATTGACATAACCATTGTGCATCTCCATATTTATTATTTTCTGCTCGCTCTAAAACAACTAATTTACCATATCTATTTCCTATTTCATTTTTAACTGGCATAATATTTTCCTCCACTTTATTCTATATATAAGTGGATTTACCAATCCCATCTTATACTAAATTGGGATTGGTGTCTACCAACCCCAGCCTGCATAATCTACTATCTTCATATGCGAAGGCTTACCTGTTGAGAAATTTCCTTGATGCAAATCTGTGATGCGCCACTTGCAAAGAAAGACTTCAAACGCTCTTAAATAGTCGCGGCCCATTTCAGACTCAAAGTAATCCAAATACATACCTTCATCTTCGCAATTCCAATCATTATATTCATCAGCATTATCATAATTGGAAGCATCAAGACCATTACTACGACAGTACTCTTTGTATCCATAACACCAGGCATCATCATAGACCTCGTCCTCATTACAATCAAGGTACTCCATTACATAGATGCCAGGCACATAGTTATCCACTTCTTCTATTGGTTCAGAATAACACATACACCAACCAAAAGAATCGGCAAGCCCTTCCTGTACTGCATCTGCATATACTTCAACCTCGCGCCGACAATACTTCTCATATGCTGGGTCAAGTGCGATTTTCACTACATAGTCGCAGTAATCTTCGTCCCAAAGCACAAGACGCGATGCGCCATAAGCATACTGTATGCCATCTGGAAGGTCTGTCCAAGCGTTCTGAATAATAGAATGTGGGTCTGATAAATCACAACCTGCACTCTGTACTGCATTAACTATTCTTTCTGCTGCAAGGCATGCTTCTAACTGTCTGTCCATTTAAATTCTTTCCTTTCTTATATTATTATTATATAAAAAATTTAAGAATTAATCAATTTTTATTTTGTTTCTTTGTTTACGTTTTCCGAATTCTGCGCCGGTGTCATTAACTCATTGAAACAACGTTCACAAAGTTGTCCTTTGAATTTAACTGAATCTCCTGTTATATCTTCGATAATCTTATATTTAATAATCGACTTGGCGCCAGCCGCCTTACATCTCATACACACATATGGTTCACTCATCTTCTGACTCCAATGCTGCAACATAAATGGCAAAATCTAAATCAGACATAAGTAGATAACGCGCACCAACATAATTGGCTATAAGAACTAAATAAAATGTTCCTATAGATATATCACCAATATAAAAATAATGAAGGCAAATTCCAACTAATATTGCAACTGAAAATACTATATCGACTATTGTCCTTGCCATTCATTTCCTCCTTCGGGTGCGCGCCAACTACAATCAACATTTGTATCTGACGCCAAATCTAACTCACTCTCTATCCATTCCATTAACATTTTTAAATCATAATCAAATTGAGGGTATAGATTTATACCCCCATTATCATTACGATGATTTTGTTTAAAACGCTTGTATATATCTTTTATATCCATCATTCTCCCATATATGTTACATCTCTAAAGGTATCATAGTAACAACCTCTATTCTGAAAGACTTTTTTCATAAAGCACATAGCAATACCTTTTTCTTCATCCCACTCATCTTCTGAATGACACTTCATTACTGTGTGTGTACCATCTTTCCATACTACACAAATAGTACGCTTAGATTTATTAACAACAACCTGCTTATAGGGTTTCTCTGGTTTGCGAGGTCCTTTGATAAGGCGCGCCTCAGTAATCGTCCTCAGCTTTGGGTCATAACCAGACGCAATATGTATTACTGTCACATATGAGTCATATCCTCTTGAACCACTAAGGCTACCAAGGCTACCACTAGAAACTATATCATATACTCCACCCCTAAGCATATTAAGGTCTGTATTATAAGCATAAATTTTAGTGCCACATCCAAAAACAACTTTAACTATCATATATATCTCCCTTTCTACAGTATATCAATTGCGATATTACTCAATACATAGTTAATTGCTTCCTCGGTGAATTTATCTTCGTCCCAGTCTTTTGGCTGGTTAAGTTCTATTTCCATGAATGAGTCATCGAGCCAAAGCTGTATGGTTCTGATTGTACCTTCTTCCATTAGCAAAACTCTCCTTCTTCAAATCTGTATCCGCCAACATTACGACAATATCTAAAGTTGTCTGGATTATCCTTAAATTGTTTCTGTTTACGCGCAACCAGTTCAATAAAATCATCAAATGAAATAATTTCATCATATTCGTCTATAATAACATACTGCTCACTTTCAACGGTATGTCTATAAAGCCAATCTTCGACATCTTCATAACAATGCCATACTACTGGAACCTCCCTATAAAGTTCACTTGCATCTTGAAACAGAAACATCCAACCCATAGAAGATTTTCCTATGTGAATAGGCTCTGCTATAGATGGTCTATTCGGTACTACATAATAGTTTGTTCCCATTTAAGCCTCCTCTACATAATAATGCGAATTCATCAAAAATATATCAATCGCTTCATCTCTAAGTTCACTTGGTGTTGCATCTTCAGGTACATCATCTATATATACTTCAAGAGTTTGTGAACCAAACTGAAAAGTAACTATTCTATCCATAGATACCTCCTTACTCAAATCTCGCATGCATCGACGTAGGCTTCATCTGCATACTCATCGTATTCGACATATTCACATGGCGCCCAACCCTCTGGACCATCAAAATGGCAGTATTCAAGCGATTCTGGCTCGCCATCTTCATTAACATCTGCCCAACAATATCCACAAGTTATACAATCCATTGATACTTTCCTTTCTATTAAAACGATGTTGGTTCAATTCCCCAGTTAACAACATCTTCAAAGCTTTCAAAACAATAATGTTTTTTAATATCCGTAGAATCTAAATAAAATCCATCGCCATATTTTTTATTATACCATTTACGAAATTTGTTGGCATCATCATATGAACCAAATGCTGTTGTCAGTCCTTCAATTGTATAGATTATATCCATAGGTACTTTCCTTTCTACTTCTCTTCTCACTTTCTATAATAATTATATCAGAAAATTTTAATTTTTTCAAATTTAAAAAGAGGGTATTTCTACCCTCTACTCCGACGCTTTGAAATTATATACCGGCTTGATAATACGTTCAACCTCAACAGTATCTCCTATATTTTCAAGTATCTCATCCATCGACTTATAAGCCATTGGAGACTCATCAAGCGTAGACTGATTAACCGAAGTAGTATAAATACCTTCCATCGAAGCTTCAAAATCATCAAGTGATATATTTGCTTTCGCCTTTGCTCTACTCATAAGGCGGCCGGCGCCATGCGGAGCAGAACAGTTCCAATCTTCGTTACCTTTACCGATACCTACAATGCAGCCATCGCGCATGTTGATTGGAATTAATACATGCTCACCATATTTCGCAGATATAGCACCTTTACGTACCATATTTGTCTCATGCTCGATATAGTTGTGTATTGTTTCAAATGATGATACTGGCGCCCAGTGCATATGACGATAGATTATATTCGCCATCATTGCGCGGTTAGCCACAGCAAACTCTTGACATATCTTCATATCGTGGAGATAGTTAAGTCTATCCTCGCCCTCAAGATAGCATAATTCTTTTGGAATATCTATAGTCTTTGCCTTATAGGACTTATGAAGTTCCTCTATTGCTCCCGATATTTCTCTTTCTCTACCTTGTGCTTTTAATGAAGCGATTAACTCATTCTGCGCCTGAGCTAAGTCATTAGTACCATAGAGATTGTCAATCGCAACCTTCTGATAGTAATCCGCTACTTGCTTACCGAGGTTACGAGAACCAGAATGGATAACAAGATATTTGTTGCCCTTTGTATCCTCGTCAATTTCGATAAAGTGATTACCACCACCGAGCGTACCGAGAGAACATCTAATTCTGTCTTTGTTTTTCAATGCATCGTAACAATATAACTGCTTCATTGTCTTAACAGGATATGTCGCAGCTGCATGTACATTGCGCCCGCTTGGTATATACATATGAATGATTGAGTCTAACTTTGCATAGTCGATGTCAATCTGTCCAAGCTCAACCGTTAACATGCCGCAGCCGATGTCGACTCCGACAATGTTAGGGATAACTTTCTCACCAAGGTCTGCAGTGAATCCGATGACACAGCCTGCGCCAGCGTGGACGTCCGGCATTATGCGGATTTTGCAGTCGGCAAAAGCAGGCTGAGACGTAAGTGTATATATTTGAGAAAGAGCTTGTGGCTCGATGTTGTTTGTAAATATTTTGAGATTCATAATAATTTTCTCCCTTCTTATATATATAATTATATCAGAAAATTTTAATTTTTTCAAATTTAAAAGACCGCATGGATGCGGTCTATAGAAATGTTAAAATATCCAAGAAGAAGTCATTTGTATTGTTGTAATTTTATCTCCTCCAGATCCTAAACTATGTAAAGCTACAGAATGCCCACTAGCTGCTTGGTCATTTAAATAATTAATAATAGTATCTGAATTACCCTTAGAAATATCAAAGAAAAAAGATTTCTTACGTAAGCGAGTACCATCTATTAAATCTTTTTGAAGTGCCTCTAAATCGTGTAATAAATCGGTCATCATTTCTGAAGGAAAAAAAGGCACTCCACCAACCATATATAATATATTTCCTACACCAGCAATTGTTTTACTTAGCTCATTATCTAATATTAATAATTGCTTTTCTAAATCATCAGTAGCCATATATAACATTTCTGGAGCAAATTGATATAAATAAGTAATTAAATGTTGTCGGAAATTTAATAATCCACTTTCTATACTATCAAAATTTGAATTGGCTCCTTTTCTAACATGTGGTCTACTAGATATAATTTGATAACTCATATTAAAATAAGATGTTTGAAAAGCATCACTGAGTTCTGTATTAAAATCAGTAGCCCCTAATAAAGTATCTAATATATTTTTTGGGTCTCGGTTAACAAATCCAACATTATGAAAACCCTCATATTGAGAAAAATTTTGAGCAGTATTTTTAACATTTATACCCAATTGACTTTTTAATACCACATCAATACTAACTTTTTTGCCATCAGACATATTATGCGCTACCCAATCTACAGATACTTTTTTACCTGTTAATTTTTGAATGGCTAAAACAGCATTAATCTCCCCTAATAAACCAATTAAATCACTCGTGGATTTGCCTATAAAAAAAACATAACGATTCGCTTTTACCATATCTTGCAAATAACTTTTTAATTCCGAACTAACTTCGCTACTAACCTGTCTACATAACATTTGAATAATATTTTCATTAGCTTGGTCTACTATAGGATTCCATTTTTGTGGATCTTGAGCTATTTTTTTTTGTATATCTGAAGTACTCATTCCTTTAATTTCAGAAAACCATTCTGATGTAACACGAATGTTTAAACTGTCTTTATTAGTTTGGAAACCAGTTAAGCTTATATGATCCAAATTTGGAAACTTATAATCGCTTTTACCTCCGTTTAGTCCATTTAAAATTTGTTGTAACCTTTCTCTCATTGGAGGGGTTAATTTATCAATTAAAATATGCGGAGTGTTTTTTTCTAATCCAACAATATCTAATTTTCTCGTAGCAAAACGAGTGCCACCCTCAGTAACAATCGCTGAAATAGTAAAATTAAATTGTCTAGCAATCTCGGCCGCAATTTCTTCTTTGGGAATAGTTGAATCCAAATTTTTATTAATTTCTTGAATTATATATTCTGCCAATAAATTTTGTTCCTGTTGTGTTATAGTTTTCGTAGATTTTGCCGCTTTAAAAAAATTATCAACAAAAGTCTTTTTTAAATCTGCTCCAAAAAAAACATTAAAATTACTATTATTATATTCTACAATTTTTGCACGGACTGACTCTCTATCATTTGGAGCAGGAAATAAAGACAAAACTTTTTCCTCTAACGATTGCAAAAATAAAATTTTTGATTTAATTCTTTCTATTGCTAATAATAAATTAGAAGATTCTTCAGTGGCACTTAATGAGCGTAATGCGTTCATACCATCTGTTAATATGCCTTCAACCCCTTCTATACTTAGGTTTCTAGAATCAATAGCCATATTTCCTCCATAAGAAAAAAGGGCAGTACAAAACGACCGCCCAAGAGATATATATAAAAGCCATCTCTATTAGCGAGATAACTCGAATTATTTTATTACTATATTTAAGTCGTAAATAATATAAAACACTTTAAAAAAATGAGATAAAGTTAAAGTTAAAGCCGTCTCAATGCCCTATGGACTATGACGGCTTTATACTTATTAGACTATTAACTTAAATCCTACCCTACATAGGAAAACGGGACTCGTAGGAGTTGCACCTACCCTAACTACCAGTCCCATAATGGCGCCGCTTTACTAACGAACGCCAAATGAAAGGAGGTGTACTATGAACGTATCATAGAAATGGAGCCGAATCCCCGTTATGCTCGGAGGACCGATGATTACAAGTCACCCGTTTTACTAATTAAACTAATTCGGCTTAAAGCGGTTACTTCCAAATGAAGCCCGCAGCAGATTTTCGTTTACCACGCATTACCTCTGAAATATGAGTTCTAATAGTGGTAAATTTACAACCCGTTAAATTATTACTAATTAACCACTTGGAAGCTTCTGCAATCGAAGGAAAAGTTTTTATAACTTCTTTGGTTGTTTTATCTATACAAGACACAGGTTTACCAAACTTTTCACGGCTAATATCTTGAGTGGTTTTAATAGGTATATGTCTTTGTTTTAAAATATAGGCTACGGCATCAGTAGAAATATTCATTTGATGAGCAACTTCTGTCATATTTTGATATATGTTATAATTATATTCTACCATATCATAATCTATATAATGTTTGCCATCGCCACCTATAGTAGCATTGTATCCATTTTTAAAAGTGCCATAATATTCTATCCAATATACTTCTCTATCATTAACTATTGTATCGGAACATTCTTCAATTAGCTCAATATGAAAATGTTCTATACCATATTTACGCATAGCACGATATAATAGACGATTTTTAGCTCTTTCTCTTTCGCTTTCACTTAAATGCTCTTTCCATCGTTCTTGTAAACTATTAACAGTTTTTCCCACATATAGCTTCCCATTAATATCATTAATAATTTTATAAATGTATGCCATAATTAAACGACTCCTCTTATAATATATTAAATAATCAACACGCATTCCTGTCGTGCCTTTTAAGTTCGAAAATGGCTGGCGCGGCAGGATTCGAACCTGCGAAAATGCGACGGTCAAAGCGTCGAGAGTTAAGCCCCTTCTCCACGCGCCAATAAATCAAGTTAAGCAGAGCAGACAAAATCTGTTTCGTATATTAAAGCGGTTCCTTACTTTTCAACGGTTACTTAACTTAAATCGGTTTACTTGGCTTCCTTATATAGCGTTCTCCCCTAAAGCCACATATCACGCAGAAGCGCGCCGGTGGTAGTTGAACCGAAAAATCCGTGTTAACGCTCTATCGTTTAAAGGTATGATTAGACCTATGGCGCTTAGGGTGTGAATCGAACACACCTAAGGCGCATTAACAGTGCGCTGCCTCATCCACTAGGCTACCTAAGCTTATTCTTATAATCCGAAGAATGATAAGGCATTTCAAATTTCTTACACCATTTTACTACAGCATTAGCCGAATATCCATATTTACGACCCACTGCAGTAAAATTACCATTCAATTCAGTTAAATCTTGCAATAATTGCTCCTTATCTGGCTTAAAACGAATTTCTTTTTGTTGTTCTTTAAGTTCTTGGGTATGCTTTTGAGTTAATTTATCTAATGTTTGGTAATAAATCTCTTCATTAAAATCACATTTTAAATTAGAGCCATCTACATCTTCATGTTCTACCATTCTATGACAATTCGCACAAAGCATAACACACTTTTTTGCTTCATCAGCATATGCCGCTTTCGCGCGAGTAGTTGAACCACAACCCAATGCAAAACTTTTCTCTGCTGGATTTAAGTGATGAAATTCAAATACCGATTGAGGATATTCTTTACCACATAACTGACATTTGTTGCCAAAAGACTCTACTAAAGCCGTTTTAACCCTTATTCTAAAATTTACTACATCTTTTGCTTTACTCATACCATAATCTCCTTATTATTTCTTCTATTATAAAGTGAACTTTTAATAAGAAGAATATATTTTTCTGAAACCAAAAGTTAAAAGTTCGAAAATGGTTGCGGATACGGGATTCGAACCCGTGACCTTCAGGTTATGAGCCTGACGAGCTACCTCTGCTACCAATCCGCTATAACGCGTGAAAGTTTAAGCGTGCCACTTCCAAGCAGTAGACTGTCTACCTAGGATACGCTGCGTCTACGCCAACGGACTCCTCACGGACTCTCACCGTTTTCTGATTTTCTTGAAGTCAAAGCTTTCTGTGGTCTGACTAACCACTGGAGAATATCCGAAAGCCAATGTGTCGTGTATTAGTTTTTTCTAACGTGGTCTACAGCCCAGACACCTTAAACTGTAGTAGACGCTCAAATTTATATACCGCGTGTTGTGCGGTGTACCAATTTAATTTCACCTCGTTCGGCTCACGGCGCGGTAGGACATCCGCGCAGATGGAGTTTCTTAGCTATCACGCCTTCTCCCATGCGATGGTTTAACAAACGGTCGCGCCTCCGCCGCTAAGAACTGAGTAGCAGTACTCCCTATGGAACCGCCATAGATCGGTCTGCGGTGCCGCCGCAGAACGACGAATTCATTTAACGCCAACGAATCCGCAAAGCACGCTTCTTTTATACAGTATGTTCTGTACCACATTTCTTTCAATACATCATGCCAGGCGCTACCTTGGTAGGTTGAAATACGGCCCCTGTGGCGGGTGCAGGTTTTTATTTAAGTTAAAGACAGTTAAAGCGTACAAACCTCTGTCTGTTTCAACGAGTGGGGATTCGAACCCCATCTTCCGCGCTCGATGGTTAGTTATATGACTCGCATGCAAGCCATAACTACAGTCGCGTACCTGCTTCTCGGAAGAACTAACCGATGAGGGCGGCGTGCTATCCTATTACACTATATTCGTTGACAGAAAACGCCCTACACAGGCAGGACGTCTAAAGACACTCCTTCTACAACATGGTAGTTGAGCTATAGAAATGTAAGGTGGTGGTGATTCGCTATGAGAGATGACGTATTTACCACTCTTTTATTCTCTCTTCTTACCTTACATATATATTATAGCAAGAATTTATAAATTTTTCAAATTCTATGTCTTACTTACTCTGCGGCCGCCTACCTCTTGGAGAGGTAGGTTCAACCGTTTTTGTAAATAAGTTATGGTAGCCCATTTCCGATTCGAACGGAAACTGTACCGAGCTTAAATCGGTTGTCTCTACCAGTTGGACTAATGGGCCATATAAAAGGCGGATACAAAGCCTCCGCCTGGCTCATTTGTGACCTCGTCGGTCAATCGCCCATGGACGTATTCAATCCAGCCGCCTATACGTACTCAGCGGCCGCGCTATCAAAGGTTGCGAACCTCACAGGGTGGGCAGACCCACTTGCATTAAGAGTCCCTGCTACTACGATGGTTAACCGATTTCTCTTCGTTGATAAATCGCCTCATCACCAGCAAAGCGTCAACCTTCCTCACCCCGCTCAATCGCGGTCTATTGAAGGAATTTATATATCAGAGAGGTCTTTAATTCGGCCTCTCTTAATATCATTTCTAAGGTCTGTGAAAATAGCATCACATAGTCTATCTTCAAGTTCCTCATATTCCTCTTTCTGCATAAAGATGACACAATTTCTATCTGCGTATCCATCTTCACCATATTCCCAATTAACGATAAGAAATTGCTCTTCATAAGACAACATAACCACATTACCCTCATCAAGTAATATCTTTGCTACCTTATAACCATTTTCATGGTTTTTAAAAACAAGTTCATTCTTCATAATAATTTCCTTTCTTTATCTTATATTATAATTATATAAGAATTTTCGGAAAATTTCAAATTATCTGGGGAGAAGTACGAGAATCGAACTCGTGACACCAGAGCCACAATCTGGGGTTTTACCACTAAACTAACTTCTACTGGAGAACGCGACTGGATTCGAACCAGTGAATAACAGGGTTGCAACCTGTCCCCTTGAGCCACTTGGGTACACGTCCATATGGCGCGGCCACTACGAATTGAACATAGGTCTCAAGGCTTTGGAGGCCCGAATGCTTCCAGTTACACCATAGCCGCGCAATGGTGGACCAACAAGGATTTGAACCTTGAACCTACCGGTTATGAGCCGGTTGCACCAACCATTGTGCTATTGGTCCATATGGTGCCTAGAGTTAGAATTGAACTAACGGCCACTCGGTCTTCAGCCGAGCGCTCTACCTGCTGAGCTATCTAGGCATATGGTCGCAGCTCCTGGTAACGCTCCAGGCGAGTCTAAGACGAAGGATTTACAGTCCTCCCCACCTCTTTAATGGTATACGCTGCGATAATTGGTATCCCGCCGCAGAATCGAACTGTGATTAATGGTTTAGAAGACCATTGTTCTATCCGTTGAACTAACAGGACATGGCGGCCGTTATCCGAATTGCACGAATATTTACTGAGTCAGAGTCAGTTGTCCTACTATTAGACGAAACGGCTATATGGTGGAGCCAACAGGCATCGAACCCGCGACCTCCTGCGTGCAAGGCAGGCGCTCTCCCAAACTGAGCTATGACCCCACAAATGGTACACGATACAGGCTCTGCCCCTGTGACCTCTAGTTTGTAAGACTAGCGTTCTCCTAACTGAACTAATCGTGTATATGGTACAGCCTCGTGGCTATGCTCCACGCACCTCCGCTTTATCAGAACGGCGTTCTAACTGAATGAACTAAGGCTGCACAATGGTAGGACACGTCGGATTCGAACCGACAACACAACGGGTTTGAGCCGTTTGTCTCTGCCAATTGGACTAGTGTCCTATAAAATACGCCGAACACCTTATTGGAACGCTTTCACCTTGCGAGACTTCTATTGTTTGTTTGCCGGCAGAATTTGAACCATTAACCGTGGCGTAGGGTGATTTGATAACAACTGGTAGACAAACTTCCCATAAAACTACCAAGTGGTACCCCATAAGCGAGTCGAACGCTTATCCCGCAGCTTCGTAGGCTGGTACTCTATCCATTAAGCTAATGGGGTATATGGTACTCCCACCCAGAGTTGAACTGGGATAAGACGATTAAAAGTCGCCTATTCTACCATTGAATTATAGGAGTATGGAGGAGGGTGCGTGGATTTGAACCCGCGAGGCTGTTACGCCTTCTAGTTTTCAGGACTAGCGCCTTCGACCACTCGGCCAACCCTCCTTATTGGAGTGCCAGGTGAGATTCGAACTCACGATGATATACCTGCTTGGAAGGCAGGCGCCATCGACCTCTAGGCGACTGGCACTCATTCAGCATATTGCCACTTGTAACCATATGCTGTCTTATGTATTCCCTTACATACTTCAGTTATATGACTACCTTTTTTCTTCCCCAATGCCCTCGCGGCATCCATAGAAGATTCATAGGTGGCAATAATTTCATTGGTGTTTTTATCAATTTGATTTACTGGGCGTTTATATGCTTGTTTTTCTTTTTTGGTTTTATAATCTTCACTATAATATGGTAAATTATAACTTTTACACCATCTCACTATTGAAGAAGAACTAACATTAAACATATTACCTACTTTAGTAAAATTGCCATTATTATCTATTAATAGTTGTTTTAATTCTTCTTTTGTTGGAATATCTTTTCTCAAAAATTGTCTGTAGCAATCAAGACATAAACCAGTATGAGCTTTTCTATCTATAATTTTACCACATTGACTACATCTTTTTTTATTAGAATCTGAAGTATCTTTTCTAAATTGCTGTCCACCGGCCATAATATTATAACCATTAGGCGTAATAGAATTATATAATTGAATATAATATATCTCTTTCTCATCTAATTCTTCTATATTACATTCTTCTAATACTTCTATCTGAAAATTGTCCCACCCATATTTTCGAATGGCTAAGTGTAAAGGTGAATGATAATTACCTCCAGTCGGATTGTGTGCTTTGTAATAATGGTCTTTTATTCTACGTTGTATATCATTAGATTGACCTATATAAATTTTACCATTTATTTTATTTACAAACTTATAAATACCTATCATTTTATCCTCCTATTTCCCTTCTACTATTAAGTGAGAAATTTTTGGAGCAAGTATATTTTTTTAAACCCTTGGTAAATTAATAATGGAGCCGCATACCGGTGCTACCCCGGTTTCTTCAGCATGGCAAGCTGATATATTAGTTGATATACGAATGCGACATATGGTCTCCGTGGTAGGATTTCAACCTACGACCTTCCCGGCCCAAACGGGGCGCGCTAAGCAAACTGCGCTACACGGAGATAAATGGTGCGCCGAGAGAGATTCGAACTCTTCACTGTTTTGGGCCTAAACCAAACGTCTCCTGCCAGTTGGACTATCGGCGCATATAAATGGCGGTCTATAAGGGAGTTGAACCCTTGTCCCTCGGCTGACAACCGAATATAATAACCGTTATACGAATAGACCATATCTGGTGATGCGTATCGGATTCGAACCGATGAAAATACTGCCGTGAAAGGGCAGGGAGTTAAACCACTTCTCCAACGCACCATATAATATAAAAGCGGTATTACCCACTTTGAGTAATACCGCTTATACATTACACTTATAGAAAATAATGCTAAATCGGTATTACCCTTTTATCCCTACCATAAAATTTTCCTGTAATAGGGGCGCATGAAACCAGGCTATCTACGATAACCTCTTGTTCTCTATTAAGATTCCATGCAAACGACTTAAACATTAATTTTCTCCTTTTTATATATTTGCTTGTATTACTAAGTAGAATTTTTTAATATCCTCTCTTCAACTTTCTATATATATTATAGAAAAATTTTCATAATTTTTCAAATTTTTAAATGGCGGAGCATACAAGATTCGAACTTGTACAACCCTGCGGTTGGACGGATTAGCAATCCGCTACGATACCATTACGTCAATGCTCCCTATTTAAACTGGTCTTCAAACCAATCCCAGAATCGGTCATTTAAATCAATTAGCTTAGCTGTAGATTCCAAAATCCACTCTCCAAATTGATATAACTTCTGAAAAAACTTTCCAATCAATTCAAACCACCACGTGATATACCACACAGTTTCCTCAATTATAAAATTCATTACTGCATGAAACTTATCAAATGGTAAATTGTATTTCTTTTTCATATGTTTCGGTCTATAAAACAATTTCATTTACCACCAACCATGATTAAAACCAATAAATATCCACATAAAACCCAAACATATAAATTCCATAGCTAAATAAAATCTAGACTCTACTTCATCATTATGCACTATCTTTTCCATTATCCAGTTAATAAACCAAAAAATAATACAAACCCAAAACCCAATCTTAATAGGCGTCATAGATATTCTCCTTTCGTTGAAGTTGTATTCACACTGCGCGCGGTCGCTCATGTACGTACAATATCTGCGGCCTATGAACGTACAAGGACGACCGGCCGCAGAATACGTACAACTTATAAATCCGAGCGTAATTTAGCCTGGTACTTTGGATAGTCGGAATACCCCTTTAATTTACGCAAACCAGGAAGCGTGCGTGCTTTTTGCTAGCGTGGTTTCTTCAAACACGCCACCACAATGGTGACCCATCGCAGACTTGAACTGCGGACCCTTTGATTAAAAGTCAAATGCTCTTCCAACTGAGCTAATGGGTCATAATTCGTAGAGCGTGCAGTTTCAATCACGCGAACGGACTCTATGGATTGCGTAGACTTTATTGATTTATCACCTTACGGCGCTGTGTTCACCCCACAGACGTTCCAATCTTGAGTCTCCACATTATTGTCTTAAGCGGCTTTTAATGCTTGCCTATCTACGAATTTTTTCGGATTTTATCGTTGCCCGCCAACCTCAGGCCCTTATGTCCTGCATTAACAAAAAAAACGGTACTTCGGACCCCACCATCACACTTAACCGCCGGCGCGATGACTTCCACTTATTCGTTGCAACGACTGTCATCACTTCCCTATGCACAGGTGCTGGCGTGCTACCAGGCTTTCTCATATATTTAAAGTGGTTTGTACCACTGAAGCCTTCGGCCTTGGCTTAATTTTATGCTTCGACCGCCCTGCACGTAAGCACGCGCTTGCAATAAGGGCAACTATATACCACATAGCCGTCTTCTGTATATGAAGTATAATCTTTGAAGTCAAATTTCTCCCCAACTATAATGCGTCTGCATTCTGGGCATAGCACTCGTTCCAATGTCCTATCATAAGGTACTTTAAACTCTTTTTCAAGTGTAGAAGCAAATCTCCAAAAATTTGAACTCATAAACTTATACCTCTCATTATATTATAATTATACCAGAAAATTTACTAATTTTCAAATTTGTCGCGCTCTTCGGCATGCCATTGGTTGCACCACTTATTCTTTGCAACAAAAGCATGGTTTTTTAAGCAATAACGTAATTCAGTTTTAACACACTCTGCGCAGTTACCACAATATCTATCTGCATAGGGTGTATCTTTAATCTCTATTTCCATAATAAACCTCCAAAGAAAAGGTGGGCGGCCCAACCCGCCCTGGCAGAGGAACTTCCCCTGGAGTTCCGCGTGCTCCATTTATAACTCGGCGCAGACGTCGCGTGGGTGGACCCTGCAGAGGCCCAATGCGCCTTCAAATGGCCTTACGTCTTTATGCATCATTGAGAGGCCCGTAAGGAACATTACTTAAATTCAAATTGATTCTTAAAAGGAAATTCTTTCCAATCAGTTATATATCTATGAAAATCAAACCCCTTATCTAACCCAGCCTTACGTATGGTTTCCAACACATGTACTGTAATTTCCATATCCATATATTGGCTTTGATTTGAATTTAAAGTATAACTAAATTCTCCATTTTCATAGAGTGTTCCTAAATAAATATCATTATAATATAATCTTGAATTTTTCACCTACTTCCGTACATAACACTTTTCCCAATATTTGAGCCATGCTTTAAGAGTCGGATAACGCTTTTTAAACCTCTCCGATTTATACATCGAATCATCGTTATACCATGCGATAGCTTCCTCACGTGTCATACGTGTTTTAAAGTCAGTAATATCCCAGCTTTCCGTCATCTTCTTATGCTGAAGGCGCGCAGGCATATCTTCATCATCTTTGACGCGCCGGCGCACTGTACGGTTGGCAATCTGTTTCATTGACTTTTTATCGCCACTATCTTTTGCAATTGGATTTTTCTTATAGCTTCGACTCATATGAAAAGTCCTCCTTATACTAAGTAGTTTTTCTTGCGAGCAATTCTATTAACATCAAGCTTAAATTGATGAGCGTTCTTATATTCAGACTGCGGCCAATTAAACATTACGTTGGCAGGTTCGTTCCCTGCCACTCCAATTGTACCATGGACTATGGCTTTATATTTTGTTTCAAGCAACTCAATATAATCTTCAAGCGTGTCTGCTCCGAGGACATCCGCACACTCGCGCCAGCCCGTCCAAGTATGGACATCAGCAACATACCAATTACCTGAAGCACTTTTCCATTCGTCTACTTTTAGAATTACTCCCATATGTACTCCTTCTACTTACACTGCGCGCGGTCAACCTACTTCACAAGTAAGTTGAACCATTTGATTTCCAAAGTTGAACGGCCGCCTTCGACATACAACCTCTCCATCAATCACAATTAAACCATTTATTGATTGTTATGCGGTCAAATCCCATCGCTGCGGCAAACTGTTTACAAAGCGTATAATACTTCTCCATAGTTAGTCCGTCATATTCATTAACACCCCAAATTCCATAGGTGCAATCAACCGACCCATTGAACTCATCTTCAATGTAATCTTTATACCAAAATTCTAATTCACCAATCTGCTTAGCCATAAAAATTTTTCCTCTCTTACTTTCTAATTTATTATATCAAAAATTTTTTAATAAATAAAATTTTTAACAAGTAACTTTCGGTGTTCCAAGAGTACAATAACAAATTCCACTACCGCCATTGCTTGGATGATTTGAACAGCTTCTACATGCTTCTGGTATGTCAGATTCTGTCCATGTATTTATTTTCTTAAAGACACTTCCGTTACATGAACACGATGCAACCCATGGCGCATTCACACGGCCGCATCGTGGACAAATCCAACCTTTTGGCTCTTCTATGGTTTCTACTTTAATTGGACTATTGATTTCAATCTTATCTTCAATCTTCCATTCTGGTGCCTTAATCTCAACTGGGTCACCCATTGTGGTGGTCGTAGTATACTGCGGCGGCTCTCCTGTTGTAGTAGTATCACTCCAAGTCCACCTCACCCCATTACTTTTAAATCCCATAATTCCTCCTATTAAAAAAGAGAGGTTTAACCCTCCCTCTTTATGTGTCTAATCTTACGCTCCAGCTTACGAATAACTCCGGGAGAGTCATCATTTCTTCCATTGTTTTTCAGCTTATGAAGTCGAATCTCCGTTTCTAACAGTCTATCTTTCTTAATATTAACCATTAACTCTCCCGCCTTTCTTAACTAAGCCATGCATTAAGTATATCTTCGAAAATTTTATCAGCCTTGTCATCGCTATGAATTTTAACTCTATATCCATTACTATCAAAATGAGTTTCAATACCGCACAGCTTCAGATATTCATCACAAGCATCAATCGCCTTCTGATAAGCCGCATCCTTCTTCGCCTGAAGTTCAGCCTTATCCTTTTCAGCCTTTGCTTTAGCTTCTTTATATTCTTTTTCTGCCTTAAGACATTCGTCTACTGTCTTATATTCCTTTCCTGTAATATCACTTATAATTCTCATTACTAACGCTCCTTTACTATATAATAAAAAAATTAAGGGTTTTAGTTACAAACGATACCGCCACGAGAAGGCAACCCTAATGGTATCATATATGACAGGCACGGACGCATCCGCCGCAACGATTTCAGCCTGTTCGAATGTTGCTTTATGAACAATAAGGAGCTTTCACCCTACCCTCAACTATCTTCAGATATATTCGGTCAATGGGGAGACACATCCGAAGACCAAGGAGCGACCTTGACCTAATATGCCCCAGCCTTAAGACAGCTAACGTCCCATGGGGGATTGATTACCAGACCCACCTTTCACCCACCTTACGGTTACATACAATGGAAAAACTTTTTTCCTATCCCTTGAATGTCAATGCTTTGTCTTGAGCTACTCGGAGTTTGCATACAAGCCTTATACACGAATTTCTTCGCTTCACGACAGAGGAGATTGTTGGTATTTCAGAGGTGTGGCCACAGCACCACCTGTCGTTGCCCTAACTCCGATTCAGCGGAAGCTCTTCACAACCGCTTCTATTATTCTCCCGACTCGCATACTACCTTTACCTGCGATAGCAAAGGCGCCACACCTTAGGTTTGGGGGTTCACCCGCTACAACAATAACCTCACGATTATTGCCACAGAGACTATCCTCACGTATCCGTGATTCGTTCGACCTGACCTTTTTAGCGCGCCTCAGCACGTTGGTTCAACGTATCTGCACTGAGTTCTTATTATTCAGTTTGTAAGTTTGGCTCAAGGACAGTCTCCACGGAGTAAAGTCGCTATCTCCAACACCGCCACGGGGAGGCACTTACGTGGTGTCATAAAAGGGACTTTAAGGTCAGTTAACCGCACATCAGTTTTATACAGTATCTATTTGCTAGTCTGTAATTATAGTTTTGTTAGAAGTTTATTAACTGCGGTTCTATTATCAACAATCCGCTAAAGTAACCTTAGGTGATTAATAACACATATAGGCTCACAGACTTTTAATTTAAAGGAAACCCATTCTGCCAGCTTACGCTGTGGGAGTATTATCTGTACTCTATCTTATCCCAACAAACCTGTTCGACGTACTAGCATGCCCTCAGTCTTACGTTTGCCCTTCGCTCTGTGATGTCTTGTCAGTCTGGTTTCCTACCTATATTGTTAACGCTCTCTCGCTTTATAGAGGCTTGAGACTCTCAAGTTAGCTACACTTGGCGCGATTACGCTAGCAACGCGGGCGGTGGCAGAAAGGAAAGCTTTGTGAAAACCACCGCCCATAGTTCTGATTACGAACTTTATCTCTCACTTTCTATATTAATTATATAGAAATTTTTAAACTTTTTCAAATTTTCACTTTCAGAGTTTCCAAAAATTTTTTCTCTCTCAACTCTGTAATTATATTATACGCTAATTTTCTGAATCTTTCAAATTTTCAGAAATTGGTTCCAAACCATAAAGTTCTCGAATATCATTGAGTGTATACTTAGCTGCCACTTTATTCTCTTGTTCTTTAAGAGCAAAATATTCTTCACTTTGCCTGTCAGCTCGCGCGGCCGCGCAACAACTTGCGTAGCATACGAGAGCTCCAAAAACAAATACACCTGCTAATATAATTGAGAATACCATAGATTGCTCCTTTCTTTAATAATCAGTTAAAATAGCTATACCGCCAAAATTAAGATAAACTTTGTCGATTGACTCATTTGGCGCGAAGTCATAAAATTTTCTAAACTTCTTTAATGCTCGTTTTCTAGTTAAAGCAAAACATATCGCACAATCATCAGTAAAATTATGATTAATCATTGCGTCAGGTACAGTATAGCACCATAGAAATGGAATTCGTTTCATAGACCTTTCCTTTCTGCTATTTTAATAGCAACGATTAAAAATATAACTATTAAAGTTGGTATCCAAAATGGTGCAAGAACCCACCACCAAGACCAATTAATAACACCAACCAATTTAAGTACAACGAATACTATTAAAAGTACGTCGCAAAATTTCATAGCACCATTATTATTATCCATTTTTACCTCACCTGGTCTATCGTACACTCATGCGCTGGCTTGTCGTCGATTTCTTCTAAAAAATAAAAATAATATCCACTACTATAGTGATTATGGGTTAAACCATATGAAGGTGCACTATGGTCAATGCCTAAAGCCTTCGCACTTTGCCTACCACTATCATAAACTCCCACTAATTGAGTACACTCTTTATCTTTGTATACAATTACTGGCTTACTACGTACTTTCGCGCCCCTTAAACCGTTTTGAACTCGTTTTCGTTTGTGTTCTTCTGTTTTATAATACTCTTGTAATTGTGAACCATTAATTACCGATAATCTTTTACGCTTACGCCTATCTACTTCTTCAGCATCATATAATCCTTCTACTTGTAAAATTTTTGATATAGTATTCCCTACACACCCCATCTTTTCGGCAATTTCACTTATATTAAAACCTTCTTCCCATAATTGTCGTATTTTTGTTCTATCATATCTTACAACGCCATCGCCTCCAAGAGTAAGATTATATCCATATTGTCTTTCATTTGTTTTATATAATTTAATATAATATCGTTCTAAAAAATTCATTTCTTCTTCAGAATTACAGGGAAAGGTTTCAATTTGTAGGTTTTCCCATTTATATTTTTTAATAGCATTATAAACTGCAGGACTATTAATGTATCCTTCACCATTTTTGGCTCGTTCTTTTAAAGACACGCTGGTTTGCCCAACATATTTTTTACCGTTTGGAAAAGTATAAATATATACTATCATAAAATTTGCTCCATTGTACAATCTTTAGGATTTTTATCTCTCATAAAATTTAAAGCTCTTGGATGTCTAAAACCCTTATTGCCATTTTTATCTTCACTAATTTCCATACAACTTATTTCTACAACAGTTCCCACATAATTTTTCCAATTTTGACGAATTTCATCAGTTATACCACTTAAATCACCAACATGAATTAGCTTATCATCTTTATATAAACCCAGTTGTAAGGAGCCAGCCCAACCATAAAACCAAGTTTTTGTCACAGGCTCAATATGACCTCCATCGTTATATAGCTTATAAATAGTTTCATGATGCGTTGCAAAATATTCAGAAGCTAAAATCTTTTGATTTGTTAAAGTATCAAACCAGTAAGGCCACGACTCTATCTCTTTTCCAGTATATAAATATGCTGGAGGATTACTTCCTATGATTACACAATCAATAGTCTCTTGAATTTCCTTTTTAATTTTTAAGGAAACAGAATTACTTCTCTTACCAGGCTGGTATAATGAATCTTCATTAATAATAACCATACCCTCGCCGCCGGACGCAAGAATTGACTGAAGCTCATTCCAAAGTTCATTGCCATAGAGGTACTGCGCCCATTCGTGATAATGCTCACCATAAGCTCGCCAATAACTATTGAGTAAAACAAACCTATCTTTCGCTTTCATGTCTAAGTAGGATTCACCATTTTCTGCAAGTATATCAAATATATAATAATGAAGCTTGCGGTCTTCGTTTTCTTGACGCTTCAGTGCTTTTGGAAGTAAACAATTCATTATTGAGGTTGTTGTTTTTGCTTGCTCATCCCATGGAGCATAAAGTTCTCCAAGAAATACTGTTCCTGGGTCTATTTCATTGAAGAATGGATGAAGATGAGGCACCCAATCAATTTTATTAACAAATTCCTTTTTCGTGTTTCTCGCGCGTGGTCGCAGATACATATTGCCGTCCATATCTTTGATAAACATCATCCAGATACCATCACGTTTGCGCGCAGCCATCCACGAGCCGCTAAAAATTTTTTGCTCCGCATTTTCCTTTTTCTTTTCAGCCGACCAACTTGTAGAAGGAGCGAAGTATTTCATCGCTTCCATATTCCAAAAGTCAAAACCATCTATAATAACTTCCATTTACTCATCTCCATTAAACAAATAATCTAAAATTATAAAAATAATTATCAATGTAATTAAATTATACCATATAACCATTTTAATCTACCTACCCATAGAATTCATTATTTATCTTCTCAAACGTATCGTAAGACTCATTATAGAACTCCCTTACGAAGTCTACTATTAAGTAAATCGACGTCTTCGCTTCCGATGGTAGCGCCCGCGCCATCAATGGACCACACCAACGAAGACTTCTATGGGTTTTACGTCTTTTCCATTTAAACCTTACATAGTCTATAAATGGCATCTGCACATACATACGCTTTTTCTTCCAGTTTGCCACAATCGCAGCCGCATTGAAATAGAGACGGTCATATGGCTGGTCTTCATGGAAATCCCATAGGACAATTTTATCACCCGCAAGACCACACTCAGAAATGACATTCTGCATTATCGTGCCAACGATTTGATTGTATCTAATTTCAGTTTCTTTATCTATACCCATTGTGAATACTCCTTTGCCATTTGTTTTAATTCTTCAACTCGTTTTGGTCCTGTTAGTGTTGATAAAAGTTCAACAGCATCTTTGGTTATTTTCTCTTCATCACACCACCAAAAAGAATGGTCTCCACTATCATCTAAATAACCATATCCAAAAGGACATTCTTTACAACGATTATTTGGAAAGACATCGTCGCTACAATAATATGCAGCGATTATTTGTTCTGCTTTTGTCATAAGTTTTTCTCCTTTTCATATATTATAAGTATATCAGATTTTTTAGATTTTTTCAAATTCGAAGATTTTAATTATTTGATTTATAAATAAAATTCTGATAAAATCGCGTGCGCACGCGCGCGTATATATAATAGGAAGAATTTTGAAAATTCGTCGATGTCTGTACGTAGATGCGCGGCCGCCCGTAATTTTAGCGAATGGAGCGTTCGTTCAATAAATCTGTGGCTTCGCACGCTTCAACATACAGAAAATTGAAATTTTCATAAAATTCTTCTATAATTAAATTAAGAATAGAAAGGAGATTTCAATGGAATATACACGAAATTCAGACCTTAATTACTACAATTCCCATCGTTGTCGTGCCAATTGCGGAAGTTATGCTCTTCGTCTCAACGAATGGTATGACCCAGAGGGTTATCTTGAAAAACTTGAAGGTGATATTTACGATTGGGTTGAGCAAATGGCAATGAATGGCTATGATAACTATGATATAAGCAATTATTATATTGATATACTAACTGAAGGCATGCTCAATGAGTTTGGCGATGAACTTGAAATCTGCGATGGCCGCGCGCCAGATACGTCAGACAAGGAATTAATTGCCTTTAATGGTTTTTGCTATTGTGATGAGGACTATAATATAGATGTAGACTTTCATTTTAAGGTTTTTCGTGATGGCCATTGGTCAGAGAAGCAAGGAATGGAAGCGGTTAAGTTTTGCGAGTTGGAAGATTGGGGCAGATATATCGGAGAGCCGGTATATATGTACCATAAAATAGATATTAAAGGAGCAGATGATGAGTAGGTATATAGACGCAGAATACTGCGAGGACTTTTTCGACAGATGGGAGAGCCGAGTGAAGAACGCAGACCCCGTGACCATAGATGTGGTACAGAACACAAGGACGCTACTGCGTGACGCATCGAGCATCGACATAGTATGTTGCAAGGAGTGTCGTTATTGCAAAAAGAAGCGTGGCACATTCAAGGGAGAGCCTATCATATTCTACCGCTGTACCGAAAATAACCGAGATGTGGAGAGCGATGACTATTGCTCTTGGGGAGAAAGGAGCAGACGATGAGTGAAAAGATATACAGAGTGAAGCTGAATAGCAAAGGTATGCCGAACTTCAGCACAGCGGTAGAGATAGAGGACATACCAATATACGGCAACGAGCATAATTGCATGATGACGATATTCGGAGAGTGCAGTTACGCAGAAACAGGGTGCGGAGATTGTGCCGTTGTTGAAAAGGTCAGAAAGGCTTTATCCGCAGACAGACCGCAAGGGGAGTGGAAAGGTTACGAGATTCCGAGCGAATGCTCTGTCTGTGGACACAATTGGGATGAATATGTCTTTGGGCAAGATATTTGGTATGACGGAAGTGTGCCTAACTACTGCCCACACTGCGGAGCGAAGATGAAAGGAGCAGACGATGAATGACAGACTGATTAAAGAATCGGATGTGCTAAAGGCGATTGATAAAAGAATTGAAGAACTGTCGAAACACCCTGAATTTGTACGGAAGAATGGGCATATAGATGTCATAGGAGTTAAGAAACATATTTTAGCCATACCATCCGCAGACAGACCGCAAGGGGAGTGGATAAAGTTCGGACTTGGACGTGGCACACGAATCCTTTTTTGCACTAACTGTGAAAGAAGAATTGAGGTGCCGCTGTCGCAAGGTGATTCAAACTACGACT